AGGAATTAGTGGTTTCATGAATAACTCATTCATCACGAACGGACAAAACCACACTCCACACCATAGGGTTTTGCCCTGCTACATACCATTCACACTACTAACCACCAACAACATGGTTAGTAACACACACATGGGGGGATACATCTTGCTGCCCACTGGGTATACATCTCACAAGATGTGTTGGAGAGGTCAAACTCTCACCCCCACCCTCTCAACATTATTCCTTTCTTCTTGTAAGAGAATATAGTATTACTAGATAAGAAGAACAAGAGAATATCAATAACAACGGAGAGTCGAACATGAATACAACCATGAACACACAGACAAACGGAACTATAGAGAGTTCCACACTAACCCGCCCCTTGTCAAAGTATGAGAGGCGTCACGGACTAACTAAGGAGATGCGGCTTCTCAAAGGCTCTCGAAGAACTAGGACATACCGCTTGAAAATAGCGACTGCAACACAGGAGGTGCAGTAGATGGGCGGTAGCGACTACGATGGTAAAGACCAAGCATACCAAGAAATGCTTGATGAGAACGACCATCTGCACCTTCTCAAAGATATGCTACTCGCTGAGATAGACCACATCTGCACACTCATATACTACCAAGAGCACTTGAAGCACCAAGATAACTGGGTTGCAGAGATGATAAAGCGTGGACTATTTACACCTGAAGAGGAGGAAGAGTAAATGCCAGTTGCGAATCTTGCCAATATAGTAATACAACACAAGAACTCACATCTAGGCAAGGATGACCTAGATATGTCTGCAACTCACAGGGATGTGATGAAAAGACACGCTCCCAAGTGTATGTGCAAGAGCACCCGAGGTAGGAAGATGGATATATTACTATCAAACCGTGTTTACTTCCGTCAGTTCAAAACAGGTGCATGGGCAGAGTTGAGGAAGGTACTCGGATGGGCATGCCGCAATTGTGACAATGCAGAACTACATTGCCGAACAGCCTCAATCTACAATACAGCAACAAAGGAGAGTCAAATTGAGATTAAGAAGAATGAGGGAGTAGTCATCCGTCGCGGATATGCAGAAGACATTCTCTATGAGGACATTGGGCTCGTTCCTGATGAATTGAAGCACTTGATTCCAGATGGTTGGACAGAAGGCTTTGGGAGATTACTTCCAAACCCAGAATTAGCGGAGCATCAAACGAAAGGAGAGGCAGACAATGAGTAACCCAACCAACAAGTGGCATGTAGGACTCTGCAATGGGAGACATGAAATCAAGACCAACGATGGTGAACTACTGAAGAACTTCATCTTCCCTGAGCCTGTGGATGACCCACTCGACTTCTCACACTTCCGCAGGACTTGTGGTGAGTGGATAGAGAGCAAAGACTGGATACGGGTTGAGCCTTACAAAATCAAACTATACCTTTATGTGACTGGACTTACACCTTTGCTTACTGCCTTCCTAAGTTGTTGGGTAAGGCTTACTGCCTGCACACCTGCACTTTCACTCATGCATTACAATATTGAGACCGGAGAATACGAAGAGGAGATGTGGCCCTGATGGATAACCATACTCATAACACAATAGCAGACACTACGCAATCCACTGTGTTCAAGCCAAGCGTCATTAGCAAGTGGTGTTCCATTGAAACTATTCCATTGATAGGTGTACTACATAGGGATATGACAAAATTCGTTAACAAGTGGTATGATGACGGACCTAGCGGAGAAGAATTCGAGGACCCTGATTGGGACCATTGTACTGACCATGACTGTAAAATATGCCCTTATCATAAGGTGCACCACGGTCTATCTGACTTCGGTGAGTTGTTCCCTGAGATTGTCGGCACTGAATTTGACCTTGAAGCGAGTGCCTTCCATAATATGGGTGAATATGACTCACTAAATGCATCTAATTGGGCAAAGTACCACATTGCTAATCAAGCACTTATCTTACTATCAACTGTGTTCAAGCCAAGCGCCATTAGCAACTTGTCACTCTTTGACCCTCTTGAATTCGATGATGAGTGGGTACAGAAGAATCCCGATAGCCCTCCAACTCATGAAGTCACACCATGTACCAAGAGTGTTCTAACATGTTACTTGGAAGGAGAGATGATATACCATCTTCCCTCAGGGAGACCAGTATACATCGTTAACTCTTACCTTGAGAAGATGCCAGAGTTCACCCCGTCAGGTCAGGAGAAACAAACAAAATGGACAGGTGGCAAAAACATCCCCGATGATGGCTACTTGTCTGATGACGATTGGGGCCCTAACAAACAAACCGCAATTTCTAACCTTCAAAAGATGGTAGATATTATGAATAAAGAAAATAAAGAAAAGAAGAAACAAACGGTCTATCCCGTTAACTCTAACAAGAGAGCCACAAAGATACTTGAAGCCTTATACAGGTTTGATGACAGTTGGGCACTGACATCCACGACTATGTCCAGAGAGAAAATGGAGAATACCTTCGTAAACTCCTTAAGATGTTCTAATGAGCAATTATTCAACTTTATTGAAACGCTAATAGATAATCTTCTCAAGCACGAAGCGAAGAAACTATTCAAAGAGCACATTTACTCTTTGTGTGGTAAGGCCTCTACACTTAGCGATTTCATGCAAGTCATCGTGAGTCAAACCGCAATGCCATTAATTGATGATTGCTATAACGACGCACTCTCTACTGAAGAGAGGCGAGATATTATTGGACGCTTGACAGAAGTCATAGCACAAGTAGTGGGTAATGCTATTGATGATGCTTTGATTAAAACTATAGATATGGGACAACCACATCGAGAAGGTGCCCTGCAACGACAGTCTAACCTGTCGACCTCTGACAAGTCATCTGAAGATATGAAAGAAACACTCAAAAAGTATTTGGAGATGTCTAAAGGAGACATAATGTCTAGTATCTTCATGAAGGGTTTCTTGGTTTACGATTCCAATGATGGTAACTTCGACCCAGAGTCACAGAAGGCCAAAGGTGTTAGAGCGATAGCATTGAATCAGGAATACCACCTGTTCTACTCTGCAAGAGCATTACACCTTTCATTAGATACTGCTGCTGTAAGTTCAGCAAGAGATTTGTTGCTTAGCCTATACAGGACATGGGGAACAGGTAGTCCATCGAGAAAGATATGGACTAAGAGTGGCTTCTTCATCAGAACCTGCCCTGCAACACCTCGTCCGGGAGCACTACCTAATGTGCTCGCTAAGAATGAGGAGGAATTCATTGAAGGTGTTAGGATGCTGAGTCAGTGCATGCTCAACCCGAGTCACTCTGACTACGACCCTAATGGTTCTTTGATAGTCCAGAGATTCAAGAAACCTATGTGCTCAGGTGTGGTTGGTAAAACTTCCTCTTCATTCATAGTTGGTCCTCACCATGATGGAGTTACAGCAGGTGGTGGTAGCAATATAGTGTTCAGCCTTAATGCTAGAGCACAGAGATACCTTGCACAAGACATCAGACTCATCAATCTCGAAGATGGTATGGATAACCACGAAATAGAGTTCGTATATGAGAACCCAAAATCAAGTAGTACATTGACTTGGTTCAAGAAAACTGCTGATGATAGGCATACTGGCAAAAATGCTAGAATAAAGCCCGGAATCACTCAAATGAGAGGATTACACACTGAAAAGATGGACATTAGACCGCCACCAAAGGTGAACGGCATTGTTCTACACATCGCTGGGAATGTCCCAGCAGGTTCAGTTGAACAATTAGTAGTCATGGATGTGGGTAAAGGCTCGCTTGAAGAGTGTTTGGAACTTGAACAGATGGCTAAAGATGGAGAATTACCTGAAGGCTTGGTAGTCTACGCCCCTGGAGGTACACAGAACGCTCATGTTGGAGGTGTGTCGATAGACTTCGGCTTCCCTGTTATCTATGGTATCAAACCAAAGAAGAACCACACTGTGTGGACGGAGATAGGGGGTTGGGTCACAGATATGCCGGAGGCAGAGCCTGAGCCATACGACCCTGAACCATTCCTTGACTTCTACAAGATAGGGTTGAGAGATGGAGATAGGTTCTGGACATACAATCTAGCACCATTATCACAATTCTTCCACAGTTTCATCAGTGGTCCCAAGAATGACCCAAGACTAGAAGCATACCTTGGTGGTGTGTTCACTACATGGATAACTAAAGCAGCATTAGCAGTCGGTATGGCTGAACTAAGGCACGGATTAGGAGGTAGATGTAATATGACTCCACATAGGGCATTCTCACACATAATGTACCAGAAGGCTATCTCTGGGGAGAGTGGTGTCGGGAACCTATTCCAAAGGAGTGAATACTACCGAAGACTCAACTACAATGAAATAGGCTATGATGACTTGCATGAAATCGCTAAGTTCTACGCTGAGTCATACAGTGAGGAGCACAATCAATGGCATAGTAATTCATACGGTGGTGACAAATACTTCAGTTCAGTCAATCCTACGGTAAAGGTCACAGAATTAGTCAAGAAGTTAATGAATGGTAAGAATGTACCTTTATCGAGAATACTAAGTCAAGTGAACAAGTTGGAGAATGCTGTGCACAACACAGGCTTCTTCTTCAACAAATTCCTCGGAGATAAGGATGCATTTGACATAGGTACACTCGGTCACAATAACTTCCAGTCAGCCTCTGAGCACTGGTTGGTCACAGCACCATTCTACGCCATGTTCTACACTAACTATGTCAATGAGCCTGAAAGAGTTGCAAAGGGTCATGACAAACTTATCCAGCACCTACAGAATGCAGCCAATCGAGTTAAGGAAAGTAACCGAGATTGTGATTTCAAGACCTTCTCAGCAGAAGAAATCTATGGTATGTCTAAACCAAGTGATTCTAATCAACCACTAACAGAATCATGGGACAATTTAGATGTTTCTGATGAAGATAGGGATTTGTTTGGTATACCACTTAATAATGGTTACACTATGCATGTTGAAGGTATCTGCGGATTAGACCAATGTGAGCGACAGGATTGTCAAAATTACTTTGCTACAAAAGAAATGGGATTAACAAGCGAGGAAGCGGCAATGGTATCAATGGCTTTGTCGACATACATGAGTAATTGGACAATCCAAGTTGACCCAGAGCATATCCCAACCGTAGCACAAATAGAATCAGAGATTACTGGTATGAGCACAAGAGCACCTGAGCAGACAATATTCGAGGAGAAGGAGCGTTTGGTAAAGCATGGTGAAATGAAAGTGTCGAAATATACCGGTGGTAGTCTGTTATTTCATCATGATGATGATACAGGAAATATGCACTTGTGGATAGATAAAATGTTGGCGAGATGGCAAATCAGTATCTCTTTGGTTTCACAGGATTTCAATACATCGACTGCTATTGATGCATGGAACAATTGTGATAAGTATTATCCCAAAATCTACGCTAAAGCAGATGAGTTAGACAAGGCTGCTGCCATCTGGGAAGAGGATAGTAATATGTTTATGCACTCTCATATGTTCAATACTAGGCGCCTTTATTCTAAAGGCAAGGAGAAATGGGCAAAAACCGGTGACTCTGGTTTCTTCAAGGAGGTACTGCAGAGAATGTCCGGTTCAAATCTTATTGGTCATAGAGATACCAATACACTGTTAAAAGAACTCCACACTGAAACAGACGATGTTCTCAGTGTAACACAATGGGAGAAAATAGAATGATTGATACAAAATATCAGCAAGGAAAAACAACAAAGAAAGGTGGATGGGTTGAATGCCATACAGGTAACCCACTCGCCTTCACCACGCATGACGGAATAAAGGTCTATGCAGGTGGTAGTAGTAGAGCAGGAGGATGGTGGCTCATGGATGAGACACCAGACTTGGCTATGGGGCCAGACAACGAAGTAATGAAGGGTATGCCTAGTAAGTACTCAACAAGAGGTCTGGACGCGGAGAAATGGTCTTGCATGAGCAAGATAGAGCAAGTAGAACCTAAGGAGATACTTGCGATAGACTTCCCTGATTACAAAGTCCCGCAAGATTTAGGCAAAGAGTTCTGGGAAGAACTGGCAGAGAACATCAGGACTAACGAGATTAAGTCCATCCACTGTATGTGTATGGGCGGACACGGTAGAACTGGTGTGCAACTGTCTATCCTAAGATATCTATTGGCTAGTGATGAAGAGAAGAAGACTTGGAAAGATTCCAACGAACTCATCACCGAAGTCAGAGATAATTACTGCCAAAAGGCAGTAGAAGCGACAGCACAACAGAAGTATGTAGCAGATATGTGTGAAATAGAAGTTGGACCCCCACTTGGATTCCACAAGGGATACACCCAAGGCCACAGTGTTTACGGTGGTAGCACAAGTGGTTGGCAGAAGAACCCACCTGCTAAGACCAACTACAACATCAAGTTGGTGGAGTGCACACTATGTGACTTCGTATCTTGGGAGAACACTGATGAAGACATACTGAAAGACGAATGGTGTTTCGACATCAAGTGTCAAGGTAAATTAGTGGATGTGAGCCCCTTCGTGGTCAAGAGAGATACCACTACCAATTCTACCGACTACTGCATGTGTTTGAAGTGTTTACAACCGGTTAGCGACCTTCAAGTGATGTCAATAAATCATCTCAGTGAAGAGTTAATGACAACACTACATGGTGACAATTGGGCAGACTTGTTAGAGAGTCAGACGAGATTGAACTCAAGTAACACCTGCAAAGGTAACCTGCTTAGGAACCTTGTAAATGTATGGACTACGGTGTTAGATGGAGAGGACAAGATACTTGAAAATGTCATCGTGGTAGATTCTTGTGTACTGTGTGATATCACCATGAAGGATAGGTCAGATGCTCCTAACTACACCAAAGGGGACCGAGGCTTTGTCCATCATGTGAAGTGCGACTACTGTTTCAAGAAATTGAGCCCTCATATACTAACTATGGCTCTGGATGTCAAGAATGCTACCACACTCAAGGCTTGCCCTGAGTGTATCAATAAGAGTAAGGATGCATCGTTCTTCTTCACTAATCAATTGGTGAAGGAAGATGGATTAATCTTAGATGGTGTGAGTCCACAGCATTGGTTCAGGCTTACCAATAGAAAGAACTGGCCCGATGACCCAAACCCACCTAAACAAGGTGAGGCGAAGGAAGAGGGTAATGGTCCAACTAACGAAACTACCACAGGGGAGGATGACTACAATGTCGTCTGAGATAAGCGCTAACCACGATAATTACTGGGTGAGGGAAATCGCATACATAATGAGTGAGATGATACACGCTATTGGGGAGAGCAATAATCCTAATCTAACTGATGAGCAGAGAAAAGGCTACGATAGGAGAGCCGATTATCTCAACCAAAAGGCGATATTCTGCATCAACAATGCATACAACGACTCCAAGAAACAGGAGAATGAAGAAAATGAATGAAAACATTAAAAAATACTTGACAAAACCGACGAAGGTCGTTCCCGAAAACGATGTTACTGAAATCTTCGATGATAACATCGAAGGTGAGAAGGGAGCACCAAACCTGACTGCACCAGAGTTCAGGATTAAATCGTCATACCTGCAGAACGGCGGGAGTCTACACCTACAGTTTGGACACCCCGACCCTGCAGAAGTTCATCAATTGATGAAAGAAGAAATTGGCACACCATTCTGCCAGACAGGCTCGGATAGAGCACTAAGGCAGTATGGTATGGCTTTCAACATCCCAACTGCCAATGGTTCCATAGACCAACACGAGATGATGGAATTAGGGAGAAGGCTTCAGGAGTCTAGTCACAATGTGGTTAGTTTTGCTAGCGAAGCCTCAGACTACATGATAATGGAGTTTGTTGGAGTTACTGATGGTAAGAACAACAGAGATGAAGATGTCAAGATGCTTGAGTTCACAATGGCAGACGGCGAATCTCTGTTCGTGGCATTCAGTCATTTGGATGCTATCGTCAAGCATCCGAACGAGAACTACCCTTGTGTGAGGCAAGAGTGGCTTCTTGCTTGGCTATGCATGAACTTTATTGAGGTGTCAGAGGATGAGTAATAAACCACCTCTGACACCCAATACGATTGCTAACATCATGTGGTCTGCTGCGAAAGGTGACCCAAAATTACCACCGCTGGACAAGGTATGCAACGACTTCCCAACTACAAGTGTCATGGCTTGTCTGCACATGTTTGCGAAAAAGATGGAAGATACAGATGATGCTAACGATAAGAAGATTATGCTGAAGATAATTTTGGAAATTGAGAAGAGATACACGCTCAAAGACACCTGTATGCGTTCACCTACACCTGCACTACACCGACTACTGAAGGAGGAGAAATGACCAACTACCCACTAACTAGCGATGAGACAATGGAACTAATTGAAGATTGGGAGTTCATAACTGCCCCAAATGAAGATGAAGATAGTGGGTACTATGGGTGGGAAAAAGCCCAACTTGACACTGTTAGAAAGAAAGAGAAATTTGGCTCAATTAAGGATGTAAATCGTATTTGGTCAGTCGTAGAATCTGACGAATGCAGTTGTTTGTACATATGTGCTGGACAAAGATGGGTCAATGTTGTCCACTATATGGTTAGCAACATACCTTGGAGCGATGACGACATAGAATGGTGTGATTACCACTGCCAAGAATGCCAAGAGAAGGAGGAAGAAGAATGAGCAAAGAAGAGATTATCGCATACCTATTGGAAAATTGTGCGGATGACGGAGAGGAACCGAAATACAGTGACCCCAAGTTTCACAGTGTGAACAGGGATAATTGGACTATCGCTGACCTGTTCATCAGACAGCACCTCAACAACGGCTGTGATGGCTTTGGTATGGAGAATGTCGCAGAGGTATACGATTATTTGGTGAAACACAAGGGAAAACTGATGGAATACAATCTTTTGTCCAAAGATGGAATGAACAATTTCGGTTTCACGCTGTGGAAGAACTACAACATAGGGCGTGAGGAGGAAGAAGAATGAGTATTCACGATGAAATGATACCTTGGAGAGAACACCTAAAGAAGTGTAGATTGGAGGATGAAGAATGATTAGGTCAATGAAATTATTCTGGAGAAGAGTTAGAGGTAAAGAACCTGTAATGGGTGCAGTAAAGGAGGAAGAGTAATGGGACTAGATATGTATCTCACAAAACACACATCTGTGATTTCTTTCTATCTCAGTTCAACCAACCAACCAGAGCGCAAGTTAAAGATAACAGGGATGCCGGGTGTAAATGAAGAGAAAGTAGTCCAGATTGTGGAAGAAGCAGCCTACTGGAGAAAGTGTAATGCAATTCACGGTTGGTTTGTGGAGAATGTCCAAGAGGGGAACGATAATTGTCGCACCTATCATGTCGAGGTCTCTGGGGAGAACTGCAAGAGTTTGAGTACATTGCTCAAAATCTGTGAAGGCATATGGTCATGTTACTTGAAGAACAAGAATAACCATGGTCAGCCTAATGAGATGGCTAAGCAGTTTGCAGAGGAGAACCTACCTAATACTGAGGGATTCTTCTTTGGTGGTAAAGGGTACGATAAGGACTATTTTGAGTGGCAAATCAAGCCAACGATAGACCAACTCAAGCCGATAGTAAACGGAGATGCCCCCAAATTCTACACTTGGTATGAGTATCGTTCGAGTTGGTGATTATGCAAACAGTAGAAGATATGTTTGATAAAATACCACTGTTGCCACTCATGTGGGAATTTGCTAAGCAACATGCTAAAGAAGAGGGTGAGAAGAATGAATGAGACCCACTATACCAGAGACCAACATAATAATGTCTGGATGCATTACATTAGCCAAGTCAATGTGGCAGGAGAGCCCATCACGGCTAAAATCTTGCTCAAAGGGGACTTAATTCCACCCCATATGAGAGAAGGTGAGGAAGAATGAACCCTAAGCATGTTGATATAGCGATGTGTGAAGGATGTAATGTCGCTCTTCTTGACTACGATGAGTGTGATAGTTGCATAGAGTGTGAAGCCTGTGGGATTATGACCCCACCTCAAAAATTAGACCCTGCACTACTACTCGAGGCTGAAGTGGAGATATGTAGAGATTGTACTAACTCCTGGTATGCAGATGAGGTCATCAATGCGATAAGTGATAGTGATTGGGAGACTAAATACCCAGTCACGGCAGCAGCGAAAAAGAAAAAGAATGAAGAAAAGCCAACTATGGCTGGATTTAATGGTGAATAAAATGACAATGAAAACAATAGAAGAATACAGAAAAGAGGTCGATGCCAGACCATTTGAAACTCATAATAAGTATAGGAATAGGATTGGCACGATGAAGAGGCACACAATACTGATGGCGAGCAAAAAGAAATGGTGGGAAAGGAAAGCAGAACGGGATGAATACAAAGAGATGTGTAAGCGTGTAAAATCCACACACGATGCTAAGGTTAAGTCCCTTCAAGAGGCAAAAGAAGGTAGTTTTCAGAGGGAGCAAATCATGTACGACTTCCTAAGAGGGGCTTACGGAGAGTACGAAGAGGCACCTCCTTGGATTACTGGGGTTTACCTTTCAATGCAAGGAATTGAAGTGGAGGAGACAGAAGTAGTCCATGATGAAGTTCCTGGTGTATATGATGTGGAGTCATACCTTGTTTTAGATGAACATGGCTCATTTGATATTGATGAGGGGGAAGAAGAATGAACACAAGGCGAAAGAGTTGTAAATCCTGTAAAAGAGGTGACAAACCTCTGACGATAGTTTACTCTAAGGTGGGCGTATACCAATACTGTGAAGCCTGTGTAGAGGAAGCATTATTAAGTGGAGACATTAGACATCGTCAAGTCGAAATTTTAGTCAAAGGGGGCTCAAGCGATGTTTAGTGAATTAATATTGGGAGCCATGGGTATTGTATTCATCTGGTTCTTTGCCTATGTGGTGTTCTTTCTCAAGGAGACAGCAAAATGATTGTAACTAATTGTCTAGAATGTGGAGAGCCTGTCCCATACCAAGGGAAAGGGAGACCGAGAACAAGACATGTAAGATGTATGACCCCGAGGCAAAAAAGAGATAGGGCGTACATGAAATCTTACATGCCCAAGTACTACGAAAGACCTGGTAATAGAGAGAAACACAACCAAAGGTGCGTAGAGTACCTTGAACGGAGAGAAGTGAAGAGTGGCTGGGAATTACAAAAGTTACTTGCTCCAGATGAGGATGAGGAAGATGAAGTCTGACTTCATGAAAATCAGACTGATAACACAAGAGTGGATGTTTGAGGAGTGGGATGTAGGTTCCACCCCCAGCCTTTCGCTTTATCCTTTGCAACAAGGCAAAGTAGATAAGTGTCAAGCCCTCGTAGAGGGTTACCAAGAAAAAGGAGAAGAAGAAAATGACAAAACAGAAAATAATAATGATAGCAGATAAGGTCAAGAAGAGCGAATCTGGGACAGTAGTATCGCTACACTACTCGGCTATAGGGGGAGACGATACAATCACCCTAGTCCCATTCGATGCCTTGACCACTTTCAAGATTAAAGAGGGAGAATGGCTCTGTAAGGTGTCCCAATTTGAGACACCTGGAGGAGTATTCAGACCCGAGATGGTCTTCAAAGGAGAGAGACAGCCAGTGCAGCCAAGTAGCGAATTGCACATAGACCTGATAGACATGGTAGAACAAGGTGCAGCAGAGAAGAACCTCATAGCACGCATCAACGACACCCCAACAACAGAACTAACGAAAGGAGTGGAGTTTGCTAAGGTATGGGAAGCCGAAGAAGTAGATTCTTCCGCAGATGTATGGGATGGAGCCCTGTTGAAGGGAGGGAGAGCCAGGAAGACGGCTCCTTGGAACTTCACACCAGAGTTCCTACCTAACTTTGTGTTTAGTGGAGAGGAGTTCGTAAGGGTGAACAAGCCCAATGGCAGCGCAGCCACTTGGAGTATATTCAACCCAGCGATGAAATCAGAGACACGACCTGCTGGAGCCCTACTGGGCTCAGTCAGCGATAGATACCATGTGCTTCCGCACCCTCAATGGGTGGAGCCGATGCTGAGATACGCAGAGATGTCCAACATCAACTCGTCAGTCACAGCATGGAATGATGGTGCTCGTTGTAGAGTGGACTTAGATGTGACCCAAGCGGCACAGACTAGGAAAGCAGCAGCAGCCCAATTGAAGGAGAGGGGACACAATTTCCTAAGCACAGACGCATTTAGTGAGGCTGCCCAGAACCTGGATGGACTCTACAAGTTTGGGTTTACGATTAACAACAGCCTAGATGGGAGAGGTTCCTTCAGCGTTCATGGTGGAGCCTTGAGAACCTATTGCAGCAACCTTGCAGTTGCTGGAGGCATCAAGACAGCCTTGAACCTCAGACATACCAAGGGAGTCATGGCTGATATTGATTGGGATGTGTTAGGCTTAGACCTAGTGAATGCCACAGCAGAACTCAATGAGTGGTTGGTCAATACCGAACTGCTCTCTTGGGTTCCGATGGACATCCAACTGATGGACAAACTGATGTATGTGATGAGTGAGAACAACATAGGTCTATCACCACCTAGAGTCATCAAAAACAAAGAGACTCAAGAGGTCAAGAACATCAACAGGAGTCATATGGATTTGGCTCTATCACAGGGTTGGAAAGACCCTAGCCTGTACTATGTGAGAGCAGCCGATGAGAAGAATACAGCGTATCATGCGCTACAATGCTTCACAGGAGCCATAACTCACAAGCCTACTGTGTTTGATGACAAGAGGAAACTCGATGGGACAGCATTGGGTATGGACACCTTAGATGGGAGACTCAAGAGAGTCAATGATGTGTTCACAGACCTGCTGAACAACACCTTGTTCCACGCAGATTATTCCGATATCGAATACAATATAGAGGACAGAAGGCCTGTTATGGCCCATATACTGAATGAAAATCTAATGGAAGAATGGCTGGGAGATACCCCAGCATATACAGAGGTGCACGGCATAAGTGCACTATGATACTCACACCCGTTGGAACGGGGCGAGGGAGTATAACCAACGATAAGTGTGAGAAACATTTTGGTTTGTGTTGTGTTATGTTATGCCTTTTTGGTATGCGTTCAACTCCCTCGTCCCACCTAGTGGGAGTAGAGGAGAATGAAGAAAATGAGTGAAAAAACTTGGAGCAAGAAAAGAGAACTGAAAGAGAAGAAAATAGGGCAGGCCTTGAAGTGGGCGACTGGTAAAGAGTCGTTTACTAAGAGGGCGCTGCTCGCTGGCCCTTGGAAGGGAATCAAGCCGGGAACGGCTGTTAGATTTCTCAAGGAAATGCGAGATAGAGGAGTGATTTTGATGCATGGGAGCACAAGAAAAGCCTTCTATACTTTGGCTAACGCTGAAGTAGCACCTGAAATTACTGCACCTGTAGATAACGCCAGAGAAGAAGTTGAGGAGGAGCAAAACCCTTGGCTAGTGGCTAGGTCTATAACAGGCCAGAGAGCATTGAACATCGCTACGCTATGTGATGCACTGCTCTCTGGAGAGGCTGGGCTGAATGCTTTGGCTGAAATTAAGAACCAAGCGGTTCTTATCCTTGGAGACCTAGAACTTCTGGAGGAATAATCGTGGAGATGGCGGAGACCGATGGGCCTTGCCCATGTGGTGGGACCGTCTGCAAGAATGGCTTTGGATGGATATGGGGAAGCATCCAGGACCTACAAGGAAACATACACAGCGGACGCTATGATGTGAAAGTGTGTGAGATGTTCCCAGAGGAGTTGCTGGAGTGGGATGCGGAGGATGGTATATTCCTACCTCCACCCCCACCCGGAATGAGTATTGAGTCCATCAAGGGCTTCATGGGGATATTCAAAGACACCGAGAAGGACTTGCAGAAGGGGGATAGTGGTATCACCACCTCCGAAAAGAAACACGAACAATTTGAAGGAGGATGGCAAGATGGAAACACATGATAGATTGGAATTTAGGGAATGGCTAACTGAAATGGCTAGCGCCTTAGAAATTGAATTTATTGAAAGGTTAACTGACGCTGGACTAATAATGACAGTCAGACAGGACTCGTGGAAGGCAGGCCCTGTTATGAACATCTACCTGCGAAGGGAGAAAGACTGATGCAAAACTGGGTCGGGGAGAAGGAGACTCCTCGGCCCAGAGCCTACACAAACCCAAAAACAAGGAGAAAGAAATATGAGTAATATTGAAAAAATTGACGAAGAAATGATGATTGAATGCGGTCTACCTGACCACGGTTTCATAATACCGAAGGACAAGTATGACCATGCGATAGACTACCTAACGGAGCATCCTGAAAACATTGAGGCTGCATGGGGCAACCCTAGTGAGTGGGAAGGTAAGGGAGGCGAACTCTTTGGGTTCGTAGGACCTGACTGGAAAAGCAGTACCAACCCAGGACTACATGGGCGCATAAAAACTGGAACCTGTGGTTGTCTACAACAGATACGAGCAGCCTTCAAGGCTGGGGGTGACGGAACAAGTGGACACATGGAAATGTCCCACTGGCCTAGGCTTTGGCAGACAATCGCTGACGATAGGAGTCTTCCGTCTAAGTCTGAGGACATAGGCGTAGGAGACCTACCAGTCTTTGCCATGTGGCAGAGAGAGATTGACGAGAAGCGGAAGCAAGACGGAATGATGGTGCTTTGAATGGGTAAGATAAGCCAATTCAAGACTATCTTGACTTGTACCTGTCCTGGCCGTCCTGCTATGGGAACCGGAGGGGACTTAGGCATGACGGCAGGCGAGTTCGGGAGGGTTAAGTGCGGTAAGATGATTGAAATAGACATCAAATCCGACGATGGTCCTGTTGCCCTCACCAGTGGTCTCATTAAGAAGCAAACCAAGCCGTTCCTAGAAGCGAATGGTTGGAAGAATCTGAAGACCTTGGGTTTTTTCCAGCGTCTATGTCCGAAATGCTCGGAATATGTGCTGAAGATGAGAGCCCGAGATAAGAGAACATGGGGCTGATTGCTATGGTAACAGGAAACGAAAACCTGGAGTCGGAGGGTTCGCCCTCCGGCTCCGACCAAGAAATAAGAGAGTGGAAAGTAATGATAACGGTGACTGAATACCACTACTTCACCATTGAAGCAGAAAGCCAAGAAGAAGCAGAAAGAATAGCAGACGATAATGATGTATGCTACTGCGACAGCGACAGCGCAAGCGAAACCTATGTTGAGGTCCAAAGCGTAAAGGAGGTTAAGTGAATGAAAATAACTGATATAATCGAACACGAACACTTTGAACTGTTCATTCTAGGCTGTTGCTTAGGATTAGTAGGAGTACTATACTTCAAGATGAGGGAATTGATAAACGACTACCAGAGAGTGAACAGAGAAAACCTAGCGTTCACTATGGCTGTGGCCACAATGATAGGTGCTAGCGTGATAGACCAAGGGACATTTGACGAACTGTTCAAGATGTATCACGAAGCACTAGATGCAGAGGAGGAAGAGTGAATGACTCCACTAGATAGTCAAGAGGAAGCCTACATGCTTGAAGAGGACCTAGCCAGACTAGCAGAGTTTGATGCGATAGAGGCAAAGAAGGAGCACTGGGCTCCTTGGAATGCGTTGGAGGCGAAACTGCAAGAGATGTATGATGCTAAGAAAGCAGTAGATGATGCTGCTTATTATTCAGACGAAGCAGACGGGTTGTGCGAAAACATAGGTATCAACCCTTCTCATCACGCTACCGACGAACTGTGGGAATGCTCTTGGGAGATAGAGAAACTGATTGAGAAGACTGAGAAAGAGTCAGAAGACCTGTATGAAAAACTAGGGGGAGAGTGAATGACCACACCAGGCAATCATTGGAAACCTTGTGTGGAACACCTCACAAAGAGGCTTGATGCACTTGAAAAACTAGTCATGAAGCAACACGAAATCATTGGGATATTGATTAACGCTGGAAAAAGATTGGAGAAGGAGATGAAGGAAGATGAAGAAGAAGATTAAATGCCCAGAATGCGGTGATGAAGATGGTATAACAATGTGGAGGTCAGGAGAGTGTGGCTATAGTGTCTACTACCACAAAGAGTATAATGAGATACACTATGACCACCTAGAATACGATGAGTTGTCCTTTGAGACCTTCTCATGTCATTGTGGGTATGAGAGCACCGACGAAAGTAAGTTCCTTGTGGATGTGAGAGAATGATAACAACAAACAGCGATTCATGTAAGTATCATGGGGAGAAAATGAAAAGGACTTGTCCTGGTTGCTTAACAGTAGAGATTACTCGACTAAGGAAAGAGAGAAACTACTGGCAGAGCAGATGGAGAATAGATTATTGGGGACCAAGGAGAGATGGAAAATGAATGGAAAAGAAATAGACAAATGGTCAGAGAAGCATGTAGGTAGCCTAGCATTGACGAGAACTATAGTAGGGTTCCTCAATGTAGCATTGAGCATCATAGTAGTGGCGAAATTGTTCGGGTGGATATGATGCCTCTCTATTACTGCTTCTGCAGAAGTGGAGGAGGACGAAAGATGTCCAAGATGGGTTCTCCATTGAAGCCGCACCACAAACAAGAATCAATATGGCTAGAAGGGTATACTTTTCAACGCTACAAATGTCCAAACTGTAGAGACATCCGTGTCGTAACATACAAGTTTGGCAAGCCTGAAATGGGAGGGATTCCTAGATGAAGATGCCACAAGTAGCACCTCATTGCGAATATTGCGGGAGAATCCTCTGGGGTAGAGCCTGCAATTGTGACAAGCAACCAAGCCTCAAGAAGAAACTAACTGGCTGGTTCGATGTGAACGCAGATGGAGAACTAACGGTGGATGACCTCAGCATCATAGCCATAGGCCATCATTGGATGCTCATAGGTGGGCTATTCATCTTCGTCGGAGCCGTAGGGAATGTGATGGGTTGGTGGGCCATCAATTCAGATGCATTCTGGGCAGCAGCAGGGCTTGCAGCCATAATGGAATACCGAGACGATGTGAAAAGGGGGAGAAGACAATGAACACAGACCGAGAAGATTTGAGATTACTCATTACTGAGTTTAATGATGGCCCAATGGGAAGTGCTGATGACTTTGCTTGGAGAAGGCACTTGAAAACATACGAGGACTTGCTCGCAGAGGTCAAGCGGTTGCGTAGTGACTTAGAGATTAACTATCAAGCGAGGAGGGAATTAGAGTTCGAGACCCTTGAACAACAGGTTCTCATCTACAAACTGATGGGGGAAGAAGAATGATTGACACAGACAAATACGAAGGACACACACCTGCACCGTGGAAGGCGATGTTCAATCTCCCTCATGTGGAAGGGTCATGTGTAGTGAGTGATGAAGATGAAAGTGATTTTGGATGGACAGATGGTGAGCGAATACTTGGGCCATTGAGGGTCGGTGAATTGACTGATGATATGCCTGATACTAAACTCATAGCAGACGCACCTGAACTGCTCGCTTTCTATTTACGAGTCAAGAAGATTATGGACATGGAAGAAATTGAGGAAATTGTAAGAGTCGAACTGATATGGACAGTAATGCAGGAGATGAAAGAATGATTGACACAGACAAATACGAAGGAGAAATAATAGACGAGCGAGAGATAGACCTACCATCGCTTATGATTTACATGGCGTTTAACAGACCCGAAGAATTGAGCGCAGTTAAACAAGCGATACATAGTCATAAATGTGATGTTGAAACTGTAAGATGGGCGGTTAATTGGTGGCATACTAATTGGGGAGGTATAGACCCTGATGCTCTTGAATACTTGGGGATAGGTGATGAAGAATGATTGATACAGACAAATACGAAGGACACACACCGGGGCCGTGGAAGATTGAACACTTTCCTGAGTTGGACGCGGTGAGAGAGTCATACTACGATGAAGATTTGAAACTCATAGCCGCCGCACCTGACCTCCTAGCAGAAGTCAAGCGGTTGCGCCATGCTTTGACTCATGTTGGAGCAAGTCTATACCTAGACTCCAACGATTATATTACATGTGACTACGCTAAACTATTGGAGTATTGCATGGAACAAATTGGAGAGCCGGATGATATGACGGGTGAGATGGGAGTAATGATACAGGAGAGGATTGATTGAATGACCAAGACAATTACAGTTAGTTACAAACCACCTGACAAACTATCTATGAAGTGGCCATACAAACCAAACTACACAGACATCAATTCTGCTGTGAAGTCTTGCGGGCAGGCTAGATGGAGTCCAAAGGGTAAGGAATGGCTCATTCCAGCAGCATCAGGCATTCAAGTGGCTAAGGCAGTCAAGCCCCACTACCTTGAACTTTCAGAAGCCATACTTGCTGTCCCTGAGGTAAATAGTGCCCATGAGACAGCAGCAAAGAGAGTCCTCCTCAGTAGTGCGATAGAGGCTGAACCGATGTGGCTCGCTGGACTCAAGAACCCAGAATTGGTGAGACCCTACCAATGGGTAGCACCAGAGATGTTTGGGCACGGAGAGAGGTTACTCATAGCAGATGACATGGGATTAGGTAAGTCTCTCCAGGCTCTCTTGTGCATTCTCTCCGGCCAGTATCAGAGGGTGCTCATAGTCTGTCCTTCTGTGGTCAAGGTGAACTGGGCCAACGAGGTGGAGAAGTGGACAGAGATGGATGCTTCAGTCATCTACGGCTACAAGAAGGAGTACAGAGTATCCGACATCACAATTATCAATTATGATTTGCTACACGCTAGAGTAGATGAACTTCTAGCGGACGATTACGACTGTATCGTCTTCGATGAGTGTCACACACTCAAGAATCAAAAGGCCCAGAGAACGAAAGCCGCTAAGAGATTGGCGGCTTGGCCTACAGTCAAGGGTATGATAGCCATGAGTGGCACACCCATTCTGAACAGACCTTCAGAGGTATTCACAGTTCTCAACATGCTGAGACCCTTTTCATTCAACAATTACTACCTGTTCGGGAAAAAATACTGTGGAGCAATCCATAACGGATATGGTTGGAACTTTGACGGGGCTAGCAACATAGAGATTAGCGACGATGGGATAACCCCACCCCTCAACCACCTACTCAAAGACATCATGCTAAGGAGAACGATGGATGACCCAAGACTGTCAGACCAAATGCCTGACCTGTTGCAGACCATCATAGAGGTGGACATCTCACGCACTCAGTATGATATAGTCTACAACACACTGATGGATGAGTTAGAGCATTACAGGACAACGGGTAGCGGAAGCATACCTCCTGGCCTCCTGCTGAACATCCTCACAGACCTCAGACACGCCGCTGGAAGAGCCAAGGTGAAGGGGGCTTTCAGTTGGGTTATGCATTACATAGACACCTACAGGCCCAAACCGATAGTGGTGTTTGCTCATCACAGAGATGTCGTGGAGGGACTGGCAGAGAGCCTCATGATAGAGGCCGGGGAAGATACTATGCTCTGTATCACAGGCTCCACACCGGACAAGCGGAGGCAAGAACTAATCTCAGAGTTCCAAGAGGGTAAACTCCCATTTCTAATTTGTAGCACACTAGCCATGAAAGAAGGAGTCAACCTCGACGCTGCAGACACCACGCTATTCGTAGAGAGGGAGTGGGTTCCGGCCCATGAGAGGCAAGCAGCCTCGCGTGTGAGGCGCATAACACAAGAGAGCGATGTGTGCCACCAAGTCATTCTAAGTGCCGCCAACACGGTGGACACCCACTTCGACAAGGTTGTCAGGGATAAGGAAGCAATAGTAAAAGCCGCTTTGGATGGCTCAGAAAGCGATAAGATGATAGTGGCGCAGGCAGTCGCAGACTCCCTGATGGCTGGGAGGGCACTGATATGAAAATCATCAAGAAATGCACAGAATGCGACAAAAAGGCCCCTGTCTACAGGGGTATAGGTAACAAGGTTTGGTGCAAGGGCTGTGCTTACCTAGCACCATCAGCACCAAAGCCATCTGTCGAGCCAGTAGATGATGGGCGACCCAGAATCAAATTCACATTAGGAGAGGAGAAGAATGAGAGCAAAAAGCCAGAAACACGCGGAATATGAGATTGTAGGAGCGATACTATACCAATTCAAATTTGGTAAGATATTCCAGGAGTTGGGTCCGAAGGATGACCCAGTAGCATACGATAGGGTGACGAAAGCCGCCAAGAAGTTACGAGAAGAATTCGATAGGAAACGAGAGAAACTGAGGAAATACCTCCCAGATGACCATGTTGACTATGTAAGAAGAGGAGAAGAAATATGACGATAACACAGAAGTTAAACGAAATAGAAGAACAGACGAAAGAACTAGCACAACAAGCACAATCCCTAGAGGAGAATAAGAGGGCCTATGAAGGCCTTCTAGAGTGCGAGGTTCATGACCATGTATGGAAACTAGAGGGAATAGGTTCCAACCTTAGATATGTGCAGACGATACAAATAATCTGTGAAAGGTGTGGATGCTATGCTATGTATAGCCAAACACAATGTCAACATGTGAGTAGTGGTGGTATAGATGGGCAAATACCAATCACACACCACACACAGGTTCTTCTGACAGACCTAATCCCAGAGGAGAACGAGTGAATGAACAGGAGGTTAAGCGTGTACGAGTTGCAAGAAGATGGGCTGGTTCATGTAGAAGGTGAAGCCTACGAATTAGGCTCTCTACAAGTTGCTGGTCAGATGATAGACATAGACCACATCGTGAAAACGGATTCAGAAGCGAAATTCTGTTACAAATTGAGAACAATGGCTTGTTGTAATGCAAAAGTGAAAGAAGATGAGTTATTGCTGGTGAGTGATAAGTACTTCATTGTACCATGTTATCATTGTGAGGTCTGGTCACATTGGTTGAAGAACAAACCGAAATCCACATCAAAAGGTATGGGGGGTTTCCTTACAGGATTCAAAAGGAGGTTCTTGAAATGGTGAATGACCATCTTACACCTTCATCATGGGAGCCCACAGAAGAAGACCTAGAATGGACTAGGGGTGTCGTTGAGAACCTAGAGATGGGGCAAGACTGGATGGAGGGAGAGATGGCGTTTCGCAAGACGGGGGACGCCACTCTCACCCTCCTCACCAGAACCGAGAGAGCAGAGATGGCTGCACGCAGAGTAGAAGTCGTGTTGCAAATGATAGGCTGGCATCTAGAAATGGAGCAAACCAAAATCATCCCCGATGACCCTCAACTAGCCGCTGAGATGATGCAGAAGGAGGCTCAATCATGGCTATGCCCCCATTGTAATGAAACTCCAGTGGTTAACATGGACTTGGGGAATGCTCAATGGGAGGTTCTAGGGAATAACCAATTCGTAGACGAGAGTGGGGAGGAAACCCTCGCCGATAGATGGGTAGTAGGAGTCACTTGTGATTGTGAGGAAGTGATATATCTCAGTCCCGATGACTACTATCTAGTCGCGGGGGAGACCCTCTTCTATACTTGGGGAGGGTGGTTCCCAATCCAACCTGAGCAAATGGTGGAAGCAGTAGATAAAGGATATTGGGAAGACCTATATGCTCAGCCCCTTGGTAGCGAATGGGGCGGCAAACCTGTCCCCCTACACATGAGGGGACTCATGTGTGTAAGAAGAAAAGGAGAGGAAGAGGAATGAGGACTACACGCCTAAGACAGAACATTAAGAGATACCTAGCAACAAATGGTGAGTGTAATACCCAACAGATATTGGAATACATAAACAGCACTATGCGGCACGGCACAACTCCCCAGCAATTGGGGAATGTGCTGGCCAAAGATAAGCAGATTGTGAAAGTTAGTGACACAAGACGCGCAGGCACGCTGAGCGGCAGTTATAGCATATGCGTGTGGGCGCTCACGCCCGCGCCTGAGTGATACGCGTGGGCGGGTTAAGACACCGTCGCACGCATTGCGATAATTGTGGGGTAGTGCTCAACAAATTGAATACTAAAGGGAACCTCGCTAACGCAATAAACTGTGGGAAATGTTACTTGGATAGAAAGCAGAAGGAGAGAAAGAAGCGTGAAAATAGATGACGCTGCTATCTTAGTTACTGCTGTCAATACAGCGGAGAGCAGAGAACAAGAGAGTTTACTGTATAACTTTCTGGTAGAGAACAAAGGAGAACTTGAAGAGTTCTGTTCTCTCCTCTATGGGCCAGCCATTCTCAAGCCTGAGCACATAATGAGTGCTCTACACAGAGGACTAGGTATGTTTCCCGAGGAGTTTGAACTCATTGAAGGGGCTCCATTGGTCCCAGCATTGGTATCAGAATCACCAGATGAATGTGAGGACAACATGACAATCCCAGAAGCCCTATCCTGTGTCTCAGAATTGAGAGTCATAGAGACTGCTCCAGACATAAAAGCCATCTTCGCTAAGATGGATAAGAGGTCTGCAGAAGCCCTATGGTGTAGAGCCCTCGGAGAAAGGCCAGTTTTGCCCCGTAAGAGGCTGCTCAGAGCCGTTGCACATGGTGGAGGTAAGTACCCCCCAGAGAGGCTTACAAGTGCTCTATCAGTGGAGAATATCGCAGTAGTCCTTGGTAGGGCTATAGAAGGTACTCTTTCTGATGAATTTCGCATTCAACCAGGCCACCCATTCAGGGCCCCATCATTCGGTCCCTGGAAATACTGGTCTGTCCCATTCTTGAACACTTACTACGAGATTGTATCAGGTCCACGCAGGTACGCGCACCAATACCAAGATGACATCTTCGTGTATGACGGCATGGGTGAGATACTACCTAACGCACCAGCAGACCTAGCCATAGGAGGAGACTGTGTGGCTTTGGTAGACGAAGGGGGGGATGTGATAGAGTGGCTCCACACAGAAGCCAACCCCGACCAGTGGGAAATGGAATACCAAGCAAGGTCAGTAAAACCTCAGAGAATAAGAGATGCTGCTCATCTCAGGACACTCTCACAGGCTATGGAAGATGGGGAAGTGCTCAGACTCATTGATGGAGACAAACCACACATTCATGGTCAGCACAGAGGGGGCTTCATCCAGCCCAAAAGAATCTATGAGATGCCACTCCTCATAACCCAAGCCAAAGAGCAGAAGAATGGTGAGTGGATAGACTTGAGGATAGAGGCTCTAGACGGTTTTGACCCCATTCATGTGGGGTATGCTAATGTCAAGAGGGAAAATCTCCCTGATAACTCCATACTCACGGAAGCCTGTAGAAGGAAGGTATGGACAGAACTCGAAATACCCCTAGTGGGGCTGTTTCACGCCCTGCGTTGCAGGGACCACAGACTCGAAGGAGCATATCTCGTCCGTATAGACACAGGGCTAGGGATGAGTGATGCACTCCAATACGGCGATATCATAGAGAGGGAAGGTAATGGACAGGCACGATGATTTCTTCCTAGCATGGCTAGCCCGAGATGCTCGCTTCCAAGCCAGCATTCACTTCTCCCCCAAGCGGAAACTAGGATACAAAGTGCATCGAAAGGTGTATACAAGTATGGAAGACGAACCCGAACTGAATCTATGGCTTGCAACAAAGGGTGTGCATGGTAGAGTCTTGAGGGACAAGGAGCAGATACAGAAGGTCCTCTCACTTCTAGCACCCGTATGGGAGGCAGTGAAGGATGGGGGTAACCTACAGAAATTGCTAATCACTATGGATGCCCCTACTGCTCGTAAGATGAATCATGGTGACATCTCCGAACTTATGAGACAGTTCGAGGAAATAGTATAAGCACTTGGGGTACATCGGAGGGGTTCCATGTTGACATTCGAGGACTTGATTGGGAGTGATGATTCCACCCATCCCATCTGCCAAGTGAGAGAATTATGTGAGTCAAACAATGTCCCTGACCTCTTATTCGTAGGGCCTCCAGGCACTGGTAAGACCTCTACAGCACTAGCAGTAGGTCAGTTCCTAGATGCTGATGTGCACGAATTCAATGCCTCTGATGAGCGCGGTATAGACTTCATACGCACGCGTGTGAAGCAGGTAGCAACACAGCGTGGCTACAGTGATACCACCATCATACTACTCGATGAGGCAGATGGTCTCACAAGACAGGCCCAAGACGCCCTACGCAGGACCATAGAGAAAGGTCATGCGCTGTTCATACTCACAGCCAACGAAGAGGCTAACATCATACCCGCGTTGCGCTCGCGATGCCACACACTACATTTCGCGCCATACGGGACCACCCATGTGCATGCGTTTCTGCAAAAGAACTTCAGACACCTATGTAAGTCAACATATGGGTGGAACGGCTACAATATCGGCAAGATAGGTATGGCTTTCAATGGAGACCTTCGCAGTCTCGGCATAGCGGCCCAAACTGTGCAGGACGCTAGAGAACTCGAAAATATGGCCACCATCAAAGCAGAGATGCTGTCTGAAGCCTCCCTTTCCATCGCTGGTGGAGATTGGGTATCATTGAGAGAAGAACTCTACTCACTCAACCAACCAGGCAGGAATATGATGACTATACTCAACATGTTGCACGATAGAGTGCGCGACTTAGATATGGAGCCAGATAGGTTCCACCACTACTCCAAGGTATGGGGGGACGCAGTCCTTTCGACCCACCAATGGCCTCTAGATAACAGAGGGTTTATTGACTGGTTCGTGGGGTCTCTGTCCCTCCCTAACGGGAGAGAAGAGAAGAGAATGAGGAGTGAAAATGAGCACGCTGAAAAAGAAAAATGAAAACAAAGAAGAATTGCCAGAAGAAGTGTTAGAACGACTACATTGGTATGCTGAACATCATAGTATCAGCCAACACAAGGCCGTGGAACAATACCTCGCTTACATCGAGGAACATCTCGGAATCGTTAACACCCACGAAGAGGACGACGATTTCCTAGTGGATGCCGCTGAGACCTTCGTGGTTGAGAGAAGGGTGATGAGCACACCGGGAGGGAGTTCCACCGAGTTAGTGGGATGCTTCGTAGGTGTAGAACCCAAGATACGAGACAAGAGAGAGAATGTGAGAGAGAATGCTATACAATTCGCCAAAGAAGACTTAGGTGCTGCTATCGAGAAAGGCACAGTAGCCAGAGCCTTCGTAGAAAACGAGGTATGGATGCTTGAGAAGGCTATGGGAATAGTAGCGTCGACCCAAGAGAGGTTTGACGAGGATAATGACCCTTGGTTCCTAGTTAGGGACAGTGGGATGACATTAGCCATCCTACAAGAAAACCCTGACTGGGCAAGACATGGTGAACCTATCTCACCCTACCTGTTCAGCAGAACCTACCGATTCTATGGAAATACCCCTGAAAGGTTTGAGGATGAGATGGAACTGTTCAGAATTGATGTGAGTGGCTCTACTGAATTGAGTGTATCTCAACATGTAGTATTCGGTGAACCTTGCACTGTCAAAGTAAGGCCTCAACCAGAGAATGTGAATCCCGGTTGGGAGGATATGTGGCGAGGAATGAGCAATTTCTTCAAGTCAATCCACTACAACAAGGAGTTCGTGAGCGAGGACGACAGGGAATACCTCAAGGGTGACCTGTTGATGGGTGGGATGGACTGTTATGTATCAGACCTATCCGACCTAATGGATGTCTATCGCTCAGAGTCTGAGACCATTGAAGGGTTCGACAACCCCATCGGTCCTTTGGTTTGTATCAAAGGAAAAGTGACAGATATCAACCAGACAGGATACGAGAGCGAATATGACCCAGCAGGTGTCAATTACACCATGAGAGTGTCATCATTTGCTCTACAGAGAGAATTCCCGGACAATATGTGGAAACAAGAAGTCTCTATCAGAGTTCATGGATTCTTAGGTCAAGACTGTCATGTATTCGACTACAAGGGTCGAAAGGGTTGGAAGCCTTATGCAGTGAAGTCAACAGTCTACATTTTCGGTAGATTGGGACTAAGGGCTGTAGAAGATGGTAAACAGGAAGTACCCACAATGAGGGCTTTGGGTGTATATGCTCCACCGAGACTAGCGATACCTGCTGGTGAAGGCGGTAATACCTCACTAGACCAGTTCAAGGGGGTAGAGTGATGGGGTTCTTCAAGAACATAGATATCATGCTACACAATGGTGATGATGACAAAACCATCGCTAAGTGGATTCGTGAGAATGCTAAAGACCCAAATATCAGCAAAGATGAGTCACTTGATATGACTGCCGAAATAAGGCATATGTGGGAATCTGCTCGTGAGAATCACTATAGGGGGTTCCAACAATGAGTGGTTTCAAGAATCTAAAGGATAAGGAGATAATAGACCCAAAAGCCAATGATAAACCATTGACTCCGGGGCCACCTGGAGGTGCCACTCCTGTGGAGAAGGCTCAACAACATCGAGGAGACAAATACTTCGCTGAGGAAATCGCACCCATTACCGGCGAGTTCGGTGGTATAGTAGGTGACGATGGGACCTGTAAAACGGCCATCATCCTGAACAGCATACCTGAGGGTGACGCCTGTGTCATTGTAGACTTCGATGGTGGGGGCGCATCCCTCAGGGACGCTTTCTACAACCATAGAAGGTCAGATTTCAAGTCAATCAATCCATGGGTGATGCAGGACGAGGCTCGAACCGCTTACAACTACCCTGCTACACACGACAAAGTAATGGAAATAGGGAGGGAGGCCCTAAATTGGGCTAGAGACCAACTAGAACCTAACTACAAGGGTCAGAGACTGAATACAGTCCTAGTGACTGCTACAGACCTTTGGGACTCAGTTTCCATGGCCTGTATGTTCATCGAGGACCTAGGCACCGCTCCTGACGGAATTGGTGCTAAAATCAGTCCTCACGAGAAAGTGGGTATGAGGTTCAATTGGCAGATTCGCAGTACGCGGTTCCACCAACTAACTTCACTATGTCGAGAATTGACCCGTTTGGGAGTCAATGTGTGGTATGAAACACACTGGCAATACGAACAGAGGGCCGATGGGACCGCTACTGGTGCTAAGAAACCAAAATGGGAAAAGCAGACGAGCAACTATCTACATACCATCATAGAAATGAAGAAAACGCAGATTCGTGACGATGAGGGTTTCCCTACAGGTGAAACCACCTATGAGGCCACATTCGCCAAGGCTCGTAATCTACCTGAGATGTTGGATAAGACCCGACTGGTGATGAGCACATATGACGACAAGCCACTCAAGTGGCATGGGCTTCCTGAACTTAAGGGGTGATACTATAAACACTCTTATACACGAGGCTGCGCCAAAAATGGGGGAAGGCGCTTGGCTCGAGTAAATATTGGCAAGGAAGCACTCCTCGTTCTGTTGAACGGCTTTGGGCCTGGGGTGGGGGACCTCAGGCTCGAGGCTCGGGATATGTCCCTCACTGGGACCGTTGCAATGAAGACACACATGTTGCACACTAGTGTGAGTGCTGATGTGGAAGACTCAGGTGCAATAGTCATCTCAGACCTAGGTAAACTCCTGACATTTACCAAGGCTCTACCAAAGGAGTCAATGGTGAGCCTCTACCAGCCCTCAGAAACACCATTGCGTGTCCTCTCAGGCAATGTAGACCTCACCCTACCATACAGTGAGTATGTCCACTCCAATGTAAGGACGAGTAAGGCACTGGCTCTCAAAGAGGACAGTGAACGAGATAACTGGAAGCATTGGGGAGGGGAACCTCTAACCTGTTACGGTAAGTTGCACACCTCTGACCTCATGCAGGTGCAGACCCTCGAGAAGATAGTAGGGAAGAACCACGCTATCAACACTCAATTCTCTGTGAAAAACAAGGTGTGGAACATTACTGCAGGTGAGAAAGGAACTGCTAACATGACATTGAGTGTAGACATAGAAGATTGTGCTGGACCACCCAAGACCTGTGAGTCAAGTTTCGGTGGTTGGTTTCCAAGTGTTGTTAACTGCATCCCTTCGGGAGTGGTAGAACTATACACCTCGCACAAGTTCGTGCTAATACTGCGCCACATGGAGAAGGAGCATCTGCTAGTTATCTTGGACCAAAGAGGGGATTGAATGGATAGAGATTGGGATTGGGCTTTGATAATGCTCGGTGGAATAGCCGTTGCCCTAATGATGTGGAATATGAGTGTGGCAGTATGAAAGTAGTGCATTGTTTCTGTGGTTGGCAGGGAGTTGACACTACTCACTGTCGTGCTTGCGGCAGAGTGATTGCTCCAAGATGTGATGGGTGTTCAGAATGATAGTCGATGATTACTATGAGAATGGTGAGCAACCCATCATATACTCACGATACCGTGATGAGGAGGGTAACCTCATCGAGCACACAGATAGGAGTTACAAGCCATACTTCTGGGTGCCAAAGAACTCTCCTGACTTCCAGTTCAGGAGGGTGATGACTAGATTCCCAGAAAGCAGAGTCATCTACGAGGAGCAAGCCGTTGGCCTCGACGGCACACCACTGGTGAAAGTAGAGGCACAGTCTCCCTTTGAGATTACAAGGATGAGGGAGCAATTCAGCAACACATACGAGGCTGATATTAGATTCACAGACCGCTGGCTGATAGACAATGTCCAAGTTATGCCAGACTGGAAGCCACGAAAGTGGTGGTATGACATAGAATGGGACACTGGTGATGACCCATTCACCACAGTCATCGCTGTGATAGACAGCGACTTAGACACGCCAGTGGTCTTTGCTTGGGCTGACGAACGCACCAATGTGTGGGAATACATACCTCATGGTGACACACAAATGAGAATGGCTCGTGATGTAGAGTATGAACTAAGATTCTTCAACTCAGAACATGAACTCCATGAGGCCTTCATATCATTCATGCGTGAGCGCGACCCCGACATGCTAATTGCACACGCGGGGACATTCGCAGACCTACCTCACCTCATCAACAGGATTCCATACCCTGAGCGAATGAGTCCAGTGGGAAAGGTCAGGAGATTCAGGAAGGGTAAGGACAGGTATGACCCAACAGACCAACCCATCATAGGTAGATGGCAGTTCGATACTGCAGCCCAGGCCAGCAGTGGCACAGGATTCGAGCGAGTATGGAAAGACAGTGGGGGTGGTCAACTACCATCCCTCAAACTCAACGACATAGCAGAGACGCTAGGCCTAGGTTCCAAACTCACTGAGGATATAGAGGGCATGGATGTCCACAATGGATGGTACAAACACTGGGGTGACTTCGTGGACTACTGTCTACTAGACACCCATCTACTCAGAGGGATAGATGAGGCCAAGAATGTCACCGACTTCTACATACAGATGGTCAGACTCTGCGGAGTCACTCTACCCTCAGCATGTAATGTGACTAACTTCGCTAGGGGTCTACTCTCAAGGAGGACAGACAAGAAGGCTCCAACCAGAGCCAGAGGTGACAGTGGCTCACTCAAGGGTGCAGAAGTAGGACTGAATCTTGTAACTGGTTTGCATCAAGGCGTTGGCCTGCTTGATTACAAGGGGCTGTATGCATCTCTCATTTTAGGCAACAACCTCTCTTATGAGACCAAGAGGGACGGCCCTGGTGAGAACATACTCCAACTCGATAACGGCACCTTCTGGGACCAGAGTGAGCAGGGTTTGCTACCTAGTGTAGTAGAGTATCTGTTCGCCTATCGAGATGAATGTAAGTTCAAGATGCGACACGCTGAAACCGAGGAAGAACGCGGTGCTTGGAACACCACACAGATGGCGATTAAGAGGGTCATGGCCTCACTCTATGGCATGACCGCACATGGTGGTTATGGCTGGGCTGACCTAGACATAGCACACACCATCACCCACGAGGGGAGGAGGTGCATCCACCTACTGGACCAAGTCACCACTAGCAATGGCTACGAGTGCCTCTATGGTCACACTGACTCAGTATTCATCAAGGTCCCTTACGAGGACGCTGAGATGCTGGCCGACAAAATCACGAAGACTGTGCAGGAGGCCACTGGCAACAAGATGTTGTCCGTAGAACTAGAAGACTGGATGCCTTACTGGTTGCTGGTCAAGAAGAACAGGTATGTAGGTAAGAAGATGAGCGGTGAACTAAAAGTGGCAGGCTTTGAGATGAAATCCTCCAACGCAGCACCCCTATCCAAGAAGGTGCAGAAAGAGGTGTTCAACATGGTGTGTAGCGGAGCAGATGAGGGTGAGGTAGAATCCTATGTCCGTCCGATAGCCATGTCCATACGCGAGGGTGAAGTCCCTCTCAAGGAGGTGACCCTGACCACTAGGTTAGGGATGGCACTCCGAGACTACAAGGTGTTGGGTGGTGCTGCTAAAGCAGCAACAAACTACAACGACGATTCCAAAGGCCCCAAGTTTGGGAAGGGGGACTCAGTTCCCTGGACCTATGTGCAGGGCATTCCCAACATCATAGCCTATCGAGAACCCTCTGAGTTAGAGGGCTATGTGCTAGATTCAGATGTAATACTCCAGAAAATGCTGAAGGCCAAGTTAGATAGTGTTTACACTACCCTTGGTTGGGACATAGACGGTGCTCTTGGAGCACCCCGTCCCAAGGCGTATGGTTGGTGGTAATATGATAGAAGAAAGAAGAACAATGACAGAAGAAGAGAGTAGACAGACGACGCTGGAGGAATTTGGGTTTGAGTTCCATTGAAGATGCTGCGTGTAAGAAGATACAGGAACGGGCTGCAGTAGGACTGAAGAAATACGGCACTACTATGGAGAGGGAGGACTTCTCCAAGTTAGACTGGCTTGTGTACGCACAAGAGGAAGCGATGGACCTAGTGGTATACCTTGAGAAACTCATACAATTAGAAACTATAAAGACTATAGCATACGAGACCGCCCCAAAATTGGAGGACTGATTTTGCCAGCCCTACCTCTCATCTATGAGGATGAGTCCTCATATGCTTGGACCCCTGAGATGGGGGAGGATGGGGTGAAGATACGCATCAGTAAGAGTACCTTAGCAAATACCAAGTGGTGTGCTCAACAACTGTGGCTCTCCAAGACACACTCTGTACCTGAAGAGTCCAAACCCTACCTCATAATAGGGACTGATGTCCACAACACAGTGGAGGAGTTCTACAAGCGTGCTGAGCCCGAGTCCCTGATGGACTTGAGGAAAGCAGTGCTGGAAGGGAAGAACAGGTTGGTCCTTGACACATTCAGAGGATGGCTCCCCTCACAGGAGGAAGTGGTTGAGATGAGAAGGGGGAGCGATAAGGACGAACCATTCTATGAGCGTGACTACGAACTCAATGTGGACTGGTTGATGCGTAATGAGATGCAACGCCTGTCAGTTACTGATGACCAACTGTTCTTACCTGTAGCCAACGAAGTGAAACTCTCACCCAAGGCTACCTTCCACATAGATGGGAAGGAAGTAGAAGTACAACTGGTCGGAGTGATTGACCGAGTATTCCAAGACACGGACGGACTAGGTCTCATGGAATTGAAAACTGGTAAGTGGAGCAAGTACAAAACATCAGACATGAGGATGGAAATGTCCTACTACAAGATGCTAGTTGAACTAACTCCAATGGAAGAACTAAAGGCCCTAGGATTGGGTGACTTACCAGTGACCCATTGGGGTTGGCGCTATAGTTCAGCAGGAGTGTTAGATTATGAGAAGCCACTCAAAGTCAGTGAAAGAGCCATGCAACACAGGCTCACCAAACTCATCAAGATGTATCTTACCCAGGACTTCCCCATTACCAAAGATGATTTCAAATGTTCATACTGTGATTACATGGACCTATGTCCCAAGTTCAAGGTGAGTTAGATGTACCCATTCGATGAGTCTATCAAAGATATGTACAAACACAGGGACAGTATACTAGAGGCATTCAGACTGATACTGCAGGAAGCATTGAGGGTTGAGGCTGGAAGTGAAGGGGTCTATGTCCACTACGGAAAACCACCTGAAGACAATCTGATAGACCCAATTCCGATAGCAGAGTATCTAGATATCACTATCACCAAAGAACATATATCGAGCCCTGAAACTATCCTCTTGGTGTATGAGAAGTGTCGCAAAGCCTTGACTGATTTCAAGTGGGGGGAATTAGATGAATTCAGTCCTTGATTTCGACTTCCCTCGTGAGGTAGGACTATTCCGTAAGGTAGTCCACAACCCTGAGGAACTAGAACGATACTGGACTTCACTTAGAAACAGTCAGTGTGCCTACACCAGTGTGTATGGTTACAGGGCAGTCAAGACTAGTGGTAAGCGTGCTGAATACAACACCGCAATAGTGAGGAACTTCGTGCTGGACTTCGACAAGAAGGAAAGGAAAGGTAGCATGGTTCTCGATGTAGATGGGGACAAAGTGATGGAGCAGGTACGCAGACTACATCAAGTCTTGATGGACAAAGATGTCTGCCATGCTGTATGGTTCAGCGGAAATGGATTTCATATCTGGATTCAACTCTCCAAGACACACCGGCCAGCAACTGGTAGTGAGGTCTCTCTCATCAAGGCTGCAGGTAAGAAGGTCATCAATGACTGGAAGGATAGTCTAGACCTAACCTGCATGGACCCTACTGTACCTTTCGACATGGCTAGACTCATCCGTATTCCCAACTCCTACAATGCCAAGCAACATGTAGGGAGATGGAGTATACCACTTAGGAGTGCAGAGATACTCAAGTGGTCCTGGGATGATGTGTGTGAGAAAGCAGAAGCACACCGTAAAGGCCACTTCACCTACGGGACTAACGGAATAGACCTACCTCTCGAGCATGTGAAGAAGACACGCTTCGATACATCAGGCCCAGCATTACAATTCGATACAGTAGAGATGGAAGGGGTGAGGATTCTCCCCTGTCTAGTAGAAGCAGCCTGTCAAGTGGGAAGCAACCCACCACATGATGCTCGGGCATCTCTAGTGATTTACCTAGCCTCCAGACTCAGGAACTTTCTACCTGTAGAACGAACGACACAGGAGATGCGTGAAGGTCACGCTGAATCCATATCAAGATACATAGCCACCCTTCAATGGGCTGACTACGATGAAAATGTGACTCGCTACCATGTTAGGAGCATAGTGGACAAAGGATACCAAAAACACTGTGCTTCTCTCGAGGCTGGCGGTTTATGCCTCGGGAGGTGCCAGTTATGGGACGGGACAGGAAGTCTGTAAGACCACTAGTGATAGACACCAACGAGCGTGGTCCACTGTTCGATGCAGTGGAACGCAGGGCTCACAAGAAGAGCCCACCCCTCTCCATAGTTAGAGAACATCTAGTTGTTGGGGACTACAAGTGTGGAGAATGGTATATGGAAGCCAAGAGTGTGGGGGACTTCCTAGAATCACTTAGGAGTGGGCATCTAATGAGGCAGTTAGATAATCTCGACGCCAATGTAGATATGTATGGAGTAGTAGTGTGGGGTCCAGTAGCAGACTATGTCAAGCAGGCCCAAGCAAGAGGAGGCTCCATCAATTTCAGTGCTGCAACAAAGCAGGTAGCAGGAGGCTTAGCCCGCATCGCTGCAGACTTTGGGTGCCTAGTATACCGTGCACCTAACCTGATGGAGGCATCACACTTCATGGTAGGTCTACATGAGAAGACCTACAAGAGTGCCAGTAGACACGGCGCACAGGCTATCCGTAGGGTATCAAGCAACGATGTCAGAGTAGACATGCTCCGTACCATCCCAGGCATAGGTGATGAGATGGTGGACAAGATTATCGGTGCTTGTGGTAGCCTAGAGGAGGCTGCTTGTGGGGACTGTCTCAGGGGAGTACCACGCATGGGTAAGGTGCTTAGGGCTAGGGTTCTAGAGGCTCTCACCAGTGAGGAACCAGTCCACATCGAGCGTCGAAGTTCTCGAGATTCTTAGGCTTATTCTTTCTTGATAGGGACAGGTATTATAGACTAGGTATGACGCCACCCGACCTATGGCAAGAAGAACCTGGCGACAATACACTGCAGTCAAACGCTATCCTATACTGAAAGACTACATTGAGAGGTTTAGTAAGACCTCTTTCTTCAATGAGTTACCGGGACTACTCTCCTTCTTCTACTTACAGGGGCAAGCGGTGGTGGATTATGTGAGGATACCAGTTTGGGCATCCTATCTAGACCCTAGATTCCATGTGTTCTGGATTCAACCTACCCGCGCTGGAAAATCCATCTCTTGGGAATTCATAGGTGAAGTAGCAAAGCACGCCAACCTCGACGCAGACACCTTCACCTCTGGCACAGACGCTGGACTGATAGGTTCCTTCAAACAGATGAAGGATGAGGAAGGGAACTTCTACACCGAGGAGACACCTGGTCTACTCAATGGTAAGAAACTGCTGAACTTCGATGAAGGGAGTGTCCTGCTACAACCTAACCCGAAGCAGTTCTTCTCAGAAGTTATTCTCTACCTACAGCAGTCGATGAACCCTGTAGGAAGCCACAGTAACACACTCACCAAGCACATGAAGGATGGTAAGATTGAGACTGAGTCCCGCACTTCACATTGGATTACAACCTTCCCCCCATCGGGCGTGAAGGAGTATGTCCTGACCAAGGGGCTGTTCCAGCGTGTGCTACTCATGTTCTGTCACTGGGACAATGACATGAGGATGGCAGTGTCCAAGCGGAGGATGTCAGGTCTATGGTCTGATGAGATGCAAGGCGTGAAGTCCACGGAGGATTTGGCCCGACACTTCAGAGAGGTGGAGGCTATGGTGAGAGAACATTTGTTCGCCTCATCACCCCATGTTGATGCAGTAATGTGGGAGGACTTGGATGAGAACATCAAGGAGGAAAGAGAAGAGCGAGAGCGTCTAGTCAGGGCCTCTGCTCTGAACATGTTCCAAAAGAGTAGGGACTTCGACCCAGCGTTAGACTCAGCAATCGAGGAGTTCTACAGACTGGTGAAGGGAATGGATGACCAACTGAGTGATGTTATCCTGTCTTTCATGCCTAACATCGAGAACTATCTGAACATCATGGCTACTCACCTTCTCCTAATTGAGATGAATGAGGTGAAAAAGGAAGGTCCATATGACCCGTCCGAAGCGTGGGTTATCACAGGTGACCACATAGATATGGCTATGGAAATACTCTACGATGTCTACGAGCGACTCATCGTGTGGCTTGAGAGTGACCTAGAACTGGGTGCTGCTAAGGCTGAGAAGATAGCCAAGACAGACGCATGGACCAAGGCACTAGAAGCCTGTAAAGATTATGACCTAGGCGACCATCGTGGTGATGGGTGGAATCTCAAGAAGGATGTTCTCAAGGCTTACGGAAGACTACAAGACCGCAGCACCCCTGTGGTATACAACCACTACAAGGAGGCTCGGGCTCTGTTCAAGGAAACTAAGATGTCTGGGATTCCATACATCAGGTGGGTAGGTGATAAGGTATGAGTAAGATAATGTCCCTAGACATTGAGACATCCAACTACTCATGGCAAGTGGGTGGTTGGGATAACACTCACTTGTTTGAGCCCACGGTAGTAGCCACTTGGGATGGTGACGAAGGGCATGTGTTCTCCAAGAAGGACATAGAATTAGAGGGAGTTGTTACTCATCCACTCCACCCTAGGAACTTAGGAGAACACCTGCAAAAACATGTAGAGGGTGGGGGTAGAGTCATAGGTCACAACCTAATGGGCTTCGACCTACCAGTCCTAAGAGATGCACTAGACTGCCACTATGCAGGGGAATTGATGAGCAATTACAAGGAGCATGTCATAGACACCTCAGCCATCCTTCGCTCTTCTGGTACTCCAGTCTCCCTCGGAGATGTCTGTAAACACACTCTAGGTAGTGAGAAACTGATGGAAAGTGCAGATGCTCCCAAGGCTTGGGAAGAAGGTCGCTACAACGAGGTAGCAGAGTATTGTCTCAAAGATACTCAACTAGTCTACGACCTACTACACTATGGTAGGGATGAAGGCTTCGTTAAGGCTCGCAATGCAAAGACTGGTATCATTGATGACATAGAGGTGATGTGGTGATGGAACTCTTAGAGGACGCACCAATCGACTTCTTCAAGGAGTTCTATCTAACGATGTGTGATTACTACAAGATAGACCCCGACGCACTATTCCTATCATTAACGGAGGAAATACAATGAGTGAGAAAACACAGCAAAGTGGAAGAGAAGCGCAAATGAGTAACATAAAAGCGGCTATGAATATAGCCGAGACCGTCAGGTCTACCCTTGGGCCAGCAGGTATGGATAAGATGCTGACCAATGGTAATCATAACATCGTGACCAACGATGGTGTGACTATCCTGAGAGAATTAGATGCAGCACACCCTGGTGCGTTGATGATGATAGATGCTAGTAAGACACAGGAGGCTGTCTGTAAGGATGGGACCACCAGTGTGGTGGTGTTAGCCGGTCAGATGCTAGCCCTCAGTGAAGGGCTACTACTCAGGGGTATTCACCCCCGAGTTATACTCAGGTCATTTGACAGAGGCAAACACATTGCTCTCAACAATCTAGACCCAGTCGAGATAGATGTGTTAGATGCAGCCAAGACTGCCATGCGCGGTAAGGCTGCCGAAAGTGAACTTGATTATGCTGCTACGCTTTGCTTCAAAGCAGCAGAGAAAGCAGGAGGTGACCTCGAGAGAATCAAGGTGATAACTCAGGCTGGTGGTTCCCTCAAAGATTCCTATGTGCAGGACGGATTGGTTCTGAACAAGGAGTTCGCTAACGATGTGGGAGATATCAAAGAGGTCTCAGGTGAGGTCAGTGTGCTACTCATAAACGGGGGACTGGATGGATATGATGTAGACCAGATACAGGTTGAGAACATGGGTCAACTCCAGGCTCTCAAGCAACAGGAACTCGAGATGCTCAGTGAACTAGCAAGCATGGTTGCTGGTGCCACAGGGCCTAACGGGTGTGTATTTGTTAGGGACTCAGTCCATGAGGCTGTAGCCCATTACCTAGGGCAGAATGGCATCCCCCTCATCACTAGACTACAACAGAGTGACATGGAATCACTTTCCAGACTGTTCAATGTCCCAATCTATCACAGAGTAGTGGACATCACAGACCCTGTAGATGGGATAGACATCGCAGTGAAGGAGGAAAGGATAGGTGACCTAGACTTCGTGACTGTCTCCGGACCAGGAGAGGCTACCACTTTGGTAGTCAGAGGTGCAACACGCCAGACTCTAGATGAATATGAGAGGGCGTTCGACGACGCCGTGGGTGTGACCTGCCTCAGTATGAAGGATGGTAACAGAGGCTTTCCCGGTGGTGGAGCAGCCTTCTCTGCTGCATCTATGGCAGTGAGAACTCATGCTGCTAAGCAGGCTAACATGAGTGCTCGAGAGCGCATGTGCATGGAGGCATACGCTGACGCACTAGAGATAATCCCTGCAGCCATAGCGAACAACGCTGGCATGGACCCCTTAGATGTGGTCATGGAACTAAGGTCAGCAGAGCCAGGTATCGGTCTCTACATAGATGATGACGGTGTGGGTGAGATTTGCAACACACTAGATAAGGGAATTGTGGAGCCAGAGTCCCTGGTTAAGCAAGTGATTAGTAGTGCCACAGAAGTAGGCACTTCAGTCCTTAGGATTGACGACATCATAGCGATGAGAGGACAGGAAGATGGACATTGATTGGGCTACTACCCTGCTTTACATACTATTCTCACTATGCTGTGTGATACCTGTAGCCATTACTGTCGGTGGGATGATTTTCTCACTACTCAATGACCTCTCATTTTATGCTTTGAATCTACCCAAAGATGAAGAAGAGTGATAAACCTCCCTCTACTTGGGTGTATTAACAGGAGGAACTGGGGGGGAGAGTTTTTTTCCGGCGTGGCGTGCAGGCACATCCGACTCTTCTTCTCTTCTTGTACTCTCCCCCCCGTTCAAAGTTCTACTCCAAAAGAAATCATGGACCTTGTCCATCTTCTCCTTTTGTGTCTGAAGATAGTCTCTCCAGAGAGGTTTTCTAAGTGCTTTCTTGTAGCCTTCGACCTGTGCATCCCAGTAGTCCCAGTCGATATCCCAGTCTTTGGTCAACCCTCTTCCTCACACTGACAACTAATCACAAACGCAGACGGCCCCATGCTCTTAAACCATGGATAACCGCCAAGATTGAAGAGACCCATTGGAACAACAAGCGGTGTAAAAACTACACCTACTTGGAGTTTTGGTATCCCTGTGCACACCTAAGTCCAAAGCGTAGTATTCTCGTTCTTCTCTTTCATATCTGTACTGTTCATTTTTTCACCCCTGTCTCACCCTTCTTCTTGGGCTTGGCACCAATGGAGATGACCATTACCATCTTAGGTTTGTGCTTGTGTTCGGGCATACTATCTCCTCGCCTTCTGCCAGAGTGATAGGCACTCAGGGCACTCCCAAATAAGGATTCTCTCTGACCTGTCGTTGACATATCGTCCTTCGATACGCTTCGCTAATACGAACTCGCCACAGCCAGGACACTCCTGACTCAGTCGTTGTACTAGTTCCCCCATCAACAATCAGTTCCATCAGTAAAGCCATCTTTCTCCTTCAAGTGGAGATAAGACTGCTTGACTAGATTGTACTGGTTCTTGGAGCCAGCCGTGTTCAACTCAAAACTCCCGTTGAACCCACCTATAGGCGATGCACCATCTGCGTAAGCATCATCGCTTGCAAAAATCTTACCGTTGTAATGTACATCGAAGACTGTGGTTGTGACAGTCTCCCCATCGACCTCTTGCTCGTTGACTTCCTTGTTCACTCTAGCATCTCTAACGATACAGTGCGCGTAGTCACAAGTTATTCCGTAGTGCGTCTCGTATTCTATTCTCAGTGCCATTTCGTATTCACCCCCTCGTCATGTTATGAATTCTATTTTCCAAGTTCGTGAAGTAGATACATCAATTGAATTACCAGTTGCTGTTCCGGTAAGTGTGAAATGCACATAGTCACCCGGTTCAGGTGTAGTATACTCATTAGGGGAAGGGAAATTATTTTCAACGGGTAAAGTTAATCTTAACTTTATTCCTGTCCCATCCCTATCAAGGGCCATTTGAACATCACTACTTGAACCCTCCACAGTAGCATTTATACTTTCATTAAATTGTTGGCCAGCAATTGAACCTGACCAAGCATAACTAGTGGCTGCATCAGCACCAAGCCATGCAAAGGTCATAACTTCAATATACCCTGTATGTAAAACATGGTCTGCTTCATAGCCATCTTCAAGGTCACCAGCACTTATTTCCAAAACATGACTTGAAGCGGGAGGGTCGCCATCTTCGGAGAATGTTGCAGTATAAGCAGAAGACCATCCACCCGTTGACTCTTCAGTAATAAATCCAGTAGTCCCACCATCACTAACTTGAATAATTACATTTGTTGGTCCAGAAACTGATTGATTTCCTTGTTGGGCTACAACCCCAACAGCACCTAAGAAACTCATGCTCCCACCTGAACCCAATCTGTTGATGCTACACATACATAGGCTGTGGCATCATTATCTGCTACTGCCGCATTAGCAGCCCAATTAGTAGCCATAGTGTTACCTGAACCAAGACCCACAGTAGCACTTGAGCCTGTATTATTGAACACTGTAAATTGTTGCCCTACTGTTGCGCTAACAGGTAGAGTGCAAGTTCCTGCTGTCCAATAAACATAGGAACCTGATTGACCCGGTGTTAATTGTGTATTACTTGATACTGCTACAACATCTGCTAATTGATTGAGTTTAACAGTTCCATTTGAGTCACCTGTAATCCAAACAGGGCTACCATCTCCTGATGATATAGAAAGTTGGTCATCACCTGTTGCGCTTGCTACATCAGCATTTCCAATGATTACATTGTTTGAACCGCTTGTGATATTATCTCCTGATTGATAACCGATTGCTATATTCTTTTCACCAGTATTTGAACCAGATTGAGGGCCACTTTCATAGCCTATGTGAATACCATAATTTCCACCAACGCTTCTTCCGGCTTCATATCCTATACCAATAGCACCCGATGGATTGGCTGTGTAAAGCGCATAAGTTCCCAAAGCCACATTATATGCGCCTGATGATGCAGACCCCAATGTTCTGTAACCCATAGCCACATTGTAACTTGCATTAGTTAGACTTCCTCCAACTCTATTACCAACAAGAGCGTTATATCCTCCGGTCTTAGTCCCTGAATCATATTCATGATAACCGATAACAACATTTTGGGATGCTGTTGTAGCAAGTTGCCCTGCTTTGAATCCAATGTAGGTATTCTGTCCACCTGAGTTCAAGTCAGTTCCCGCTTGATGGCCAATTAGTGTGTTATCATCAGCACTCGTAATAGCGTCACCAGCATAATTTCCAATAGCGACATTCTTCTCACCACCCGCAACAGCACCACCTAAAGCATCGTAACCAATTGCTATGTTGTCTGATTCTGTATCGAATCCATCTGCTGCTTGATACCCTATTGCTATGTTTCGTGTTCCAGTAGTAATTGACCTACCTGCTTTGTAACCTACTCCAATGTTAGCATCAGCAGTAGTATTACTGTAAAGTGCCTCATCACCAATAGCAACCATTCGGCCACCACTTGTATTATTTCGTAGTGTGCTTTGTCCTACCGCTACATTTCTTCCCCAACCACTTGTTGCAAGGAGTTGGCTTGCATAACCTATTCCTATATTGTAAGACAGGTTGTTTGCATTTTGCCCACCTGTGAAATAACCGAGATAGATATTTCCCGCACCTGTTGCGAGCCTACCTGCACCATATCCTATCCCAACATTATGCGTATTTGTAGTAACTGCTGAAAAAGCGGCATATCCTATGCCGATAGTTCCTGTTGCGGTGGTTAAAGCGTCTAACGCAGTATGCCCCAAACCTACATTATAACTTCCCGAAGTCATTGACGCAAATACATCTTTTCCAATGCCTATGTTTCCGGTTGTTGCACTTAATGTCCCTGTTGTCGGTGCTAAACCGTCACTATCTGTTTGAAGAAGGAAGCCATCTGTGAAGTTAGCAATATCCATTGATACATCGGTTAAGTCACCGATTACAGAAGCACCACCACCACCTGCGTCCTCCCATGCTACGGCTGAACCCGTTGAAGTGAGAACCTGTCCGTCTGAACCAACAGACCCGGCGATTGTGAGTATTGAATTGGGAAGATTGACCGCACCTGCGCTTGTTCCTGTAATCCATGTGACCAAGCCATCCCCTGAAGAAATTGAGAGTTGGTTATTACCTGTTGCACTCGCTACATCTGCTTTACCTATTACCACATTATTAGAGCCAGTCGTGATGTTATCGCCGGACTGGTATCCTATTGCGATGTTATGGTCGCCCTCTGTGACGGCAACTAAAGATTCATTCCCAATAGCAACATTGTATTCAGCCCCGTTGATTACCCCGCCTAATGCGGTATATCCAATTGCTAAGTTGTGACTCTCGGCATCCATGTTGTTGATAGCGTAGTTTCCAATGGCTATGTTTGAGCCGCCTGTCGTGCAAGAAGTGAGTGCTTCGTATCCTATCGCTATGTTGTTATCCCCACTCGTCAAAGCATCGAGCGTGTAGTTCCCTATTGCGATTGTCTTTTCTGCACCAGCAACAGCACCACCAATTGCATCGTAGCCAATTGCTATGTTGTCTGATTCTGTGTCGAATCCATCTGCCGCCGCATACCCAATAGCGATATTTCGTGAGCCTGTGGATATAGTAGCACCAGCAGAAGTTCCCATCAATGTATTGTAATCTCCTGTTGTTACGGAATCGCCAGCCATGTTACCAATTGCTATGTTGTAGGTTCCACCATTTGCTAAGTATAGAGTTCTGTACCCAATACCTATATTATTCGCATCTCCTGTTGAGGTAAAACAGGATTCTTTTCCTATTGCTATTGTATTGTTCGCACCACCTGTTATGTTTTTCCCGGCTGAATTGCCCAATAGAATAGAATCATTAGCAGTTGTGAGAGCCTCCCCTGCTTTGTAACCAACGGCGATGTTATAATCTCCGGTAGTAATATTTTCAAGAGCCTCGTTACCAATTGCTACATTCCATTTTGCGTGGCTACTTACACCATACATTGCACTTGCGCCTATTGCTACATTGAATCCACCACTTGTATTAGCCCCTTGATGGGCCATGAAACCAATTGCTACATTTGAATTACTTACTGTGTTCCTTAGTGCCGCATATCCTAATGCAGTATTTTTTTCGGCAGTAGTTGCTTCTTTGAATGTTTGACCACCAATTGTTGTATTGTAGTCGCCGGAAGTAATCTTTTCCTGAGAGTATTGACCAATAGCAACATCCTGAGTTCCATTTGTTATGAATTTGAATACATCTGAACCAATACCTACATTGTAATTTGCACTACTTAGTATTCCTGTCGTTGGTGCTAAACCGTCACTATTGGGTTGGAGTAGGAATGAATCAACGAAGTTAGTAGCATCCATTAGCACATCAGTTAATGCACCAACAGTGGAAGCGCCACTTGAAACAGAAGCCCAAGTATTGTCGCCTCTAAGATATGTTGAAGATGATTTGGTCCCTGTTGCAGTTAGCCCTGTCGTAGCAACTAAACCTGTTGCGTTGGTTAGAGTTAATGCAGAAGGTGTTCCTAATGCAAGTGTTCCATCGCTTGCACCTGTAAGCCATGTGACTCCACCGTCACCAGAAGAAATTTTTAGTTGGCTATTACCTGTCGCACTCCCAGCATCTGCTCCGCCAATCATTACATTGTGTGAACCGCTAGTGATATTGTCACCAGCACCAGACCCAATAGCAATGTTGGTAGAACCACCAATAATATTCAAACCTGCATTAGTGCCAACTGCAGTATTAGATGACCCTGATGTTACTTCTTGACCAGCGGCTTTACCAAACATTACATTGTTTGCGCCATCTATCAGATTCTTACCTGCTACATATCCTACTGATGTATTGTAAGTCCCTGAAGTCAACGCAGCATAGGTGTCCTTCCCAATACCTGTGTTACCTGTGGCACTAAACAAAGTGCCTGTCCCCGGTGCTGATGCGTTTGATGAGGGTTGTATCAGAAGACCATCAACGAAGTTAGTCGCATCCATTAGAACATCGTCTAGTGCACCTATGTCAGAAGCACCACCATCACCTGATACATTGGCTGGTGTGAAAGTAAGAACCCCTGTGGCTGTGTCTATGGCTAGTGAACCATTACCACTAGCACTCGCTGTCGAGACAGACATGCCACTAAGTTTGTTCTCTGCTTGGTCGTAACTTCTCCAGTATAATCCTCCACCCGCTTTGGTGTAGAGCAAGCCCTTACCATCAGCAGGTTGGGAGGGAGTTGCGCCCTCAAGAGATATACCTAGTCTACCATAAACATCCACTTTAGAATCAGCCATTGGGTCAGCGCCTGAGCCCACTGATAGTCCTCTACCACTAGCCTCAAATCTACCATACTCTGTACCTCCCGCTGAGATGAGTAAATCTCCACCTATGTCCAATGTGAAATTACCATTGGATGAAGTGGTTAACTTCTGACCAGGATTGATGGTGATATCACCATCGGTAATCGTCAATCCTTTTTTTATCTTGAAGTCTGTATCTGTTGCCAATTTATCACCATGATTTCACTGTCCATCATATTGCGAGTTGAGTTATTTGAGCCCTGACCTTGGTACTTGTGGTAGAACCAGGAGTGATTTGGACTAAGATGTTTCCGCTGTCCTTCACTACATCAAAGGTGGCTAGTTGTGAACCACTAGTATCCACTAGAGCGTATTCTGTCATGTGGATATTACCAGTAGCAGCGGGAGTAGAGGCACCAACATAGGTGAATAAGAACTCGGTCACTGACCTGTTATCACTACCATCATCCAACCACACACTTGCTAGAACCTTAGCGGCACTGTAAGCATTGGATGCTAGAGTGAACATAGTAGTAGCGTTGATTGTAGTGAGAGTAGCAGAGTAAGTGTCCATAAACACAGTGTTATTAGTGAATGTAAGTGTCTGGTTGGTCTTGATACCACCAGTAGTAGATGCACTCAACTCGAAAGTGGTACTATTGGTTACACTAGAGACTGTTGCTCCGACAGGTATGTCCGTACCACTAACTGACATACCAGCGAACACTGCGGCAGTACTATCCATTGTTATTGTGGGGTCATCGTTGTAATCACAGGTAGCATCAGTGAAACTACCTCCCTCTATTGTAATGGAGTCTTCTGCTACTACACTTCCACCAGTTAGAGTGCCTGTGGTACTGATAGCACCTGAGCCTACATCTATTGAAGTGAAACCAGATGTAATCGAACCAGCATTGAGAGCACCCACTGATGTAATCTGAGTCTGTGATGCATCGACGCTCATGTCACCAAGAACCGATAGAGTAAGACCAGTGCCACCTGATACAGTGACAGTACCATCTGCATCAGGTAGGTTAATTGTACGAGTACCAGTGGGCTCAACAATCGTTAAAGTAGTTTTGTGGTTCCCATCGTTAGCACCATCGAAGACGAAAGCATTTGTGACATCTACCTCAGTCGAATTAACCGTGGTCGTTGTTCCGTCAACTTGAAGGTCACCTGCGATAGTAACTTTTGAACCAACAGCATTATCATTACCCTTTATGGTAATGACATCAGTTATGGTACCACTATCAGTAGTAGATACAGCGAGTGTCATGGTGCCTTCTTCTGACCCATCAGCCGCAGCAGAACCGATAGTCCTAATTCTACCATACATATGGTCCTGATTATTGTCGTTTCTACTACTGAAGGTGAAGAAACCGCTAGGGTTACCATCCTCTCCAATACCAGCAGACCCAGTACCAGCAGTGCTTCTCAATTCTATAGTAGGTGCAGTAGCATCGGCAGCAGTACCTTCAACTGTGAAAACTGGTCTGTCAGTAGTACCACTGCTAATTTTGAATACGGGAGCACTGATACCAATCGCACCAATAGAAGTCAAATCAATGGTCGAGCCAAGAATGGCAGTAGCCCCACTGGTGTTACCCATTGTGAGAGCCTGATTCACAGCATTTGTACTGATATCGACTCCACCTGTTGAAGTCTCAATCTCTACTGCAGCGTTACCAACAGTGATATCATCCGCAGCCACATCTGATGCTGTACCACCACCAGTATCACTGGCCCATTCCAATAGAGTACCACTAGATGGGGCCTTGAGAACTTCACCACTGCTTCCTATGGCGGTTGGGAATGTGTAACTTCGGAAACCGACTGAACCGTCACTGTTGAGAGTAAGGGAATCAGTGACTGTGTTATTCAGAGCGACACCGAATACCATTGTAGCATCACGAGTAGTACTAGTAGCAGTCCAATCAGCCGCTGTTTTGACTGCAATCCTACCTGCATCTGCTCTTGCTGGGATAGTACTATCGAAATACCACTGGTCAAATGCAATCGCTGAGCCAGTACCAGTATGTCCGCCTCCGCCTGCACCACCAGTCGCGTTAACTGTGTTGACTAGTGTCAATACATCCTTAACAGCAGTAGCAGCAGTCGGCTTGCTAATCTCCAAGACTGAATTGGCTACATCAGTAGGTGTCTGGGTACTACTGTTCTTGGCCCCATCATATGATTTACCAATGAAATTCCCTATCGTGAATATGTCAGGGTCACCATGTAGTGTACCAGTACCCCATACTCTACCATCATTATCGGTACCAAAATCATAGTATGTTGCATTGGTTCCAGTAGCAGCAGTGTTAGCATTCCTCAGAACCAAGCAAGAGCCAGGAGCACTGTTCGCAATAGGTGATTCAGTACTGGTCTTAATCCTGACCTCAGCATATTGTCCAGCAGAAGCGCCGGGGTTAACCTGTAAACCTATGTCGAAGTTACCTGCCGAACCTCCATTCACATCAATAGCAGTACCCGCTACAGTTGCATGAGTACCAGCAGTACTGGCTATGTTCACACCACCAGTAGCAATACCGTTCAGTTTCAGATTGGCTGTATTATTCCAAACAGTGTCACCACCTACACGGACATTGTCCATTAGGACTTCACCAGTCCCCGTCGCCACTAGGTTGATATTACCACTGGTAGCGGTGTGGGTGAGGTAAGTATTGGTTGCGTTGCCATACAGTTTACCCTTGTCAGTGGTATTACTTCCAGTATACACTGCTGAATTGTTCAGAAGAACAGAGTCTATTGTGACACCAGCGTCAGCGGTCGACTCATTTATTGTGTCTGTCTCCAGGACATTAGTGTTGATGGTTTGGGATACAAGAACATCTCCTTGAGTAACTTGGAGAGCGTCGTAAGCAGCGCGTCCATGAATGACTAATTTGTCAGTGCTTGTATCCCAAAGCATCCCTAAGCCATCTGTGTCTCCATAGTACTGAACATCAGCACCTGCTTCATTAGCACCTATTGTCACAGCACCACTTGTAGCAAGTGTAGTGATACCAGATACAGCCCCTGCAAATGTAGCAGCCCCAGTCGAGGCTAAAGTAAGCAGCGTATCATCGAGAGGGTTAAGAGGGGAGTTAGCAGTGCTTCCAGCAGCACCGGCTGATTTGAATATGATACTTCCACCAGCACCTGTACCAGTACCTTGCCCACCCTGAAGTAAGAGGTCACCACCAGTACGGTCATTAGTTACACCACCAGTTGTTGTGTTACCCCCAGTGATAGTCAGTGACTTCCCATGTATACCTTGACCAGATGCTACTTGAGTGACTGTGGAGGTTGCAGTTGCCGACCCTACTGATGTAGCACCTATAAGAGCACTAGTGCCAGTGACAGTTAAATTGTCAGCAATAGTGACATTACCATCTGCTACATTCAGAGCAGTGGCTCCGTTAGTGCCTGTGATAACTAATTGCTCCTCGCTAGCATCCCACAACATATTGTCGCCAGTAGTGGCTGAATGGAATGTGACATCAACACCACTAGCATCAGTGCCAAAAGTAACAGCACCTGTAGCACCGAGTGTCGTGAATGCCCCTGTAGAAGCAGTAGTTGCACCAACAGTTGTATCATCTATCGCACCTCCACCTATATCCACAGTGCTTAGAGTGGATGTACCAGTCGAAGTGATGTCGTCAATGTGTCCAGTATCTATGTGTGCTTCAGCGAACTGGAGTGCAGAAGTACCGAGGTCTATCGAACTGTCTGTCTTTGGTACAAAGTCCCCAACCCATCGACCTGTGTTCGTAATGTCGTCTCCACTAGCATTACCAAGAGTCACTGCACCATTGAGAGTTACTGCACCAGTGAAAGCAGAAGACAAATCATCAGCGATTGTTAATGCTGTAGCAAGAGGGTTAACACTGGACCCAGTGCCCCCTCCGTCTGCAGTTTGGAAGATGATGCTACCACCAGCACCTGTACCAGTACCTTCCCCACCACTAATAGTGAGAGTCTTACCTGCAGTATTAGTACCGGAAACTGCATCGACTTGGATAACTGCGTTCTGAGCGTTACCTAAATTGAGGTCTCCGCCTTGTACCTGCAATCCTTTCTTGACCTTAAAATCTGATGCACTTGCCATTATTTCTACCTCTTATCATAGCCCAATTGCATACCAAAACGCCTTCACGGTTACCGTATCGCCGGAGTGTGCTGGCGTCACTCGCAATTGAATGTTACTGTTACTACTCTCCGCGTATACGCTGTAGGTATTGACTACAGTCGTACCTGGGTTATTGTCCTGACTGTCTGAAGATGTGACACCGTAGACCTGTATAGGCATCTCAGCGTCACTACTGATAGTACTATTGCTCTTGTAAGGAGTGGTCACTACAATCTCTGCTACCTCATACTTCTCCTCACTACTATTCTCAGTCTCTACTAGTATCTTGGCAGACCTAAAGTTCTGAATATGGAATAGGTTGAGAGGGATGGCTGTACTAGTACTACTATTGCTACTACCACTAGTGGCAGTCCCATATTCAAACCCAGCACTTTCTACTTGGAAGGTCATCTCAGGAGTAGCCTGATTGATACCTACCTTACCTGCACCTGCACCGTCTACATGCAGAGTTGCACTGTTATCATCTGATATCACCTTGAAGTCCAAGTCATCATGGTCTACATTGATGGTTACAGCAGTGTCAGTGATAGTCAACTGGTCATCATTAGATGATGTTTGGTCATCTATACCAGCAAGGGTGCTCTGTATAGTATAGAACTCAAGAGCATTAGCGCCACTATTCACTCTTACTCCTTTACCTGCTTGACTAGTGAAAGCACTAGGGGTATCAGTCAGTGTTAGGAAAGTAGTTGCAGCAGCAGAAGTAGATGTTTCATATGCTGTGCGTAACCACACACTACCCTCGAATATGAATGTAGCGCGAAACTCAGGAGCGACATCTGAATCTAATCCACTAGGGTCGAAGGTAATATTTCCTCCACCTGCACTAGCACTGTTGACCACTTCTATGATGTGACCCTCGGGGAATAGATAGTTACTGCCACTCTTTTCCGGTGCCAGTGTCACAACCTTAGTAGAAGCAGGGCTAAGGATGAAGAATGAGTCACCGTATGATGTAATACTGTAAGTAATACTGGTACTGATGGCAGCAGTAGGAGCAGACACACCCTTACTGAACAGTCTCTTGCTGACCAAAGCAGTCTCAGTATTATTCTGGCCTGCGAAGAACAGTTCATCTTTCATTTGATTCTCACCCCTGTCTTCTCCATCACCAGGACCGAACCCATAACCTGAACCACTAACGAAATCAGTCTTGGTCATACCAGCAGTCCCACTGTCTGTAAGAGTGACAGTTGTATTGCCGGCTATACCACCCACCGCCTGAGTTGCAGTCACAACTGCCCCATCAACCGTGGCGGTAAATCTCGTTCCCGATGGCCCTGATGATGTGTTAATGACATTCATCAGGTTAGTTGCAGTTACATCGTTTGATGTAGTGGCTTCAAATGTACCAGCAACAGAACTCTGGTCACCCTGCACAAAGTCATAGTTAGTTCCATCAGTGGCGACTAAGTTCACCTTGTCGGGTGTGTTGAGTTCGGTGAAATCTGTAATGGTGATGGTAGCAGTGGCTCCTATCCCAGCCCCACTCTTAGATGTGGACATCCACATGGCACCAGCATCAATAAGTGTACTACCATTTGCTGCCAATCCTAATTTCCCAGGCTCTGAGCCGAACAGCCCTCTAAGGTCTGCAGGTGACTGTACTCCATCATCGGGGTTCCTTCGTACCTGACTGACCTCAGTCCCGTCAGTAACTATGGTTGATGAAGTCAATGGGAACATATAGATTGGATTGTTTCTAAGGAAATGTCTCTTGTCATTCACCTCTTGAACATCTACAAGGTGGTTACCACCACCACTACTCACATGTTGACATCTAACTGTGGCTAAGACCACTACCTGTTGATTATCTCGAGTTGTACCTGTATCATAATTTGTGAGATATTGAGAGGGGATAGAGGGATAGAGTCCAGTACTGACTTGGACTGGAGTACCACCAACAACATGAACCTGTGCATTACCACCTTGGGAGGTCAGATAAAGGACATAGATTGACTGTTCTCCACTGGCTGCAAGAGCAGTACCTGTGCCATCAGAACCTAGAGTGATAGTAGCAGCACCTCCTGGACCACCTGCAAACTCATACAGTTGCCCATCCAAAACTACATACCCACCAGTTACAGTGAGAGTATGGGCAGTAGCCCTTACTACTGCTCCGGGCTGGTCATTAACAGCATTTCTAGTAGAACCATAGGCAGCATCCTGAAGTCTGATTATACCATTACCTTTGAGTCCTTGGAGAATGTTGGTGAGTGTTGGTGAGGCTAGAGCATCACCATCTCTAAGCCCATCTCCACCTAGCGTATTACCTGCTGCTGTATGTCCACTGAGAGGGTCTACCATATCTATCTACTCCTTGACACTCTAGTCAATCCAATCTGCCTACGCATCTTCGGACGCCGCACCCCGATTTTACTGTGCCTACGATATTGTCGCATCTTCCTCTTTTTCTGGTTCTTTTGAGACATTCTCTTGACTCGGGCTTGAGCCAACTTAGCAGGTCTCTGTGAAATGTAACTCTTAGCCATCATTCTACCTCCAGTATGAATGAAAATTTAACTTCATTCTGCCCATCCTTAGTGAAGGCTGGTAAGGCTGTACGATATACTGGTATGAATTCTCCAGTTGTAGCATCCTTGTATTGTAAATAGACCTCTTGTATATCAGTGGAATAAATATGACTAGAGTCAAAAGTTCCTTCGATTAGAAGGCTGTTGTCATCTAGAATTCTGACAGTAGGAGTAACTGTAGCCAAGGTTCTAGAGCCACCATCATCTACACTAGCGACTGTACCATCACTACCGATATGCAACTCATTGACTAGACCTGATAGATGCTCTATCAATCTCCTTTTGATTGAGTTCAACATCGGCATTAGAACATCCTCACTTTCACCGTATTCTTCACAGTTCTCATCTCATGTCCCCTACTTCTAAGCAACCTAACACTCAAACCGCTTGCTGGCACACTCTCTCCTGAAGGAGCCTGTACTGTCACACCTGTGAATGTTGTCCCACTCTTACCAGTATACTGTATATGTATAGCCTCGTTTATGATAAGATGACCTGCACTTGGGAAGCCTGTTGTCGAGGACACTGTTATAGTACCACTATTGTGAGTACCACCAGTCAATCTAGGAGCCAAACCTGTACCTATTGCACCACGACCAGCACCATTGCCAGTGTCATAATTCCTATGCCCAATTAAGAAGCCACTATGTATGTCATTACCAGCATTTGCTAGGGTGTAAGGGTCACTGTTAATTCGCTTGAGAATACTAGATAAGTTCCTAGTCAACATCTTACCTCTAACCCTAAACATGGCCCTGTCACCACTACCCATCTCTAACGCTTTGGTTTTATCATTGGGAACAGTAGGTTCCTCATCATCTATCTTTGAGTTATGGTCAATTAATACCCTTTCAATACCACTTTCGTATGACAATAATTGGAAGTCGCTACTCATGGTTTCTAAGTTATGCTCTACTTCCAGTACCGCCTTTCTACTAACCCCACCATCTATGGGGCTTCTATAATCAATAATGTCACTAGGGTACAAGTCCCAAGCCATCTGATGCCCCTTACTCTTGACTACACCTTGCGCTTTCCTGTTGAGTCGAAGTAGTTGATTCGCAGAGCGTCTAGAAGCAGTGAGTGTAGTTGCTGCAGGGTCAAAAACACTCATGGTTTTCACTATCCCATCTCTCTTTTGCATTTCTACATCATTGACTGTGACCCTATTGTTATCATTATCTGCTACAACCTTACCTTTGACTGATACACTGTTAGCCACATCCACAACAGAATCTGTTTCTACATTGGAAGCAATAAGGGGGTCTATCTGCTTGTCTATATTGGAGAATCCATCAGGAGCATAAATGAAATTTCCATATCTGTCGAAGAAGATGTGATAATTGTCATGTCTACTGATGAATCTAGCAGCATCTGGAATCGTAGTTGAGATGAAGTTTTTAGATAGGAATCTATGGGAATGTTTAGCAAGGCTAGCCCCTTTGTAAGTCGTGACTTCCTCAGTTCTAGGACCAGCAAATGGCCTACCCACAGATATAGAATTCAATGAGTGATTTTTTCCATTGAATAATTTCATGACCAAGTCACTGGTTCTCATCCCCACATCTACTATCTGTCCAGCATGGACACTAGTACCAGTAGTAAATTCTTCACTAATACCAGATGGAGTGAGTCCCCTTAGATTTCGGAAGTCCAGTCTACTACCTTTATTTATAATAGTTACTGTGTCAGGTATCATTCTACCACTTCTAGACATCAAGAGAAGTGGTGGGGTAACACCTGTGATTAGTTTCCTGTCTGAGAAGAAGGGTGAGATATTACTCTTAACTCCAGCAGCCAATGAGTGGTTCAATATCACCGAACTCTCCTCTTCTATAATGTCATAAGCCCTTTCACTAGTAACTTGGAAATCAGTATTGGTAGGTCTATCTACAGTCATATACTGTCCTGTAGTGTTACTGCTTCTCTTGTATACAGCATGGTGTACAGTATTATCTACAAACTTGGCAGTAGATACCTTAGAGCCTACACTACTTCTGATATCGTCATCTCTCCCACCTGGAACAGTATTCTGATTACCAGGCACAGGGAAAATAGCAGTACCAACCATCAGCCATCCACCTCGTTGTCAGTATGGGAACTCTCTCCACTGTGGTCACTCTTGTTGAGGTTGGTACCTGGATAGAGGGACTGAGTGTAGCGTGGTTGGACAGTGAAGTCACCTCTCCTGCTAGCATCAGCCCTTAGATGCTGAAGTGTATTATCAGCCACTGTTATTCTAGCAACTGTTTGTTTCAAACTGTTAGTGAAACCACTGGCCTCAGTCCCAGGAATAATAGGGCCAACACTGATAGGTAATCTGTAGTCTTTGGTTTCTGTAGAAATGGTGTTGTCGACAACAGTGTCATTCAAGAAATGATATGCTGGTGGATAAGGAGGATTATCTGGGGCAGGGTTAGTACCTCTAAGGAAAAATCCACCAGTAGTAGCCCTAGCATTAGGAGTATCATAGGTGAAGACCCCATAGCGACCAGCAGCAGTAGCACTCAATGCATTAGTGAATCGGTCTCGGAATATTTCTAGATGTCGATGGTCCAATACTCTTACAGGTCTTAGTAGGAATTTGATTGAGTAATCTGAGTTGTTAGTGCGTGTAGTATCAGCATTGTGACTGGTTGTTTCATAGGGATTAGCACTCCAATAGTTATTTCTCCCTTGAAAATGAGTACCCCAATTCTCATCATCCACAGGTTCTGTATAGTTTCTCAAATCCATAATGAGATTACCACCCAAAGGCCATAGACCATGAGTATAATTGAGTCGCATAACCTGTACGAAATGAGGTACATTGGAACTACCACTAGGACCATCTTTCTGCACAAAGGAGAGGGATGAAAGGTCATAGTCGGCTAAGGGTTTACTGTATGCATCGTTTGTTCTTATCCCCCCAGATAATGTATATCTACGACCCGCCACTCTATCTGTATGTAGGCTATGGGCTTCTGTCCCAAGAGCAACATGAGTATTTGCGATGCCCCCTGTACTTTCTCCTATAGTCAGAGTGTCAAGCCCAATCCGAGGAGCGATACGGGATATTGGTTCCTGCAGAACTTCACTTGCTGGTAGTAAATCATTAGCAGCCTTCTCTACATTGGAACCTGCCATGGCTTCTGGTTTCAACAAACCATCATCAGCATGTACATCCAGTCTCCTACTAATCCCTCTTGGCACTTCATTGAGTTGTAAGTCATCATTGCGTGCACGAGTATAGCCATTACCTAGGGGTGGCTCTGCAGTATTGGATGAGAGCACTAAGCCAGTAGCATCCATGATAGTGTCCACTTCTTGTAGTACATCTTCATTGAATACCGTAGGCCATCTAACTCCTCTTCCATCTCCTCTATCTCCTACTCTCTTAGCAGTAGCAGGGTCAAATAAATCGAGAGTGACTCGAGCCTTACCATGTCCACTTGGAGCAGCAAATACTTGAGCATTTCTAGTTCTATCAGTAGCCCTGTAAGCATCTTCCGGGTCCCAAGCCGGTCTGATACCAAACCCTCTTACTGGAAGCCTACGCACATCTTCTCCAGTAGTATTACCCCACCAATCAGTCATGTAGTGAGCGAGGGCTGTTGCCAAGTCTCTTCTCCTATTGGTGATATCAGTATCAGCAGAGGCTGCTCCCGCCACATAATCTCCTTGGTGGTGGCGTATAGCATAAGGGTCATTCACAATATTCCTAACAGCACAGCCGAATGGTCTACACATTCTTCTACCATGACTATACTTGACTTGCTGCCCTTTCAAATCAGAACCGATTAAGGCTGAAGCATTAGTCAACCTCTCAATGATACCAGAATAACCAGAGGCTATAGACTCAGTACCTGCAGTAGAAGTATTAGCATTAGTTGCTGGAGTATAGATAGCAGCAGTAACTGCATCATTCTGTACATATGGTCCGAATCTGTAACCAGCGTGCTCATTATCGTAGGTATCATCGAACCCTTGGGCAGACCAAAGCGCAGCCCTTGGTCTATTGAAGGGACCTCTTACACAGAAACGGAAACCGAAAGCAGCATTTCTCTTATGATTTACACTGCTGATACTATCAGTTATACCAGAAGCACTGTCATATCTGAACTGTGTTGCAGTACTTTGCTCTTGTATGATGTGGTCCGAGTCCCAGAATCTACCCCAACCAGGCCCAGCAGTTCCCCAAAGGTCCATCCTACTAGCCTGTGCACCAAAGCGTGAGCCACCAGGCCAGAATGCGCCATAGTGATAGTACAAACTATTAGCAGTGCGGGCTTGAGGGAACCAATCTCCTGACCCAGTACCCATTGAGTTAGGAGTGACAATGTTAGCCCCATCATCATCCCAACCATATCCCCTAAAGTCAAAGGGACCATCACTAGCAACATAACCAAAGTCATGATAGTGTACAGTTTCATAGTGCTCAGGTAGATGGTTGTAGGGCTTCTTATCTACAGCAGCAGCAGTTGCGCTTGCCCTATTATCAGAGTAATATGTCATGGGTCTACCAAGATTGTAATGCCACATGGATAGATAGGCGTCGGGTAGATGACTAGTGCCAGTATCACCAGTACCTGCTCTTAGGTCCTGTATATGATGAGCAGCAACACTGGATAGTTTGTCAGTATAGACTTCCCCTGGCTTCCTAGTAGTACCAGTAAGGGTCAACCTCCTACCTTCAATACAAGCGGCCCAGAATTGTGTTGAACCATTCACTTGATAGAATCTGTTCGTGGTAGCATTTTCTTCACCACTAGCCTGCCCACGATAACCATAGTTGGCTTCATATGTACCTCCATCTGGGTCAATAACAGTCAACATACAATCATCGTAAACAAACGAAACTTCTGGGAATAAATTATTATTGTCTACCAATATTTGGTCATTACCATCATCAGCATACTTGATTACACAACTAGGATTGAGTGACTCATAAGAATGTAGATACGGGTTCAGATAATGGGTAGGATAGCCAGTCATGACTGACTGAGCGCCTACGGAACCGTAACCAGTTCGAGAAAAGTGATAGTAGTGATTAGGATGATACTGTTCAGTGTTTCTCCAATTATATGAATTGCCTTGGGTATCAGTATTGACTCCTGCAAACACGCCATTGGTAAGTGTCCCACTAGCAGTGGTATATGCTGGTGACCACCAAGGCACAGTGAGAGTATAGCCTGGACTAGCAAGTTGGAACATACCAGGATAGTAAGGTAGACTCTTGCGACTCCAAGCAGGCGAGGTAGATTCATTCACTCCTAGTGGATTATAAAGTGCTAATGTCGGGAGGCTAGTAAATTGCTGATTAGGTGATGGGTCTATGTCCAAAATCACCTCATTCAGATAGACCTCACAGCCTCTGACATCAGCCTTGAGAGCCTCAGCCAATACGAAATCATAGGTGGTACCGTTCCACTGTAAGGCTATGACTGTGGCCACCTGTTGGTCAGTGAGAAGGGGGTACTGAGTACTACTATCAGCACCAAAGTCATAGTTAGTACTGAACCCCATGAGTTGTTGAGCAAATAGGTTAGGCTGAATAATAATTTGGTATGCCCCAGTCTCTAGTGGGTCTGGGAAGTTCCAATGAGTACTGTAGTTTGTACCAGCCTCTAGTTTGAGCCTATGGTCACCACTATTATTCTCAGCATCGAAGGCTAGTATACCATAGCCATCATATCTCACCTTGGTCTCTACCATCAGAGTGAATGCCCCACCATGGATATCAGATGGGGGGTGAGGGCTTGAAGGGGATGAGAACCACATCAGGGCGTTGACCCCTACACCTTCTTCCTCCAATAGACTACCATTGTCTAGACCTATGAGGCTGTTCTCCACTGAAGTGTACCCTTGTGCTTGCTCTATGCTAGTAGTAGCACCTTGGTAAGCCCTATTGAGGTTGTAGACTCTCTGATAGAGAGGGTGAGATAAATGCCCAGGCATCACAGCCATAGTAGGCGTTACATAGTGGTGTCCCATTCGAGGTATGGGCATTGGTGTCAGACGGTCATCTCTAATGGCAGTTGCTGGGCTAGCATCGACATCAACGCCCACCCAATCAATCGGTGCCTTGTCTGGGCTTTCTCCACTGACCTCAGCATGGTCTCTGAGCCTCCTAGCAGCGAAGTGGCGAGTGCTCCCAGCAGGAACATAAAACGAGGGCTTCATCATATTCCCGTTAGTGGCTGTGAAGCCTGGAGTGAACTTACAGCCAGTAAATGTCGAGCCACTGACCCCTGTGAATGATACCACATGACCATTGACAGTAAGGAATGACCTGCCATCAGGAGTCTGCTCGGCTTGCCAAATGGGTGCAGTGATAGTCCCACTAGCAGTTAAAACTGAGCCACTCACACTCACGAATGTCAGTGGATTATGAGTCATGGTGTTAGTGGTGACTCCGTTAGTAGTAGCACTGACTATACCTAGGGGTTCTCTCTCAGTGTACCCCCAACCCATCTTGGTTAGATGGAAGTAGAGTGCCCTATCATGTGGCTCATAGGAGGTCTGTAGAGGGGCCTTATCATCCATGCTCCCACTCTTACTGTAAGGGAAACCTGTACCCACCTCGCTGGTCTCACTATTGTCTACTCTTTCCCATCCCTCGTTCTCCCAAAATGGGTTGGTTGATGGATTCTCATTAGTTGAGTCGAAGTTGCTGCTCACTACAGCGTCAGGTAGGTCAGGTCTTTGAAGTCCACCAGCCCCCATGGTCTCATGTTGGTAAGCCTGCACCTTATCGAAACCACTTCTCACTAGAATGTTACCAGGAATGGTATTAGGGTCTGGTAGATTAATAGATAGATTTGGCTCATTACCAGAGCCTGATAAAGCAGGACCTTGGATATCTCTCCCCCCTACTCTTGAAAAGTCTCTAATCACAGTACCTAGAGGTGAGCCACCCTCTATCTTGTGCTCCTGACCTGAGTCATCGACCACTGTGATAGCCTCAAATTGTATCTCCTCGTTGGGTATAGACAAAGCGGCCCCTATCTCCACTGGGTATTTCTCTGCTAACTGAGGGTGGGCTAACTCCTGAGCCTGTACAGTAGGGAACACTGCAGCATTGGTAGTCTCGAACGAGAAACGAGTGTTACCATAGATAGTCTCCCCGAACTTCACATAGGAATTACCTACCTTACGCCACACCCAAGGGACAGCACCTAATCCTCTAGCATTAGAGGCAGGCATACATAGATTACCACCGTCCATCCTCTTCCAAACCACATGATTAGTGAAGAAGTTTCGAGCAGCACTCTTACCCTTCCAAAAGGAATAAGGTGCTGCTAACACAGCAGATTGTGCTGCTAAAGTGTTAGAGCCTATGTCATTGTGATTGATGGGGTCTTCCTGTGGGTAGTGTGCCACTCCTGGGTTTTCTAGCCTATCGTAGAACAGGTCCCCGGTAGGGAATAGACAAGATTCCATTGGGTACAACTCACCAGCGGTTGGAATGTTGGCTGCCCACTCACCATTACTACTAGAAGGGGCAGCAAAATCCTTAGCAAATTGTGCATCCACATGAGGGCCCCCATGAGCATAAGCAGCGAACCTGTCATTGTTGTGCCTAGCATTATGAGAGGCTATGACTGTACCACCAGTCTTGCTACTAGCAGCCCATCTCTTGTCTAGCATATCTCCACAAAGTAGTAGACCATCTCTGTCTGCTTTCGCTATGATAGGTAACTCCGCTTCATTAGATACCACAACATAGTGTCTAGGGTGTAGCCCACTATTCAGACCAGTCGAGTCTTGAGTGAATGAGGCGGTAGCCCCGGCTTGTGCATAAGCAGCAGTAGCACCATTGAGAGCGTGGACTCCCATAGCACTCCCATATGGATTGAAGCCTAGTAGAGGATGCCATGCCCCTAGACCAGCACTAATACCATGACCAGTAGTAGTCTTGGCTACCTTGAGACTATTCAGATAGGAGTATCTCTCACCATGCCATCCTACAGCACCCACTGGTCTGGTCCTGTCTATAGCATCTACGAAGCCATTGAAGTGGACTTGAGTAGCAGCGAGATGATGGAACACATTAGTATCCCAGTTACTTGTAGAAGCGTCTGCAGTATGCAATGCTTCAGGTGCACCGTTACTCCACCTCAGATTACCTGTCTTTGACCATACATAGATTGTCCAAGAGTCATCAATAGCAGCAGCGTCATGGTTACCTGCAGTAGTCCCACTCCCAATCGTAGGACTCTCTAGTCTAGCACCACCACTACGCCAGTTAGTACCTATGGTGAATGTACCCTCACCACTAGCATCATCATCATGGGCAGTGTATCTACCATAGAACACACCAGTACCTGTTTTACTGACCCTCAACCATCCCTTCTCTGGAAGATATTTCGGTAACCTCTCATCCGTAGTCAGAGTAGTGCCATTGGAATAACCACTATCTTTCACCATCCCGACATTAATCCAAGCATACCTATCCTGTCTTATGGCATCTTGGAAGGAAGGGAGGAATGTCCCGCCCATGGCTTTGAGATTACCCTCACCGGGATAGGAGTTAATGGCTGCTGAGATGATGGTAGCCAGTTCCTCTGAGTTCTGTACCCTAGTGGCATCAACTACGAAGACATCCCTAGTGGTCCCATCTCCTGTGGTATTTTCTGTTAGTCCCCTGTCATAGTCTTCGAGGGCTAGAGCACCTACTCTGAACATACTGGCATTCAGCCCTAGAGTGATGTCTTCACTATTGATAGAGTGTTCTTGATTATCAGGTAACCTATTTCCAGTAGTAGGATGTGTAGGATTCTTAGCGATAGCATTGTCCATCCAGTTACCACCAGCAGGGTACCCACCATCCATATGCCAGTGGTAATACAATGCATCAGCAGTAGTCTGTGTGAACATTGGATGTGCTATTGTCAATGATGCAGTGGCTTTACTACTAGCCCAGTGATTGGTAATGAGTGAAGCACTACTAGAGTCGAACTCAGTATTCAACCACTCACTTGGTGTACCACAAGCAGGCTCCCAGTTTCTCAGAACTCCATAGGGATACTCAGCACTCCTTTGCCAAGACATAGTAGGGGGTAGATATGGCTTGAAGAGTCCAGCCCTATCGGTATAAGTCCCACTATTCTTCCATCCCTTGCTCATCTCATTAGGGTGATACTTACCAGGCTCAGTCCCAGAGCCTCTCAAAGAAATACCACCCAGGTCATTGTGATAGACATGTGTGAACTTAGCACTCACAGTCTTAAGAGCAGTAGGCTCTTTCACACCACTACTGGCATACATCTGTATGTTCTTTGGTACAGATTGACCAGGACCAAACACAATGTAGGCTACCTCATCAGCACATCCACTGGCAGCATCAGTATATCTCGCATAAGGGTGAGCGAACCTAAGGACTATAGGAGTAGGGTGGGTGATGGTGGTTTGGTTATCTACATCACTACCATCATCTTTGTACCTAGTAGCCTTATCAGAATCATTGTCATACCCCACCAGTTGAGTAGTATTACCTGCTAAATTGCTCCCACTACCACTCTTGACATTCATATCTGGAGCCAATAGGGCATCGGCATTAGTGAATGGGGGTTGGGATTCACCTCTGTGTTGATTAAGGAATGGAGTGCCAGGGAACATGGCTAGCATCGCAGTAGTATCTAGTATGGCATGAGCCCCCATGTTCTCTCCCACATTCTGCAGTCCAGCACACCCTGTTGGACCGGAAGCGTAGGGGTGAGAGTAGAACTCAGTATAGTCATTCTGTGTTCCGTCATTGATATCCATAACCACACCACTGAAGCCACCCCCGAAGTAAAGTGGGACACTATGGTCAGGGCTATCATGAGCCCCACGGAAATAGGTCAGTGGCTCCCCGTAAGTGTTCCCTGTTAAGCGATGCCCTGCAAATTCTCTAGCCCTAGGGTCTTTCTCAGGCCCCCAAGTAGAAAGATGATTATTCTGAGCAATTGAGAAATCACTGTGCTTGTTGACCAGTTCTAGTTTACCACCGGAATCATTGTTGCCAGCCGGTACTAGTTGATATGTAGCCCACTTACCATTAGGGTCATAGAGGGTGTACAATTCTGAGAAGTAATTATCAAGAGCAGCAATAGCAGGGTCATATGGTGTTAACAACTGCCAAGGAGTCACTGTTATGGTGGTACCAGAAACACTAGTGACTTTCACTATAACATTATTAATACAAGGGGTGATGTGGTCTCCCGCATAAGCAGTGAACTTCTCACCTCTCAAGTGCTTCTTCCAATCAGATGTAGATAGTGAATCACCATTACTCTTGATGAAAGTAGGACTTACAGTATTAGCATTCTCACCTCTGAACTTGCTTGTGATATTCAACAAGGTTTTAGGTAGATAACCAGTATCAACTACTACCCCATCATCAACTTGGGTTGAAGTTAAATAAGTCTCAGCATTACCAGCATAGAGTCCTAAATCTATCTCTCTAGATACTGAAAATAAATCTCCTAAGGGAGTGACTTTCTTCTTATCATTCAGAGTATGAATCTGTATAGCAGTAGTGGCAGCATCACCCATCCATTCCTTGTAAGTTCGACCATCAGGACCATACAACTTACTACAGTCAAACTCACTTGCAGTATTAGGGTCGACACCCATAGCATATTCTACGGCAGCAGCGATGAGTTCATCCGTCACTATAGTAGTCCAGTTGAGCATAGGGCTGATAGTAGCGTATTCAGCACTCATATTGCTAGTATCAAGAGTACCTCCAGTAACACCATAGAAAGAGTGGGTGGACATAGTACCATTAGCATCACTAGCAGCAGACTTATGAGAACGAGATGTATAGCGGAAGACTTTGGTTGTTTGAGAACTAGAATGATTGTCTGTGTAAATGAAGAGACCTTCTTCAGGGAAACCTAGTAGCCCAAGATAATCCAAAGAAGTAGCAGTAGAAGCATCTGTATACCATATGTTGCTCAATGTGATAGATAGATTACTACCACTGACAGAAGCAGTAGAGACTGGATAACCTGCCGATGGTGCTTTTATACCATTCCAACTATTACCTCGCCATGTCACACTAGTAGTGATATCATCACCAACACTATCTTCTCCTGCGTCAATAGTAACAGGATAGGTAGAACCTTTCATATGCTTACCTACAGTAAAGCCCCCCTTACCTATATCTCTATCATCAAACGAGATAATTATCTCATTCTCTAAACCTGGTGGTAATACAGTATTGTTATTTGCGAAAGATTGACCCTTCTCACGGTAAACTAACCTAATTGTATGGTCTTTATCTCTGTGGTCAGTGAATCTAAAACCATATAACTCCCCCTTACCAACTTCATCTTTCGATTGTTCATCTGTTGTCACATAGGTAGAGTAAGTGGTGTTACTATCATCATTGTAGATTTTGTCAAATCTACCTCCTTTGTTGAGTATACCAAAACCCATGGAGCCAGCATCAGGTGCCCAACCTGGTACACCACTGGCTACCAATCCCCCGAAATTGATACGAGCACGAGCACGAGTCCCAGTCCTCAGACCTTCTACCATTCTATTAGCATCACCCTGTGATTCAAACGACTCTTGATAGACAGTATTAGCACCACGACCAGTGGCCATCTCACTATTTCTCCTAGTATTGGTACCTTCATAATCAGCCAAGTTATTGATGAATTCCTCATCCTCATCATCGGGTGGAACCATCTGTCTCAATGTAGTAATGGGAGCAAAGGGCCTTCCATTCTTGGTGATAGGCATAGGAGCCGGGTGCATATTCTCATCCTCTCCTTCCATTGGCATAGCCCAAAAACTACGGAATCTACCACCATGACCAACTAGAAACTGAGGTCTATACTCTGCTTGACCCTTGCTGTTGTCCAACCAAGCACAGAAGTTCCTACCAGAAGCACCTGGTACTGTACTGTGTATCACAATGGTATACCCATCATTACCATCCAAGTCCTTTACAGCCCTACCGAAATGGGCTCTAAGATACCCCATATGGGAACCCTTGTCACCATTGAATGCTGTATCATCCCAGAAAGTAGCAGGGTCATGGGTAGAGCCACCAACACTTCTACCCTGTAAAGCAGCGGCTTGATTCACTCTTCTAACCATCTCACGCACAGCCGACTCAGTATTAGATACCCCATCAGCCTGCCCTATCTCACCCAAATCAAGTGTCAATCTTCTCACGAAATCCATATCTTTCCATTGTGGGAGGTGCTGCAATCTAGATTCTGAATGTGTGGTCAGGTCAAGTGTATTTGCTCGATTTCCTTTGAGGCAAAGGAAAGCCGGTATAGCCCTAGTGCCATCAGGTGTATCAAAGAAGGTGGAACGATTCGTAGTAGCAGTCTCCAACTGATGTCTTTTCTCTGTATAATTAACCCCATAGGTTAGGTCTTCTGTTCTTACTGTACTGTTCTCTGTCCTACCAGTGCTACCTAGGAAAGAAGAGCCATAGAATATTGTAGCATCATTCATACCATAGGCATTGTGAGTCTGTCCGCTAGTAGTCACTTCCATGTAAGGACTACTCTTGTGAGCATAAGCCCCTTCTATGAAGTCAGATTGTTCTATTATTGCTGCCCCACCACTGGTTTGACTACTGTTATTTCTGTGTTTATCTTGGCTATAGAACCCATTAGCAATATCCAATCCGTTGACCTTAGGGGTAGCCTGCCCTGTCTGAACTTGCATGTGGATGTCATGGAAGGCTATGAACTCCCTGTCATGAGCCACATCATAGAGTAGTACGCGTGCGTGACCCTCCTTGGCTAAGTATGGGTCAAGGTATGCTACCACAGGAACTTCTGAGGCTGAGTATCCCAGTTCCAACCAGTTAAGTTCCACTGTCTTGTTCACATGCTGCACGAAGTTCTGAGCAGTCTCCATACAGGTGTTACCTATCAGGAAGTTCTCGAGTGGTATGCTATCACGAGCCTGTGTCCCTAGTTCTCCTCTACCTCCATTGAAACCATTCCAAACTAGGAACTCGTTGAGAACTCCGCGAGACTTACAGAATAGACCCTCGATGGCATGGGGATTGGTGTAGTGCATATTCATCCATACAGTATCACCATGCCTCAATCCACCCGGAGCATAGGGGTTGTTCCATGTCTTGTTGAGAGTATTCTTCCATGACTGTTCTCCTACCCCATAACCATCATGGATATCGAAATAGTTGGTAGTGGTTATACCTAAATTATTCTGTGAAAATTTCAATCGCTTAAGAGTGTAGATATCACCAACTGCTGGGGTACCAGATGATACTACAATCTTATCTCCATCTGTATGGTGGGTGAATAACAGTATCTCATCATCTTGATTGATGGCTTCCATCGTAGTGTCAGTCCAACTAGAGCCCGTAAAACTAGGTAGATTGTCACTGATATAGCCAGCATTAGGACTAGACCAAGATATAATCTCAAAAGTAGCAGCACCACTCTCTATCTTCTTAGCGTGTGGGTTGGCAGTAGGACCTTCCTTGAACTCGACAGCACTGACATATTGCCTAAGACCATAGTCAATATTACCACCCTGAGTCTGAACATTAGCCCGGTCATAGTAGTAGGGCCTACGAAACTCATTCTCGGTACTCTCTAATGCAGGGTCACCTCTAAGAGGTTCCCCATAACTCCCACTTACTATATTGGAAACTATCCCCCCTTCAGAGAAATTCTTCCAGAAATGTTCACTAGTCCCAGTGCTAAGAGGATTGTTGACAGTTACATACTCACTACCAGAGTTTGACTCTACGATAGCCCACTCCCCTTCAGGAGTGTAAATGCGTCTATGCATGATAGTGTTTGCTACTTCAGCGACACCAGCATTAGTACCGGCCTTCTGGACTCCTGTGATGTCTCTGAATGATGAGATAGCCTCCTCAAAAGCAGGGAAGGATTTACTGAGGTCATCAAAGTAAATCTTGTAACCAGAAGATGCACAATCCATCTTGGTGACAACAACAGCCGATTTAGTAGTGTTCTCAATCCATCTCTTGTGATAAGGACCTAGTACATCCCGGTCTGCAGGGGAAATTCCCATTGCCCTTCTTCCCACAGGGTTTGGTGCCCAAGAATGGGCTGTGAGTGTGGGGTCTAAATGTATCTTCATGCTGTTGTCAGGCCCAGGGAATACACCATTTCTTGGGTCATCGAAGAACTGGTTGCCAAACACTGGTATCTCAACTAGGGCTCTAGTACTAGCGTACTGAGTACCTAATTGGTAATCGTGTGCAACACTTCCTATGCTTTGGAAGAGTCGGTCATTGATAGTAGTCCCATCAGACACCACACTAGCCTCATCGAACAGAGGGTCAAGAAGAACATTAGTCTGGCCTTTCACTACAGAATTAGCAGTAAGCCAATTAGCAAAGGTATCTTGTTCAGACCCATCACCGTTGATGAAACGCCCAGTACCAGACTGGTCACCAGATTTGATTGTGAAAGCAGTAGCAGTAGTGTCATAGTACTCAGCACTAGCACCATTCTCTAGATGTATCCTACCACGCACAGGGAACATGTAAGTCCCCCAACTAGCCAAAGCATCTGAATTATTATTCAATGGTGTTACTGTCAAAGAAGTGCTACTAGAATCAGTCACCCTAGCCCCACCATCTCTCCTAGTATTCCACCCCAGCCTAGTCAGTGGACTCTTGTCCCATGTGGGTGTAGTCTCTACAGCACCCTGCCCAGGCCCACCTAGAGTGACAGTGACCACAGGAGCATCAGGTCTACTCTCTTTCACTATGATAGAGTCTGGTGAACCTTCACCAATATACTCAGAAGCCATGGCTGCCACATCATCCATCAATCCTCTACCTTGCATCGTTAGAATGAGACCTCTTTCAGTACGCTCACTCCTGAAAGAACTCACCCTCCCTCTTGACATTAGGAACTCTAGACTGAAGAGTGAGGGGTCATTGATATCATTCGTGAACTTACTGAGTTGTAGATTTCTACTTCTGTCAGTGGGATGGACAATGATATTCACTCCCTTATTGTCCGAGTAATTGTCTATCACATCGAACATCTCAAATGCATGAGTAGATTGGTTAGTAGGCCCTTTGTTACCTGTTTTCGCTGTTAACCTGAAATCATCAGAGTCATCAGGAATGCTTTTGGCTGCAGCACCGTTGTCTCTCAAAACAAGATGATGATATACAGAAGGGTGTGATGAGTCATTAGCATGAGAAGAATCTACACCTATAGGTGGTGAGTTCGGTGGGTCTGTAGCAACTTGTGGAGTGTAATTGGGGGGTGTCATACTCAGGTCCAATTCTACCTCATACTGCCTTCCTCCAGTGTTATCACCTGCTAGATTGTGGTCCTTGAACAGAGTATCCATCTCAGCCACTCTAGACGCTTTGACATGAATGATACCTCCTGGAGCATGGAGTGTCATAGTACCACTACCTAGGAGGGTATTGATTCTATCAGCCACTCTCTTAGTGTTGATAACCGACCCACCTGAAGGCACAGTCTTACTAACTAACAAGGCAGGACCATTGGCCCCAATTGTTCCTCCTGTGAGGTCTATCGCGTTGTAGTGAATCTCCACATATGGGAAGTCAGTGTCTCCGGTCTGCAAGATAGCCACTCTAGACTCAATCTCTGGTGCCAAATGTAGATTGTAGACATCATCAGTAGCCTCCACTCCACTAGTAGCATGGGACTTCAAAAGGAAGGGAGTGATATTGAATCCAGAACCACCTATAGAAATTATCTCATCTCTATCAGGGTCAAGAGTGCTTAAACCGTTCCTCTTTATCTGAGAGATAACTCCTGTAGTGATGACACGAGTACCATCTAAGAGGGAGTTGCTCTTGAGTAAAGATATCTGACTATTGATTGGAACTTGTTCAGGAAGGTTGATACTCTGACCATCGAACACAGCATAGATACTGTCAGATAGACCATCCACAGTTTGAGTCACTCTTTCTTTTGACGCTCTTGGAAGCATTCTCAGATATGGATGACCTGAACAATGTGAGAACTTGTGTCTACCCGAATGGCCTACTTGGAATTTAGTATCTATTGTCCAGTTTGCATTACTGACAGTATACGGGTTACCAGACTTGTTGATACTCATAGTACGACTGTGTAGAAAACCATGAAATCCATTACCACTCTCATCTATGACTGTCATACCGTTCCTATCTATTGCTTGAGAACCAAGACCAGGTGGTTGCATGGGCCTACCAGTGCCAGGGTCTAGTAACAAATCAGACCTGAGTATTACTATTAAACTATCATGTGCGAGGTTGCTAGTATTATCGAAAGCAGTTCTATCATGAAGCACCCCTCTAGACCCTGTGTCAGTAGACACATCGAAATCCAAATGGATACTCTCTACTGTGATGGACCCACTGGATGAGATGGACTTGAGTCTTACCCTCTCAGGTGCTTTGCTATTGGGCTTACCAGTCTTGATATCAGTCCCAGTTGGGTTGATGAGTAAATTGATTGAAGTGTGAGCAATCTCGACCTTCTTAGCACCATCACTATGAGTAGTTACACCAACTTGATAATTTCCTAGAGAAGGTACCGTGTAACTAGAAGGCATAGTTATAGATTCACCACTGATAAGTTCATACAGTTCTTGGACCTGTGTAGTATCTAGAGTGAGAACAGTATCCCCTGCATTGACTCCACTTTTGATATAGAACTCAGTATCCTCAACCTCTACAGGTTCCTCGAATCTCCACAGCCCAACAGTACTACTCTGCCTTACTATAGGGGCTGGTATGACAGAATCCTCATCAACACCAAGACGCAAGTGCACTCCCTCGATATAGCCTCTGAATTCACCACCTTTACCGCCTAGGTATAGGTCTGAGTTAGTTAACATGCACATAGAACCAGTGGATATATTGTTACTAGCCACTATTTGCCCATTGACGAATATGGATACTCTCCTCTCGTTGAACATACCTACGACATGCAACAGTTCTCTCCCACCCTTAGATAGTTCCGTATTATTCTCGATGAAGGACTGACCTGCTGTTGGATAGATGATACCAGAGTAACTGTCACTGATAGTCTGAGCACTTCGAGCCGTGAAGACTCTTACATCCCCTGTCTTGGTACGAGTTGTCACACTGAATACTGCAGGGGCTGGAGCACCAACACTGCCAACACTTAGTTTGAACATTCCTTCTTTGGAAGCAATTACCCCACCACAGTCTGGTCTAATCCAAGCCTCTACTGAAAAACTGGATACCATGGCTGTCGATGAAGATGAACTACCTTCCTCACTCCTCTCACCAAGAACAGGGCGGGAGGACCTAACTTCGTCACCTCCTATAGTAGTCTTGATACCTGTAGAAGCAAACTCATGTGATGGGCATACAACGCTATCGCTTATCCCATTGAAGAATAAGGAGTGACTGGTTTTCCCTATGAGTGTCATTCAACCAACCCCCAGCACGAAGTCAAGTGGCTGGAAAGTCAGGGTGGCTCTATAGATTGTCTCCCCAGCATCATATTTGATTGAAGCAGTCTTGACAGTCCCAGATATGCCAGTGTGCTTATCAGTGAAAATGAAAGGAGTACTAGCATCGTTTGTATTACTACTGGCATCTTTCAAGTTAGTGGCCATGGAACCCCCAGTGACCAAAAGGAAATTACGCACATTGTAACCAGCCACAGGGTCACCTACATTCGTTAGATTAGCCTGAGCCAGTGAGTTGTATGGTAATTGTAAACCTATGATATAATCAGACTTTTTGCTTTGGCCAAACATGAAAGAATCTTCACCTATATCCAAGCCACCAAAACTACCGAACTGACCTACTTTACCCATACCACCCAATACTGAGTTATTGGCTACTGTTGCTAGGATGTTCTGGATTTTATCTCCAGCAGACCTACAACCAGTATCTTCCACATTACTGAACACACTGATATGAGGGTCGTAATCAAGACCTTCTGCTACGAAAGTAGGAGTGTCAGTAGCCCCAGACGAGCCACCACCTTTCTGAGCAAAGTCTAATTTGGTATTCCCAGAAAGATTGGCGTTAGCACCAGCCCCAGCAGTCACTGTGAATTTTGATAGGAAAACAGCATGAGCATCCAAAACAGCCTTGATAGCAGTGACCATCCCTGCAGCCGTTGTGACACTGCTTATGTTCACCTGCATGTCAGTACCACTGGTAGTAGCACTCCCATTCTTGAGGGTCACAGTGAACTTAGTGTCATCAGTAGAAATGAATGTGAAAACAGCATCATCTAAGTCAGCCGCAGTAATACCATTTTCTAACCATGCAGTATGTGCAGTATTATCATCATCTTCTTTAGGTCTCCGATAACTGAAGTCTATAGTAGCACCAGAATAAGACAGACCGAAGTCTACAGTAGTACAATCGTCATCTATGAGGATACACTCCATAATTATCTCTGCTTGAACCATGTTCAAGTCAGCCCCAAATCTCTCAGCAGTGATAGGTACAGGTACAGTGATTAGACTCCGAGTTATATTGACTTGGTAGTCAGTGCAATTTAGATTGACCACTTGACCATCCTTTCTCAGCAAGCGTATAGGTACTCCAGCCATCAGTATCTACCCCTTGTTGGATTCCCACCTAGTCTCCTCAGTTCTTGGTTGAGAGCATCACCAATCTGACGAGCCAGTGCTCGCTTATCAGTTTGGTCAGTCACCCCACCAACATCTATGTTCATAGTGATATTGGAGGTACCCCCTCCCATCTCATGGTTAGGTGTGATACGGCCAGAAGACCCAGCGGTGAACAACTCAGGACCACGCTCTCCTACAATGTAAGAGCGCCCTGCTCTAACAGGACCACCATCAGCCAACATTGGTATTGTATCTCCTGCCCCAAGAGGACTAAAGTTCAGTCCCGGTATAGCCATGGAAAGCATGGCAAGAATGAAATTGAAAGGTGTCAATAGAATGTCTATAATCAAATTGGCCACCCAAATAAAGATGTTAGCGATTCCCTTACCTATAGCCTTGAAAGCGGCCCAGAGTGGTTCGCGGAACCTGTAAATCATGGCTACCATCAAAAGCAATGCTGCTACCCAGAAGAATGGAATTGCTGCAAATAGAGCCCCTATTGTCGAGGTGGTACCCAACGCTGCTGAAACTAAGAGCATACCAACATAGAGTGCTGCAGCACTCATTATTCCAATTACTACTGACCAAAACCCTGACAATTTACCAGAAGCAGCAAGGAAAAGCCCAGCAATACCTGCAATTATTAGACTCCCACCCCATCCTAAAGTTCTGACGGCAAGTTTAACGATGAGCCAAAACAGTTTCAATATCTTACCTGGACTCATTAGAATGAAGAATGCTGCAACAACTCCACCGATAGTCTTGATAAGGGCCGTTCCGAAACTATCTCCTTGTGCTCGAAATCTCTTGAAGAGTGCCACACCTAAGACAACAGCCACAAAGAGTGGTCCGAAAAGACCTGGTAATAACATCAAGGCTACTTTGAAAAGAATAAAGGCTGGTAACAAATAAGATTGAATAGAGCCTACCATATCCCCTTGTAACAAATCAATTATTTTCTGTAGACCTGCTGAAAATTGAGGGAAGTGTTCAGCAACAAATTGCGCGATGGGGGAGGCTGCACCTTCTGTGGCTAATGAGAATGCAGCGAAGGCGAAACCTATTATCCCTAGGAGTCCAAGTAAAGTCATTAGACTAGCACCAAACATTAGGAGCATTTTCCTTCCTTGACTGATATCACCATTAGCATCGACGATAGTATGCCTATACTTCTCCCACATCTTCTGCCCCATTTTGGCAGCGCCTGTACCTTTGAGTAAAGGTGCTATGAGATGTCGTTGTGCAATTGTAAGGTTCTTATTGGCATCTTCCATATCCTTAGAATCATTTGAATACTTTGTTACGACCTTAGACAGATTACCGAACCACTTGCCTACTACTTGTGCTTTACCAATGACACTACCTTGCCATATGTTGACTAGTTTCTGTTGAGCCTTTTCAACTACACCCATCTGTACGCCATAATTGTGAGCCTTACCACCAGTGGCTTGGAACTGTTTAGCGACATCTTCCAGCGCCAGTACCTTCAAATGCAATTCTTCATTGGTAAGAACATCTGTCATATCTACCACCTCCCCTCACTATGTGGCATAGGCCCACCCATATTGGTACCCGCTACTCCCATCGAGGACTTGGATTCTCCGGTCTGCTTCTCCATTTGCTCTGCCTCGTGAGCAGAGGCTGCCGCAGCCCAAGTGAACATCATGCCGAATTCTTCGGCACTCAAATCGTCGATGTCTCTGAGGCTGAGCCCATAGTGTTTCATGACAAAATAAATCGAGGACTCAAGACCTAATGTCGGGTCCTCTTTCCTCCCCCTTAGGAAATTTAGATTGTCATCTATGCGGTCAGCCCATCCTCCAAAGGGCCAGCCACCAAATCCTGTGGTTGAGGTAACAATGCTGTAATCTTATTTGCAATATCAGGTTTGAGTGCGTAAAGTTGTGCTTTGGTCATTGATGGCTCAGTCTTGTCTATACACTGAGCAATCATGTACTTCCAGTAATTGGCCAAGTCTATGTTGACCTGACCATCTGGTGTTAGTTGAACCACTTCTGCGATAGCCTTCTGGGTCTGGAGAAATGACATCTCCTTTATCCATACGCGCAGAACTATGTCTGGCTCGTCTGGGTCCACTGCTATATCGTGGGGTGTAGTTCCTGATGAAACTAACAGGCTATCAATGTTGGTTATTAAGGTCTTATTGTTCTGTTCCTCCTGACTCACTTACTTCGCCCTCCTGGGGCACCTCGTCGCTAGAGACAGCCTCTTCCGAGGGGGTCTCTACAGTTTCAGCCGGAGCCTCTTCCGAGGGGCCAGCATCATCTGCTTCCAAGCGGGCAACAAGTTCCGCCTTGACTCCGCTAACAGTCAGACCACGCTCACGCAATAGGTCTTGTAACTGTGATACAGTCATGGAATCATATGTAAGTTCAGGTTCAGGTTCAGGCTCTACAACCTCTTCTACTTCAGGCTCTACAACCTCTTCTACTTCAGGCTCAAGTTCTACCGCCGCAGCCATCTGCACTTCCTCGGCAACAGTAACAGCATCAGTCTCTGTCATTAGTTCTTCAGGGAATGGATTATTGTCAGTTACTGCATATTCTGGGTTGAAGAAATCTTCCTCCACCTCAGGTTCAGGCTCAGGCTCAGCCGCTGCCAGTTTCTTCTTCCAAGGGGCTTTTCCCCTACCCCCAGGATGTAAACTCCATCTTGCCATATCTTTCACCTCAAGAATGCAACAACGCATCATATGCTAGAATTTTAACATGCTTCGGAAGTATTGTCAACTCATGCTTGATGACCCCTTTATCCTCAGGGATTTGTAGAGGGGCCTCGGTGATGATGTAATCATCTATGATGACATATATCTCCTCTCTGTCACTCCCTGCTCCATCCTTGACTAGATGCAGCGTGATAGGTTCACTGTAGCCTTTACTTCTAGCACTTCTAAACTCATGCCATAGAAGGGGGTCAGTAGGTAGAATCTCTATCTTTAGGTTATACTCCACTTTACCCTCAACAGCCAGTGAAGGGTTCCTGCTACCAGCGAAGGGTATCTGTTCCAAGGACTGGCCAGCAGTGTTACGGGGTTCTACCGCTGGGTTGCCTCTAACAACTAGGTGTTGAGCAATATTGTTCTCACCACCCAACTCAAACTTGGTCACTTGGGCTAGATTGGTGCCGAAAGCAGTGATTGTACCATTATAGAAGAAGAACGGTTTCTCAGTATTGGGAGCAATACCAGCCGTCTTCCTCTCCAAGGGCCCATTAGCGATATTCTCGAACATCCTATGAGCAGTGTACCTGTCACCAGGATTAGAATCCTCTAGACGACCAGTATCAGTATAGCACATCAGTGCATCGAAGTCGACCTTCATCTTGACCTCTGAATCTGCATCAGCAGTGAGTTGCCAAGACTTGACCTTACAGCCCTTGTAAACTCGAGTGAGTTGCTTTGTGTCCGTCGATGACCCAGGTGCATTGGAAGTCTGCTCTGTACCATAGGAACCGACATCTCGACTCCTCATACTGGTCTCTAGAGAGAAAGAAGGTTGATGCCACATACTCCACATGGCTCTCTTCTGTCTGTTCTCAATCTGCCCATAAGCAGCAGTAGTAGTAAGAAAATTAGGACTCCCAGTGTCAGCATTATCTGCCATAACTATCTTTCTTACAACTGCACCAGCGGCATGGTCAAAATTGAATGGGTCATCTACATAGATACGGTTGTGGGTGTTAGTGCTATCTGTAGCAATCACCCTCCTTATCTCTGACCTTTCACTGCTATGGAATTGGGTCTGTGTACCAGTCCACTTAGTTCTAGCAGTGGGCTCAGTAGCATAAGGAGTTAAGACTTCAGTAGTGTCCTCTACAGTAATATAATCACCGATAGCAGGGAAAGAACCATTCACTGTGCCGTTAGAATTCGCCCTTAGGAATGAGACATAGGTATCACCCATGGCTATAGCACTTGTGTTAGTACCACTATCCACTGATGCTGCACCTGTTGGATTAGTCTCGCTCACAGCCTCGTTACCAAGGGCGTAGTAGAGCCATCGTGCACTATGCATCATAGTAGATAGGGAGCCTCCTTCATTATCCATGTGCTGAGGCTCCTGAACTACAACTTGCCTCCCTACACCCACGATGTGGGAACGAAAGACTTCAACCTTGGTTTCTGGAAGCGTTATTTCAGCAGCCAAACCGATAAACTGGTCAGTGAGAACTGACTCATCACTGGTCTGTGCATTACTATTATAAATCATACCTGCATCTAGAGTAGGAGTTCCCAGAGTCTCAATCATGAACTCATCACCAGTGGTAGAGGCACCTGTCCTTTTCATAGCAGGAGTTACTGTGAGAGTATTACCTTCATTAGCAACAATAGTATACATATTACCTTTAGTGTGGTCATCATCACTGTAGTTACCATCACCCTTAACTCTCAGTTTGGAGCCAGCGAGTAGACCCTTAGGATATTTCAACTCTTGAGCCCTGAAAAACATCGTATCATACGAAGAATGGCTTCCGTTGGTATTGATAGCGACTCCACTGAATGTCAAAGTGGTAGTGTCGCCATTAGATGCGGCGGTGACAGTAAGCCCACCCCAGGCCCCATGTGTTAGTACTATTCCTGTTTCGTGACCGAGAGTTACTTCGGCCAAATCGCCCTTGTAGATTGTCTGCGGCATGTCCTCTCACCCTATGCGACTAGTTCACTGAATATTACGATTTCGACCTGAAAGGTCATTCTATGTAGATGCTTGGTCCTATCTGACAAGTCAGTCCTCGTCTTATAGAGTAGTCGGTCGTAGTTACCAGCGTCCCCTTTTCTCTTACTATGAATGATTCTTCTCACTTCATCTTCCATATTCATCAAATGACTTCTACCTCGTGTAGTTCGTATGTCGATGGTTACATTGATTCGAGTGTTGACATAGTCATAGAATATCTCAGGTTGCTCCTCGTTATGAGCAGTCTCATACATAAAAACGGCATCACTGCGGTTAAGGTCGAACCTCTTACCTCTACCAGGGTCTAGTGTGGTGATGTCCATTATCACTGGCTTTCTCTGACCACTGTTAGCACGATTCCAACTCGTGTCGAATAATGATACCAAAAGTTCTATGGATTCAGCCATATCAACCACCATCAAATGCCCAAGAGTTGTTCTTTATCCAATCTTTACCTGCTGGTGAGGAAGGGTCGCTACTCAGGTCTCTTGGGCTGTTACTGACAACAGCCACATTCTTGTTGGCTTTTTTAGTCTCTCTACGCTGAATCTCACTTTGAATGTCCTCCATAAGTTTATCCAGTTGTGGTCTAGTCAACCTCAAGATGTGATTAGAATCCAAGGTGGGGGCATCTACCCTCTCGTTAGGACTATCGTCCTGATTCTTAGGGTCATTCAGCCAATTTTGATGGTCCTCTTCTTCTCCCCGCCTATGAGCCTCCTCATCATCTGGGTCTCCACGAAAATCCTCGTTGTCATACCATGCTTTCTTGAGATTAATCCAAGTCAAGTCAAACGCACTCATTCTAACAACTCCCTACCGATTGGACTTTCCACTGCTGCTTGACGCTCTGCCATACTCTTAACCCACTGGTAATCCGCGTGCTCCTTGGGTAGGGCACGCCCGCTCTCATCTATGAGATTACCGGCGTCATCAGCCTTGTATCCTGCAGCACTAGCAGCAGCATCTAGAAACATTCTCCCTTCAGGTGACCAGATAGATTGCTTTCTAACATTCTGTATTGTTGGTTTAAGACCCTCCTTTGCTTTCTTGAATATGTCATCAGTCAATGTTAATCACCTCCATGTAACGAGGTAGTGTCTCAGCAACCTGTTGCTTGAACAACTGGTACTTGGAACCTAAGTCTATGTTCTGAGTCCCTTCAGGCATTAGGACGCTACGGTCATCAGACAAGAGCAGGTCCATGGCTACCATCTTGGTACAAATATCCTCTATTGCTTTTTCAACATATCGCTCACCATAGACATAGGTAGCCTTCACTGAGTTCCATTGGAAGTAGGGGTAAGTGTTGTTGAAGTAGATGATACCTAGGTCATAGTCACACCACCAGTCACGAAGCCTAGCCTCATCTCCTGTGGTGCTACCGAAATAGTCTATCTTGAGTGCATACTGTGTGATATCAGTCCCATTCGACAGTGCCGCAACAAGGCCACTGCTAGCCAAGTCAGTCACTCCTGTGAGTGTAGTGGCAGTCTTTGCTGTATAATAGGCGCATTTGACAGCAGTGCCCGTACCAATGCAGATAATACCATAGGGCACCAAGGCAGAAGTATCGGCTAGTGTGATTGTAGCACTACCAGAACTACCTGATACACCAGTCACTGTGAGGACGGTGTCTGTCAGACCAGTGATGCTCATACCAGTGTGATTAGTAATAGCCACAGTAGAGTTCTCTCCACCTTCACCACGATGCATACTGGTCAGTTTGATTTGCCCTGTGCCATAATCAGCGTTAGCAGAAGTCATGAACTCATGATGGACATTGGCTGTCTCTACCCCAGTAGCAGTATTGGCTGTCTGGAGTGTGAATGAAGGTGAGAATGCTGCACCCGATTTACCCTTCCTTAGGTCCTTGTTAATGAGGTCTGAGAGTTCCTGTGCAGTAGTAGTTACATCGAATGCATTACTCCATGTACTGGATGTACTACCAACCCGTAAAGAGGCTACTCCACCACTCCCAGGACAAAGAAACACATAGTCGTCAGTGGTAAGTAGGGAATTATCGAGTATCTTGAGTCGAGCCTCTGCAGAACCTACTTCTCTGTACTCCTGTCCCTGCCATATTTCCAGTCTCAGTATCTGTTGGACATTGCGGAACATGAGTGGAACTGTACCTACATAGTCAGTATAGTACCTTCTCCTGTAGGGTTTGTATGTGTCGAAATTGAGATACTCTGCTGTTTGCAGCATTGGCCTCCATGAATTGTTACAGAGGTTATCTATCTTGTCTTGCATGCGTAGAATCATAGTCTCTACGGCAGAACGGGTTACCCCCCTCCGCTTACCGTTAGTGAATGACTGTAGATTCTGAATAGTAGCATTGTCAGCAGTATCGTAGTCCCCTGTGACTCCACCACTCCATGATAGTACCACATCAGTACCGTCTCGAGCAACACTAGTTAGGACTACAGTCTCTCCCATCTCAACATCACTCGCTATCTCTACACTATCTCCAACCTCAAACCCAACTATGCGTTGGTCAGCAGGGACTATCTTGGCAGAAGTAGCGCTGGTGTTAGAATCCGCTGTGAGATATACTGGGTCAGGGAGTGGAATCTGTAGAATGTCTGCTACCTTCTGAGCACTGGAATAAACTAGGTCATTAGGGAACAGAGGTCTAGGCTCGCGTTCACCTGTCTGGAATACTATTGGCATATCATATCATCCTCGTCTTTTCATAATCTCTGATTTTCTGCGGGTCTACTGACCCTGGATTGTTTTGCTCAGCAACAGTAAGTTGTTCTCTACGCGCAAATCGAGGGGCATATGGGGATTGCTTGTACTTCTGTTTAGTCTTGTCGTCTGTAACTACATTCGCAGACCACAACGGTTTGAGTATTCCAGTTTTTCTACTCGTGTCCTTCTCACCAAGTAACTTATGCCCTACCTTCTCTCTGAATCTTCCTAGTTTCCCTCGTAAACCTGTACCAGCATCTACCATACCCTCTTCAGCAAGTGGGTTACCCGGTTCCCCAATCGCTTGTTGCACTGGGTCCACAAAAGCCTCTCGAGCAGTATCCTGAATTTCATTCCCTACTTCCATTATGGAATCACCCCAACCTTGCTTGGTACCACCAGTATAAGTCGGGTCACCTTCTCTTACTTGGCTTGACGGAACCATTCCCATTGCTGCATTATCCATTCGCTCACCGAATTGCTTCGCCTTATCATATAGCGGACTCAAGCCCCCTGTTATGGCTGCACCCCACCCTTGCTTCAATATTGCGAAAGATATATCCAGTGGGTATGGGCCTTCTGCCCTTTGCAAATCAGGACCTTGCTGCTCATACTCATCTTGGTGTACTGCACACCACCTGGAATTTCCGGTACTCAGAGCATTGCACCAATGGACATCACATTTCATACCTTCACATCCACCTTTCCTAGATTATACTCCATTGGCTTGCTGCAAGCACCGCAGCGCTCCAAGTAACAGAAATGGAGCATGCCGCAGTGCTTACAGCGGGTACCACTGCCGATGTCTATGACATCTCGTATGTTTCGTGAGCGCAGATTTTGCTCACCAATTTGGCCAGCGAGGCGCTCGTCAGACCCTGCTTCTGTACGAACGCTCTCGCCGGTTGCGTAGTTCCACCCTTGTTTGGACAAGCGTCGAAGGTCTTCAGCATCCATAGTCGTCACCTTAAGCGGTGACAACCACGACATATAGGTTTCCCAGCATTAAATAACTGGTAATCCCTTCTACTGTCTTACCGTTTGTGTAGTCATCCAAGACCTTCTGTATGCCACCGGCCACAGAAGCGCCAAGTTCTATTGCCTCGGAAGGCTTGAACTCGTATATCTTAGTATCTGTCATGGGGTCTTACCCCCAATCAGCCACGGCGTCCCATTGCCCACCACTTTCCGTCGAGGCCGCCTGCTACCACAAGAGTCAGGGTTGCCGCAGCAGTCCCGTCAATCTCTGTGTCAGTAGCACCCGCACCGTCGCCGTTAGCACCTGCTGAAACTATCTCATTCAAGAGGGATGACAAATCAATGTCGCCCCCCGTAGTGCTGCTAGTGTTGGTAAATGTGCCGAATACCATTAGTAGGTTTCCCATTGTACTGGGTCTTTGGTCTATTGTAAAACTAAATGCCATAATTATTCCTCCTCGGTAGTAACCCCGTCCGCCAAGACTTCAGTTACCATTGTCAACATTGTCGCCTTCGTTGTCCGAATAGACGAGACTTCCACCCCATTGTTCTCTAGCCAGATTTTGATGTCAGCCTTCAACCAGTCGTTGTCTGGTAGGCCGTCATCAGTATTCTCTGCAAAGAGAACGCCGGGGTAGTCATCTTCAATTTGCCAATGGTCACCTGAAAATGCTCCGCGTCGCTCATCCAACCATACTTGGGTAACAGCCACTGGTGTGTGCCTGTCATAGTACCCGTACTTAGTACGGACAGCCCGCTTAGGGCCTCTCCAAAGTAGTGTTGGCATGCTGGGTCACCTCAATCAAGATACTATCGCCATAAACCCGGTGCTTCCAGAAAGGGTTCCTTCGCAAGCGAAGGTGATTATCCCTGTTCCAAGCCCTGCGTCTACTGAGCAAGATGTCGCTGCGACTCCTGAGCCGCCAACCACTATTGCGTGAACTGTGTCACCATCTCCACCAACTGTGAAGGCGTTGTTGTCCTGCACCAAAGTGCAAGTACCCACAACTAGTTTCAGTCCTCGTCCTGCCGTATTTGTTGTATCATCGTTTGCTGCTGTAAAGCCTGTCAGACTACCGGGGTATGCGTCTGCTGCCCCTGCTGCGCCGTCCAGCCACCTTGTATCGGAGCCCAAAGCCCCTGCATATAGGTCTAGTTCCAAGTCGACGGTCATTACTCCGCCGCTTCCTGTGCTTCTCGTAAATGTTACTGCCATATCATATCACCTCTGTTATCTCTCCATAAACCTCACTTAAGGTCACGGATAGAACCTCCTGCGCCGAAGAAAGAGTCCCATACCTCACCCATGGTTCGGTAGAGCCCCTCTTGGCCTAGTCTGTTGATGGCGAACGGGTCGCCGGTTTCGATACCCGACTCGAAATATTGGGTCGGTATAGCAGTCTGGAACCACAAGTAGTCCGTATCAAAGTAGTAAATCCTCGAGATTCCACTCGTGTCAGTTACTACATCCTTGGACGGAATCAGCGGCACGCCGTTGTAGGTAGCCACAATGAATCCGGCCTCGATACCAGGCACACCCTTCACACCGTTGTAGGTGGGGGTGACCCTCTTCGATTCCATGAATCTCTGCTGGCTCTGCAGTAGTTGTTGCACACGCATCAGGGTATCGTACCCAGTCAGCATGACCTTGGGGTTACCACCTCGAACCCAAATCTGCTGGAACAATCCGTCCAGTTGATTCAGGCTTAGGTTCCTGTTAGTGTTAGCCGCAGCCGACACATCTACCTCAGCACTGTGGAAGTCGGAACTCCCATCGCGTGTGATAGAGTATAGGTCGTGGTCTGTAGTAGCACTCACATGGCCTGTACCAGTTGTCATCGAGTCTGGGTCCGAGGTTAGTCGGTCCAGTGACTCGAAGTCGTTACCCGCTGGGGTCTCGACATCTACCAATAGCATCCTGTTGATGTGGTCAGCGTGGTGCTTCCCCATCTCTTCCTTGAGCACTTGGCGCACATCTCCGAGACCATCATCCTTATCGGAAAGGAACATGGACACTTCGCTCAGGTCGAACGAGTGGCCAATGGTCTTGGGCTTTGCAGCCACATGCAGGAAGTCAGGCTTCGTGGTGTCGGGCAGTGTGGCGTTCTCAGCCAGACCTCCACCAACATCGAACGAAGGCTTGGCAGTTATGATGCGCCATCCACTTCGCTCCCACGGCTTCTTTGGTAGGATGCTGAACGCGTTGAACTCTTGATTCAACTGCGACCAAACCTTCCTGCCATAGATTGCCTGGTAGGTACCAGCCGTGGTGCTCAGAAGCGGTGCATCCGCCTTGAGTATATCTCCACTGCTGTAGGTGTACCCGGTCAATGCGGTACCACCGTAGTAGTATCGCTCCATGTCCTGTATTGTCCTTACATAATTACGCGCCATCAGTTATCACCCCTTAGAGCCGAGTGTGCTAGTCGGTGGACATCGTCCCACGACAAGGCAGCCATCTCGGTTGTCTCAGGAATAGTTACTCTCGAAGCATCTGCAGATTTCTGGAAATCTTCACCAGGTGTGGTGGAAACATCCTCAATCCTACCGCTTAGAGCGAGAACTGCTTTCTGTAGGTCTTGTAGAGGCCCACGCGCATCGAATGATGACCTCTCGGTCTCATTCTGACTATTCTGTATTTCTTTTTGTAATCTTATTGAGAAGTTGTTGCCTAGGTCAGACTTGAACTGCTGCTCAAGAGCAGCGGCCTTGTAGACCTGATATGCTTCCTCTACTTGTGCAGAGGAAACCATTTCCGGATGGATGAACTCATCTGTCTTGATGACGGTTTTGTTACCACTCGGTCCTGCACCCATATTCATCTTGGGTCGCTTACCGGAGTCATCCTCACCAGCGCCTTCGATACTACCCTGTCCACGATGGTCGTAACCATGAGCACCCTCTTGGAGGTAAGCCTTTTCGACTCCCTCTGTGTTATCAAAGTGACCGCGAGCAGCCGATGGGTCATACCCAGCAGACTTCACAGTCGATTCTAGCCAGTCAAGATACTCTGTGGTAATCACATCGTCCATCTTTTCCGTTTTCTCAGACTTCTCAGAAGATTCTTTGTCTTCATTGTCCTTTGCTACATCAGCCTTTTCTTTGTCTTCCTTTTCAGCATCGTCTTTGCCTTTCTCAGCATCGTCTTTGCCCTTCAGGGCAGACTCAGCCTCGTCAACATCGTCTAGCCTCTTGGATAACCTTTCCAAGACATCCTGTAGTTCTGTCATTGCATCTGTCATATTTTCACCTTTATTTATTTCAATTTTATCCTCTTTCAGGATTCGGAATTGGGCCTCTGGATTGATGCCCTTCTCGCAGATGGTAACTTCATGCAGTTCCATCCTGCGTATTTCTCGGTAATCTCCTCTCTCGGAGTTACTCTTGTTGACACGCTCGAAAGCCTGCCCACCTATTGAAAATGATTTGAGGTTACCCTTTCGGATTTCTGCGGCTACCTCACGAGCCTTTTCGATATCATCACGGAGTTGGATAACTACGAACATACCAGTATCGTCTACTTCAGACTTCCAGACACGCCCACTACTATCCGAATACTCAGGAATGACAGAACCAACTTGGATATTTGAATGAGCCAGTTGCACATTCCTAAAGCCTGGAGAACCCATGAATTTCTTGAATGCTTCTCGTAGTGCGCCCTTAGTTATCAGGTCCCCTTGTTTATCGACCATTTCAACTGAAGCATAGCCGGCAACAACTAGGTCTCCAGTCCTACCTTTGATGAGAATAGGGCTGTCTAGCGGTGCTTCCATCATCAGCATTGCCCAAACAACGGGTTCTTATGGTATTTGAATCACACGGAAGAAACATCGCGAGAATCCTGAGAAACGGTGAGATGTTCTGGCTTTTCATCACTATCTGGTGGTCTAGCCTTGGGGCAATCTTCCATATCGTGACCCATGCCTTGTTTACATTCTTCTCCCTTTTCAGCACCACACCAACATGCCTTAGGTTCAGACTGTCTAGCAGCAGGGTCATGGTCAGGCATATCATATGGTTCAGTTATATCAGTAGGCCCATGAGGTGATTCTATGGGAGTACCATAATCAATACCTAGAGCCTTAGGACCAGTCCAAGTAACCTTCTCTTTGAGCATACCATCTACTGTCTCTAATGCTAGAACTACAGTCTTGACGACTTCAGGGTCTTTGAGCAACTCATCTCTTTTCGGTAGCACCTTCTTTGGCTTCTTATCATGATTAGCCGCAGGCTCTGGTTCTATCTCTTCCTTCTCTCCCTCTCTTTCAGAACGCAAAAGAACTGCAGCCAGCGGTGACCAATATTCCATTTGGCTTTGAGTCACTCTTAGAGTATAATCATCTGGGGAATCTACATCTTTCAAAAGAAATGCATTCCCAGACACTTCTGTTTCATAGACTACATGTCCTGTAGGTACATCTATGTGGATTCTCCCTTTCTTAATCCGAACCTTGTGAGGTACATTACCTTCCTGCCTGTGACGCAGTATCTCCAAAGTCTCTACACTGTCAGTCGCTCCACTCTCAGATTCTCTCAGATAACGAGGTGCATTTAATCGGTAAACTGAATAATTCCTTCTAGCCGAATGAGAAATACCTGATGTCTTCACAGTTATGTACATCCCCTCTTCCAAACCTGAACGCGAGACTGTACCTACATCCATGTAATAATCCCCATCATAACGAACCGCCCTGTTACCAATTGCCTTAGCATCCTGTTCATACAATGGCCCAACTCCAATCAGATGGTTATCAACCCCAGAGGAAGATAGAATTAAAACATCAATTTGATGGTCTGGCGTAAGTAATACCCATTTTGGGTGCCTCATTTCTCCACGCATGTAAGTGGACTCAGCATCTCTCAATAGGACCTGCTTTACATCAGGTTCCTTCATGAGGTCCTTGACTGCTCTCTTGAGACCCTGCCCATCAACTCTCTTCGTATTTACTGGTGCTGGAGTACTAACCTTCTCAGTAGACTCAAAGTGAGCCCTTAGATGCCTGACTCTATCTTTGGTGGGCTTATTACACAAATCATCATCTTCACATTCCAAGATATCCACAATACATAATCTGTCTTCATCCCAAATGGCATCTATTAAGAAATCCTTGTCATGAGCATCTTTAACACCGGTCTTAATTTCATTGGGTAGAGTAACAGATTTACCTTCTGCATCTCGGGCTTTAACCTTCTTACCTTTCTTCTCTACAATAACTCTTGTACCAGCAGGCCATGAAGTAACTACCCAATCATCAGAAAACCCTCTGAGATACTCTAAATCATCAAGGTCAAAGATACGATGCATGGCTTTAACAGGAGCAGGTTTACCCTTATCCCTTTCTTCCTCTTTCAGGAGCAAGTCTACATCAGTCAAAACATCCAACGAATACCTCACCTCATCATCCTCCGTATACTGGAGTGACGCTCCAATGTTAGAGTTATCCCCAGTAATAGCAAGTCTCTGACCGAATGCTGAATTAAGAATATTAGAGTGGACAGTCCTATAGGGAGTAGCAATGGCTGTATCTCTCTTTCCCTCTTGCATCTCCTCATGGCCCAAGCGTTGGTCTCTTGTAGGGTCTTGAGAATTGTTCTGGTACTCACCACCTACACCAATATCCCAAGGGGGAGTAGGAGACCCTCTACTATGAAGGTCAGGTATATGATTCTCGACATCCATAGTGAAAGGCATAACTTCTGACTGGTGGAATGAATCATGTGCATGGACACTAGATAGATTCGAGAGTCGTGTTCTATTAAGATTTATCACACCAGGCTCGCTATCATCACCTATCTGTTTCATACCAGAAGAGCGATATGACCAAGGCCTAGGTTGATACTTGGGATTGATACGACCCCGAAGGAACAAAAGTCTACAATATTCTCTCATTACATCTTGGGGGTCATTCTCATCAAATCGTTGGTGTGAAGCGTGTTCTGGCAGATAATTAACCTTATCTAGTTCACTTACCAAATCCTTAATCACAGGCCCCATAGCAACTATGAATTGATTGAGTGTTCTATGGTCCTCTATACTATAATCTGAATCGTGCTCATCACCTACAGTATTCAAGATGCTTTTTGTATTCAAGGACATCTGAGCCCTACTACCCCTTTTAGCCCTCTCCACATTCTTCGTCCTATGCTCAGGATGCTCATCTGAAAATGGAGCGTCAGACTCTGGAATATACCAAAGAGGGTCATCACCTCCATCCAGACCTTTCTCATAATGGTCTGCTTGATACATGGCTTTGTCATGGTCCTGTTGTGAAGTCTCGAATAATTTCTTTAATTTGAAGGACATAGGTTGACCGCTTTTCGTTTTCCAGTCCTCTGGAGCCAAGCCAGGTTGACCAACCGATTCAGAACCCCAAGAGAAATGTTGATTCATGATATCTTCAATTGCATCCATCAATCCTTCATATCGTTCATCATCTCCATATCGTTTGTTGGTAAAAGCACGCAGAAGGTTCAATCCTTCTACATTCTGCCCTATACCTTCGTGGAAGGCCTCATAGAAAGGATGGTTTGTGTCCATCCCATGTTTGGGCATGACGAATTCCTTATGACCTTGCACACTGTTCACATTCAAATCAGGACTTAGGAATCCTTCCTTCTGTTCATCAGTGAAGTTATGACCTTGCTTCTCTAATTGCTCAAGGAATAAGCCTCTTTTAACAGGGCCATGACGGTCTGCATAATTCCAAGCCAATTCGTACAAGTGGCATAATGTAGCATATTTCCTTTGAGCCTCCTCAGAAGTATCTCCTTTGTGCTGCCTTAGATACTTCTCCGTGAAATCATCCAACTTCCATTGAGACTCACTTTGATTTCCTTGTTCTATATCAGGGGTATGATTAGAAGCAAGGTGGGCCATTATGAAAGGTAAAACGGCCTTAGCCGCTTGGTGACCTGTCCCCACAGCCCTAGTCAACATTTCCATGGTCATCATCCATCCTCGTTGCTTCTCACTCTTCTCCCATCCCCCCTCCATCTTGGGAGCCATATTTTTAGCCTCTCTCCGAAGTCCTAGTATCAGGTCCTTATGTTGTTTGTTACCTTGACTCTTATCATAATCAGATAGATAGTTACTAAACTCGTCCTTGATTACAGAAGGGTGTTCAGCAACAACATAGTCTTGCCCATTGTAATTTATGATACTCTCTTTGGGAATCACCATCCACGGCTTAGGCATGGATTGGATATGCTGTTCTCCATCTCTAGGTGTAGTCCAAGAAGGATAGATACCTCTGGAGCCGACTATATCCTGCAATTGGTTTTGTATACTGAATGGGTGCGAAAAACTCAATCCATCTCCTAATGCTTTCTCGGGATAAGGACTGCATACATCTAAATCAGGAACCTTGAATTGCAGACCATGCTTACCACCGGTCTTCTTGAAAGGTAATCTATATTCCTCTATGCCCTCATCATTCATGTGCTTATTGACAGGGTAGATGAATCTCTTGTCAGCCACACGATGACGCCAATCTTCATTCTCCCAACCACCTAATTGGTTTCCAATTTCCTCTCCCTCAATGTGTGGATGTGGCTGCTTACGAATCCAATTAGCCAAATTTCCCATGAATTCATCTCCCCATTGTCCAGGGTGGTCTACAACCAAAGCCTTCTCATTCCCTCTATGTTCAAATGACCAAGGTTCAGCAGAGCCACCACCCATCAATGCTGAGCAAAGTAATCCCAACATAGCAGCAGTCAGCCCTCTGTTCTCTGTAACTCCACTACGACCAAGTTGGTCTAGAATTGCAGAACCTCTACTGGCCCCCTCATCCCTATAGCCGTCATGGTTACTCTGGTTGACCAAGCCAGGATACATCTGCCCTAGTTCTATCATCCTCAGAGTATCTGCAGGCATTATAAGGCCACGATTATGATAAGGGAAAACTATGCCTCCTGATGAACCTCTTAGAATAGTCGCCCTGTCAACCATCTGCCCTAGTTCATCTGTCCTTCTATCAACAGCCTCATCCATAGTAAGTAAGCGGTCTTCCATTTCATTTTTCGGTACAGCAGCCCCGCCCCATTTCTTTCGTAACGCTTCTAGCAATTGTAACGCTGGCTCTCTAAGCCCCATTTGTAATGCCTCTCTCAAGAAGAAAGTATCTTTAGCACCAGCAATAGGAAGCATCATCCTAAGTATCCTCTCATTGAGAGGTCGCCTACCTAGGGGGTAATTTTCTACGATAGATTTCGGCAGTGTATCTGGAGCCCCTGCTATGTCAGCCTCCTTTCTCCTTGTCACTTCAGAAGGTCCAGCCACTCTAACCCCATACCCACTAGAACGCTCACCAACTGCACTCTCACCAGTGACATCTTTCATTTCTGTCATACCTATTTGTCTGGCTCGCTCTGGTGAGTCTTCTGCCATTGTAGCCTCTTCATGTTCACCATAAACCTCCCCAAGGCGCCCTTTCAAGAGTCTACTTACGAAATCACCCTTGTGAGGATTAAGGGGTAAATCACCGTAGAATCTCTTGTAGACTTCTCCCATTATTGGTCCCAACTCACCACCTCTTAGATAGGCATCAATCTCCATGGCTAAACCTGACATACCACCTTTTTCTGTGAATGGTATACTAGGGTCATTATCCCAAGTCTCTGGTGCTGGACCATTACCAATCCCCTTTAGCCACTCTGCATAGTCATAATTATCAGGATGCTCATTACTCTTCTCTTTGTCAAAATGAGGAGGGCGAGTGCCCATCGAATCGAAAAGTATCTTCTCACTATTTTTCACCTTCTCACCAAGACAAGGGATAACCCCATAGAGAATCTCAGCAATATCAGGCCCATACAAATTATACCCAGTCTTTGGTAAACTGTGGTGCCATAACCAAGAAGGACTCATGTCATGATTCTCAGTAATCTCATGTGGTTCCGATGTCTCGCCTTCTACTCTCGCTTCCAAAGACCAATTATCATGAGCCATGGCTGATTGATATTCTCTAGCCCTCCCTCTCAACTTGGCTTTAGGGTCTGTGTGAAACCAACTCTCGAATCTATCTCGAGCACTATTCTTGAATTTGTTATCAAGATAAGGAAGAACTACTCTATCAAATTCCTCCATGATGTCAGGATTGTCGATATTCCACCCCTTTGGTACTCCTACTTCATCAAGCAAATCAAGGACTTTCATGATTTGAGCCATACTCTTCTGACTAGTTCTACCACCTTCTGGAGTATCATAACCAGACTTATTACCTCTCTTCTTCTTGAAATCAGGAGACAGTGGTGACAAATGCGCTAGTTCCAAACCCTCTCTGATTATTGATTGTTTAACTCGTGAGTGCTTGTCAAAGTACGGTGGTATATGAGTCCCTTCAGGGTCTAATGGGTGACCCATTACATTATTGGCGATAGCCGTCATGTTCTTACCTAGAGCCGAATACATATGGTCAATCAATTCGTCGACCCTCAACCCACCAGCATTATCTGCAGCATCCTGTTTTCTATCCTCAATAGGGTCATCTATCGGATGATGGCCACCTTCCTCATGCTGTTTGAGGTAAGAGAACAGGTCTGCAATAGCGTACATCCGATGTTCAGGACTAGCCAATTGCAAACCTAAGAGTTGAGGAATGAGACCAACACGATGATGACTAGATTCGTCATCTCTTCTATGTTGGAATTCTGGGTCAAGCGTCACATCGGCACGCTTGTAGCGTTTCCTCATTCTCTTATCGGTACGAAGAAGTCTCTGAGCGATATAATCATCATGACCTTGTCCTATATCATATTCCAAATCATACCAATGTGAGAATAATATCCTCTTGTCTTTGTCACTCATATCCTTTCTCAATCTAGAACCATTCCTTCTAAGCCAATCACTATAGTAATCCTCATACATCCTAGTAAAGGTATAGGACGGGGATACATCATCGCCGGCTATCTCTCCCTGACTGTTAATCGCCCTTCTATCTTGGTGATGAGTTTCATGCCCTTTTTGCCCCCAATTAACTCCCATCATCTCTTTCAAAGAGTCATTCTTCTTCTTGACGGCTGCTTCTACTGAACGCACATGATGAGGACTATCCGGGTTAAGAAACTCTGAATGGAATTTGCTAGCCGAATTCTCAAGAACTGGTGAATCACTAAAGAAATGCAGTGCTTGTATAGGGTCTAATGAATTAAGTGATTTATGAGGAATTAGTTCTCTCCCCTTCTTACTCCTAAAATCAGTAGTGTTATCACCATGCTCGAATCTTCTTTCACCAGTATACTCAGGTCGGCCAATTAATGGGCGCAAGTAATCTCTAAACTTGATACCCTTATTACCCCCGGACTGCGTTGGTACATTCTCATCTGCATGGTCTCTCAGCCATTTCAAAGGGTCTTCTTCCCATTCTTTCACACTCTTTTCATCACCACCCCAACCTTCAGGCCCTTCAAGCCAAATGCTAGGGTCTAAATCCTTCATTGTGAAATTGACTCTATTCCCATAATTGTCAATGTAGTACATATGAGATTGGATATCGAAATACCTACTGGGGATGACAGGACTATCAGGTTTAGTAGCCTCTCTACCACCTATCATGAGGCTTTCCATAAACGCTATGTCCTGCCCTTTTTCAGGAGTACCATCTTCGGTGACACCTCCAGGTAGAGTCCTTTTCTGTTGATTGAACAACCAAGGGGCTATTCTATATCGGTCAACATACCGAATAGGGCCCTGAATTTCTAATGGTGTAGGAGGTAAAGGCTTAGTTTCTTCTGTTGTTCTAGGCTCCACCTTTGGTAGAGGTTTAGCCTCGGGCTTAGTTTTAGTCCTTGTAACAGCCGCTTCCATAGAGCGCTTACTAGTCTCACCAGGCTTTTCAAGGTCTTCCATTGCCTTAGTGATAGTGTCATCCCAGATGACATCTAGCCCATGATTGAGCATATTCCGTATAGCGAAGAAAAGTTCTGCAGCGTCTTCTTCGTCTTGGGAGTTTTGATAGCGTGCTTTGCTACTTAGGAGAAAGTCCTCAGGGCCTTCACGCACACCATCACCACCACCCTATCACATGCCAGCAGGTGCACCCATCGGAGGTCCGCCACCTGGAGGCCCACCACCCATATCGTCACCCATTGGTGGCCCCTCATCTCCACCAGGAGCAGCCAATTCTTTGAGTTTATCCACTAGGTCACTTATCTTAGCGGCAAGCCCTTCAGGGTCAGAAGGTTCATCGTCCCCCGGAGGCATGTCATCAGGGAGTCCACCACCATCATCTGGGCCACCCATTGGGGGGCCACCTTTTCCGCCACCACCAAGAGCAGCCAAAGCCGCTAAGGGGTCGCCCGCCTTGGTGACACTACAAGATACATTTTTGCAAAGGCCACCACTGCATTCAGTGCCACAAGAGGGGCAAGCCTTCTTGAGAATAATCTGAATCTCTTTCTTAAGGTCAGAAGGAGGTTTACCTACACTGGAATGAGTATAGGAAGACGGAGGGTGTGGGTCTCCACCTGAGGGGTTCTCATGAGCATTTAGAGTAGAGCCAGACTGGTGAGGGTTAGCATCTATGAAAGATACATTCTCACTAGTGGCTCCCTTGTTAGTAACATCTTCAGGAGCATCCTCGATATACTGATTAGTATGATAATGGTTCATTGGAGCCTCTTCGACTCCAGTGATATTACGAATCTGAGAGTTATCCATCTGTAACTTCTCCATCATACTACCTGCTTTCTCTACTAGTTCATCTACATCTGGGGCATGTTGCCCTGCTTCTACCTGCATTGGCTTCATTGGTCCACCGGCCTTCCTTCTGCTACTGCGGCTGTTTCAGCCATAGCGTGAATTTCTTCCCAACCCATATCATGCCACTGTTGGTTATTAGTAGGTGGTTCTACCATAATCCCATCTACCATAACAGCAGCCTTCTCAATAACTTCATTTCTTTCACCACGAAGAGGGTCTCCCCATACATCCTCAGTAGCAGGAGTAGATGTCTTAACATATCCAGCCTTCCGTAGAAGTGCACTAGGATTAGAAATCATCTTTTTGAGTTCTAGATTCTGGTCTTGTAAAACACCAATGTCACCATCCATGCGCTCCATCTTAGTGATGAGAGCATCTACCAAGTTAGTGACATCGTCTGCCATCAGTCAACCCTCTGACCGAATCCATATTGTGGTTGCCAATTGCTCTGAATTCCATCAGGGCCAATATATCCTAGAGGGCGGTCCCCTTTGATGATAGAACCTTGGTCCTTGAACTCCATCACAGGAGTACCACCAGCATAGATGTCATTGACACCCAAAGTAGTGTCTGCTTCTGTATTGCTCTTGTAAATTGAAGTCACATCCTCTGCCAGATAATCACTTGTCTGACTAAGCGCACGAAGTAGTTGTTGAGCAGACACTAGGTCATCATTTCTCAGAGCCATTTTGAACTCTGCCATCGTAGTTTCCAATTTTCTGACCATAGGGTCCAACTTGATAATCGGCTCAGTCATGGCTATCCGATACCCCCTCTACACTTCAATCTATCGTGGGAGTCCACCTTTCTTCTTCTTGTCTCCCTGAGGGTTAGCCGCAGACTCCTTAGCATCCTGTATTGCATCTAAAGCCTCCTCCATTGATGTCTTCTTGGACCCTCGTTGATTAGTGGTTGTAGCACCAGATGGGGTTCCAGATGGAGCACTTATGTTTTTCACCCCTGGCACTTTACCATGTCTCAAGCCTTGACTTTCAGAATCTGAACCTGCTCCCAGGCTTTTCCTAGTCATCATGGGCATTCTACGAGCATCACCTGGATGGAATGTATGCTGCGCTCCTCCTCGAGGGGGCATAGGAGCACCTGCTGGAGGTCCACCTGCCGGAGGCCCACCTGCTGGTGGAACTACCATTGGACCTGCACCTGCTGCTGGGTGCATCTGTGGTGGAGGCATAGCACCACCAGGAGGCATAGCACCACCACCTTGAGGTGGCATCATACCAGGTGGTGGACCGCCTCCTCCTGCGTCTGGTGGGGGCGCCTCTCCACCTCCACCTTGCTGCATTGCTGCTTGTTGTTGAGCAGCCACTTCCTGCGGGTCTGGTTTCTTGTAGACAAATCTGATATCTCTACCTGCATCCTCAGTAAGTTCAGGTTGGAATCCGAGTTGAGCCATCCTCTGAGCGATATTGACTTCCTGTTCATCCCTTCTGAGTCGAGTGACTTCATCCTCCTCCTCATTCGGATATAATGTCATCTCCCAATCTGTGATACCCATCTCAGAAAAGAGCCTTGGGAAGATATCACGAGAGTATAATTTCTGTCCAAACTCTACAGCCCTGTTGGTCACTAGAATTTGCAGACCTTCGTTGTTGAGACCCCCACCCTTACCAGAGTCCATCATGAAGATGTTTGAGACTCCATAGAATGCTGCTATACGCATGCGTAGTTCATCACGAACTGCACCATATTGCATCTCATCAAGAGTGTCCATGAATCTGACAAACTCGACACGACCTCTTCCTGTAGCAGACTCCACACCCACCTTGGGGATATAATTGGGGTCACGCTCCATCTTTTCCTCAGCACCTTTCCAGAATGCTGCAGTAGATTGGATATTATCAGTGGTGATAGACAGGACACCTCTTGGAATCCTACGCTTCTGATAAGCCAGATACATGTAATTGTCCATGGCTGTAAGAGTCATAGCCTGTCTCCACATTGTGGCTACTGGGCTACGACCATACAGTTTAGAAGGGCTATACTTTGAAACATGAACAATTTCTCCCTCAATATAGTACTGAGTCTTTCCTGAACCGGCAGTATTGATGAACTGAACATCCTGTAAATCTAAATTGCAGATATCACACTTTTTGTCTTCATTTGAAAAGGGATAGGTCTTATCTCTATGAACTGGGCAAATGAGATATCTACCTCCTCTGGTCCCTCTCTTATCTGCTACAATCCTCATGAAAGTGGGGTCACCACGCATCATTTCCTTAACTCTGAAAAACTCAATCTTACCAGAATCGGGGTCGAGGAAATACTCCTTAATGAGGACGATGAATCCGTCATCGACAATGTCCAAGTCCCATTCGACCTCTCTCAACACATCAGTGAAAGATTGGTCCATTCCATTTCTCTGTTTGACAAACCATCGGGGGTACAATATCTGGTCTGCGTCTGGGGACTGGAAATCACCCCCTCCACACATTCTGCACTCAGATACAGTATCATGTTGATACTCCTCCTCACATTGAGAGCACTTCATGTGAAACTTCTTCTTCCAATAGTGACCTCTCCTGAATATCTCCTGACAGAGGGTATTGATTGTAGTTCTGAGTATGATGCTCTCCTGCACTGTGGCGTAGAGGGCTGGTATGCTCACACCCTGGACTAGTACAGGCTCCTGTATGCCCGCCTTCCAAAGCGGCATTATGGGTTCAGGTGTAGTCTTCCTGCGGTAGTTGCCGGTTATCCTATCAATGAACCTACTGACCACACCTTTATTGTCTTCACCAGCCATCAGATACCACCTACCAATTTACTCATATCGTCAACAAGCCTGATGACCTCGGGGTCACTCCTACCCCATGAGAGGACCTCTTGTTCATCAACATTCCACTCTTCAAGTAGTTCATCACCCTTGACATCATGCCAGTTTTCCCACTTGACTATCTTGAACAACTCATCTCTCCGCTTGGTAATCATATCACCATTACGACCTCGTAAATTCAATAATTCTAGAACACTCTCTGCTTGCTTTTTCTTGAGTCTTAGATGAGGTTTAGTACCTTGTAGAAGTCTCCTTAGGTCATCAGCACTATAGAACTGCAACCGGTGCTGACTCTTCTTACTGGTCTTATGTACTTTCAAGTCTAATTGTAAGACTCCACAACCCAGTAAATCGTGCATCTGTTCGCAATGAGCCTTCCCTCGCTGACCTGTGGCTATTATCCCTGCTCTAGGCTCTCCTCTCTTAGATATGGTGATATAACCATCAGCATCCAGAAACCCTGCAGCATATGCCCAAGGGTCTTTGATGATATCAGAAGAGTCTGTTGGTAGTAACTCCCATCTATCACGATGTTTAATGATGTTGTATTCAAGCCCATAGGTCTTGAGTAAAGCGCTCAATTTCTGTACCGAGAATGACTTATTTCTACCATCCATATAGGACATGTTCTCCAAAAGAGTTCTAGAATCCATAGACCCCTTGTGACCTAAAATATCTACTGCGGCATTCAAATATGCAGACTCTGACTTGTTAAGACTATCCACTTGATGCAATGTAGTCGTCCACATTCCCTTAGACTCTTTTCTCTTACTCACAGACTCTACCCATAAATCCCTTTGCTCATTATCCCACTCTCCCTCTATTTGGGATAATCTCTTGATAACATTGTTAGCATTACCCCATTGGATACATGCTTGTTTGAGTGATATCTCTCTGTTTGTACCGTACTTTCTCAATGCTTTCAAATCTCGGTCAGTTATACCTAAACCCCTGATAGCATCCAAATGTTCCGAAGCCCACTGTAAATTATCCAGTACAGATTCAATCTCTGCTTCCTTAGCCTTTCTTACAGCGTCTATCAATTGGTCAATATCCCCGGAAAACTGCTTGTGTACTCTCCTTTTCATACGAAGGTCTTTGATGAGTTCAGAAGCAGACTTCCCAAACTGGTCCTCGAACCACCCATCTACTACTTTATCGTCACTGAGTTGCATCAGTTTCTTGCGTTTCTCTTCCTCTTCCTTGGGATTTCCGGCTGGCGGTTGAATAGGAGTTAACTTACCCTCACCCGTTTTAGGTGTAGGAGGAGCAGCCCCAAACTGTGGGGCGGCTATCTGATTGGTTTTGAACAAAGGATGTTGCATGAGTTGCTTGATAACCCAAGCCTTATGAGCATCAGGCTCGTCAGTTTCAGCATCATAATCGTCACCAATTAGCATACTACCCCAAGTCAATCTATCAACCCCGCCATCAAGTCATCCAAGTCGATTATCCTCTCACGGAACTCAGTAGTTGCCCAAACTGCCAAAGCAAGCGCTATAGCAAAGTCATCATGTCGAGCAATGCTCTCCAACTTACCTTCTCTGCTCATTCCAAACATGATGAGTTCGTGCTCCAATTGGCTGATGAGGTCCCGAGACCTCTCGTCACCCCATGGCAGACGCATCTGCTCGCGTTCAAAGCGTAGAACTAATCCCATTAAAAGGCTCTCCCTTCTTTGCTTGGTACTGATGAATGTCTTGATAGGAAGGTCAGTATCTGCTCTTAGTTCTGTAGCAAAGACTCGCTGGAAATGGTTAGCCTCAAGTTCTATCACATCAGGTCGGAATCTACTGTTAAGCCTGGTAATCTCAAAAATCTGAGTACGGAAATCCATACCCTTTCGTCTCACGACATGTACTAACTCCAGTAATTCAGGGTTATCTGCAGGTCTTCGTAACACTAGCATGACAGTATAGTCAGCCTGCCGGTCAGAAGATATGGCTGGGTCCCAACCGATAAAATACTGGTCATCACTATCGGGGTCCTTTCTATCTATGATATTGAGATACGGGTCTTTACAGGCATTGACAATAGTAGAGGGGAATAGGCTGGACATATCATCCATTGGTTCACAGAGATACTCGCGTGTGAAGGCTATGGCTGGCATATCCATCCTTCGAGAATCAAGAGCCTCGAGTGACCAACGCCATGGCCAAAGAGGCTCACCCTTCTCGTTAATTGCTGGGTAAGTTTCAACTAGATAATTATCCCTAGCCTCAAGTTCAGTATACAGGTCAGTAGGAGTGAATGGTGTACCTACTATACACAACTGAGAGGTATGATGCACTGTTGGTACCATTACCTCATAGAACCAAGATGCTACTCTCTGCAATTCAGTTTCTGTAGTACCCCACAATATGTCGTCTAGGAGGACAATATCCGGGTGAGCACCACGGACACCACCACCCACTGACTTAGCGTTTATTCGAGAACCGTTAGTGAAACCGAAGAATGTTTTGGACCAAGCATCATTATCCTTCATCTTAGCCAGCATAGGGCTACTCTCTATCAGGTCATTGAGACCTCTCATATGGCGGATTGACTGGTCTAGGCTGTGGCTGAATATCATAATATCTGTTCTAGGGCAAAATACTGCCTTCCAAAGGATATAACCTAGAAACAAAGTGGATTTCCCATGGTCACGAGCCGCTTTGACACAGTACCTGTTGTGTGTGTTTAGATTATGAAACCACTTAGCATGATGGTCAGCCAACTGCCAACCAAGTATTTCCTCGAAAAAGAACTTGAAGTCCCTCTTGGACATCTCCCAATCAATATCTTCAATGACATCCTGAGTCTCATTATCAACCAAGCAATCACCCTATCTTCAATAAGGCCCATGCCTGTTCTAAAGGATGTATTTGATGTAGACTTTTCTTCGACTTTCTACCAGAAGAGTCTGAGACTCCTTCTGATTTAATCTCACTAGATTTAGAGCCCTTTTCAGGAAGCCACTGGAAATCGTCTGGAACTCCTTCCCAGCCTGGATGACTACGCATCCATTTCAACATACCCTCTTGGTCCAAATGAGGTAAGACTTTCTGCATCGTCTTCCAGTACTTACTCAAATTCTTAGCCTCAGGAGAAACTCCGAAATGTCTCTTCCTCACCCAATCACCCAATCTCCATTTATTTGATTCAGGAGGCTCCAAATCAAAACCCTTGGGCCAAGCCGCTTTCATCTTTTTGGCATAAGTATCTGCATGCATATTGTGATATGTATCTGTACTACCATCCTTCGTTGCATGACCCTTGGCTGTGTGTGTCTCGAAATTCTCATGCCATTCCGATTCAGAAGGCTCCGTTACTGAAATTTTACCAGTTTTCTTCTTACCTCTCTCTGCAAGTCGCTTTAGTTCCTCACTCTCTTCTTTAAGACCATCTTCAAGACTATCATCTGAAGATTCTTCTTCAGCCTCTCCTTTCTTGTCCTTAACCTTCTTTTCACGAATCAGGCCGAGTTTATCAGCAGCACCAGCAACTAACATTGGATTAACACTAGCATGATGGTCTTGTAGAGCCCTCATCTCATCAGGATAGAGCCACCCTTGACGAGAGAATTTATCATTGAGGAAAGCGGCTCTTCTACCAGCATCCCTATCAGCATTACTCATACCACTTTGGTACCAATCTCTGAATCCCTCTACATATCCTCCGGGACCAAAGACTGTCCTTCCGGGAACAGGATGTTTTCCAACATCTAAATGTCTGTTATCAGGGCCAAATATGTTCCTTTGCTCCCCTCTCTTCTTCCCACTTGTGAATTCCTTAGGTATACCCATCACTAATTCTCGTTCATGTCCAGGTTGCCAAAGAAGGTCTCTTACAGGATAAGTTCTGTTACCAACTTGAATTCTAGGGCCATGCTCATAACCCTCAGGGAAACGAGCAGTACCAGACTGAACTCTACGATTCAACTCATTCCATTGCCTCATTTTCTGTCTTAGCATCCTTTGCTGTGCTCTAAACTGTGCTTGACGCTCTCTAATTGATTGAGGCTTTATTGACTGACCCATAGCACCACCAAAAGCAGTACCTAAACCAGCACCTGCTACTGCACCAAGCGGCCCACCCAGCACACCACCCATCAAACCACCAGCAAGGCCCATACCACCAGCCATAACAGGAGGTGCTGCAGATGTGTATGGTGCATCTGATAATTCTGTTGGAGTTAATCCTCTCTGAGTAAGTGGCCTATTTGGCCCTCTCTCACCTTCTGTTCCAGGTACTACGGCTTGATAGTCCTTCAAGAACTCCCAAACATTATCAATTGCTGTCAACAGTGCACCCCCTTGATGAAACTCCACGCATCGTCCATAGCATTGACAGATAGTAGTATATCAGATGAATTTCTACTGACAGGCATCCCAGCACCTAGAGCACTAACTTGAGAACCCGGCTCAACTCCTCCCCCAGAAGCAAATTGAGGCCTTTCACTCAATTCTGGTGACACCTCTCTAAACTTGGCCCCTCCTCCTGGGTTAAATGGTATATCTTTGATTTCGGCTGGATTTATCGCAGAAATATGAGGAAGGTAAGCAGCCATATCAGATTGCAACTGTGAAGGTAATAGACCTCCTTGTCTACGAGCGAGAACGCTAGCATAAAGCGCCTTAGACAACATTGGGTAGGCCTTCTGCCATTCATTCATCTGAAGATGCATATTATCGGAATTATCATGGAAAGCCCTCCATTGAGCCCACTCTTCAGAATCAGGCCCTTTTTCATGAGCCAAAGTCTCATCAGGGATACCTACTAAGTTCTTCACTTCACCTAGTACTCTCTTGAATACACCTCTCTGAGACCTACCAACTCTGCCACCCCTGAAGGGTTCTGTCAAGAGTTCTCCTACTGGAGTCCAAGCCAGTTCATCTAGGATTGGTGCCATTCCTGCTGGGGAGTCCTCAAAAATCTCCTTAAGATATTCTTGCCTATCTAGTACAGTCTTTTCATGATAAGAACCTCTTTCAAAGAACTTAGGATGTAGACTCATTATGGCACGCAACATGTCATAACCCTTACCATCCAAACCTCGATGGAACTTTTGGTCTGGACTGGTACCACCACCATGAGTAGCACTGAGTGGATTCTGATTCTTATGATATCTCCTCCAACCTCTGGTACCACCACCGTGGTCTTCCATCATCACATCAGCATTGATTATACCACCACGAGTCTCATAATCAGGGAAAGCATAACCACGCTCTGTCTCGATAAGTTGTTTCAATTCAGCATAAGGATGTAACTCATCACCCTCAATATTCTCACCAGTATCAGCATCTGCAACATTGCTTAAGGCTCTAGTAGACATCGCCAATTTTCCAGTATGTGGGTCATGAACATGGGTCTTCCTATCTCTAGGATGTGTTCTCTTACCACCTCTACCTGGAGCCACGAATGTATCCATACCATCATCAGGATGACCGACTGAATGACGAGCGTGTTTCTGGAATTCCTCACTATAGTGAGTCAATTTGTAACGAGGGTCTAGTCCTGGTTTCCCACTCGCATGATAAGGCATCGGCAATTTGTGCGGGTCTCCAGCACCTTTCCTATCATTGAATCTCTTAGTGGCTTCATTCAAGTCTCTTCTAGCCAGCATTTTCGCTCTACCAATATCACTAGTCACACCACCCCTCATGATATTCTTAGCCATAGCATCAACCAAGCCATCATAACCATGCTTGACAGTGAATCTACTGGGGTCAAAATATTCCCCTGTCTTAGGGTTGATGTGGAATGGGTTCACATTGACATCATCAAGTCCTAATTCTCGCAATTCATCTCTGTTGAGCATAAGGCTGTTATCCCACCAATTACCCCTACTCTTCAGAATAATTACAGGAAGTTGCATCACATATGCCCCCTTCTTGGTGATATTAATCCTATAGGATGAGCACCCCAGAAACGAGGGTCATCATCAGGGTCTATCTCAGTAGCCCCTGTAGGGGAGGAAGTCGTCTTTCTATGAGCATTGGGTGTAGGTCTCTCATCATCATGCTCAGCATCTTCGAGACCCGCTTTCTTGAAAGGACCACTAGTCATCAATCTTCTCAACTGCCTTACCAACATTTTGAACTCATTGATGTCAGCCATACTGAGACCAGTCATTCGCTTCATAATCATGAATTGGTCATAAGTTGAATGTACACCATCAAAGGAAGTCGCTATAGGACTGGCAGTTATGGAAGAAGTTATTTCTGGTGGTGCAGTTAAACCAGCCATACCACCACCTCTCACTTGAGGGGCTCTTGGTCCTTTAATAATTGGAGGGGCATGTAACATGGGATTACGCTGACTGTACTTGTTAAGGCTAGCAAAAGTGTTACCTGAACCTGCACCTAGACTACCACCAGCACCATACGGAGTAGGAATAGTGTAAGGAAGCGCAGTTACTCCCATTCTAGATGCCTGACTCCTATGAGTTTTCTGAAGCCTCTTCTGAGGATTAGCCTGCATCCAAAGTAAGTTCCTACCAGAACGGTGTCTACTCCTAGTTAATACTGGATTTTTGGGCAACCCTTTGGTAGTTTTAGTTCTCTTACTTACACCAAAACGATATCTAGTAGCCCTATCTGGATGTCTCGTGCCGTGCACATTCAGAGAAGTTTTGGAATTATTACGGGCCTGGATAACATCTAAACCCATCTTCTTCCGCTTCACGGTAGTTTTCTTTTGCCTCTCATGACGGGCTTTAGACTCAATAGTTTTGATACCACTTCTGGTTCTAGAAAGTTCTCTCTTTTGGAAGATAGTATTATCTATCTCAATAGGTAATCCAGTCATTATATTGGGTCCACCCATAGCAGAACCTGTACCAGTCTTTGCTCCAGTAGCAGCATCCAGGGGAGCACCAGTACTACTCGCGGGTCCTGTCATTTCAGAAAGAGCCTCGTCATTTCTTTGATTATCTCCACGAGGTCGTTTCTTTTGGGGGATTTTGATATTGACATGTCGCAGACCATGTATCTTCTTTTCACGGTCCTCCCTCTCCTTCCTTCGCTTCTCCTCATAGAGTTCTTTTGATTCAGGGTCATCCCTCCCCAGATTGCGGTCTTCTTCTGCAAACTCAGGGGCCTCTCTAGGATTGAACCTAAGACCAGAGGTAGAGCCTCTTAACCCCCCTCCAACATCCTTGATGACTCTTATCTTACCACCCATGTTTTCCCTCCGTCATGGCTTCTATAGTGAGTCTAACCCTGCTATTGATGTTATAGTAGAACTCTCTCAGTTCCTTAGGACCAGTAAAAGCACCTGCAAATGAATCCATCAAAGTGTAAAATCTCTCTATATTGATTCCTAGACGCTCTCGCTCCTCGAAAACATGTTCAGTATCGTCATCAGAAACTCTAGAGAAAGATTCTGTTAATTCTCTCAATGCTTGTGAATGTTCATTATATTTCTCATAGATTGCTGCATTCATACTACCAACTGCAGTATACCAACGCTCAATTACATCTTCCAATAAAGTCAGAAACAATGGCATCTCTTTCCTATGTATGGGTCTAGTGTCTCTGAGAAGACTAGACATCCTCAAATCTATGCACATGAGGTCAGCAACAGGCACCATAATCTGCTCTTGTTCACTACTCATCTATCCTCACCACCTCATCCTCTTGGAGTAATTTGTTGCGAATCCTCTTCCAAACCTCTGGAGACTCCTTAGCGAGTTCTACCTTGAGTATGTTGACAGTATCTGCTTGGATAGTCTGCTGGACCTCTCCAACTGTCTTCTCTTGGAGTTTGAGCATTAGCCCCAAGGTCTCCCGGACCTCCCTGTGTAAAGCAGTAATATTCTTCACATAGGCAGGGTCATTCCGGTCAGCATCATCCAAGAAAACCCCCAACTCACCATTCAATCTCTCTACATTGGACCTGAGACTATTCATCTCCTCACCTGTTCGTATTGCAATGAGTGGGGCTGCCGTCTTTTGAATCAAGGGCTTAAGATGGTGCCGAATGTGGTGATATACTGTGGACTCACTACACTCAACTAACTCGGCTATCGTATCACTGGTCATACCACCCTGGAAATAGGCACTTTCAAACTCATGTCTTTCTGGGTGAGTACATACAACACAATCACTGTTTGAACCCATATGAAACTCCCCCATATGATTTCTGAAATGGCGGTCTGAAGTGCCCTCACGCCAATTCTTATCCTTGTCCAACTGTTTAGGGATTACACTTCCTTGGAGTAAGCCTTCCTCTAGCAAATCTCTGTCGGTATCTTGACAGAGACGGCAAGAGGACCTAGTAACGCGTTCGCCCATCTAGTCGACGGATGGGGGGAAGCCTCTAAGCCCTTTCTGTTACTCCGCACTTCGTGCGAGGTCTAAAGAGGGCTCCAAAAGTCGCGACACATAAGGCTGCAACCGAGTCGCAGAAGTCCTCTTTAGCCTCCACAATCTCAGATTTGAGGAAAGCGGCTGTAGATATTATGAAGGTTAACCATGTGACTGATGGAGAACAGACTAAGAGACTAGTAATTTGCGATTCGTGTGAACATAGAAGTGGGACCCGTTGTAACCTTTGTAGATGCTTTCTTAGTTACAAAACAAAACTAGCGAACAGCGAATGTCCGATAGAGAAATGGTCAGCCTCTGTCGGAGAGTCTGCGGTAGACGGCTCCGGTCAGCAATAGACTGGTAAACAGAATTGCCATTGAGTATGTCAACTCGGTCTGCCTCATATCATTGGCATTGAAGGCTATCATCAAGAATGCACCTAGGGTGATACTGATGACTTGTACCATTATCATATCAATCAGAGACGATTTCTTCACATTCGTCATATCATGTATGCCATAGAGGACACTGTCCAATGGAATGAACTGCATGGGGTTCATACTAGAGGGTTTCATCTAATCACACCGTTGGGGGTAGCACAGTTGGTTGTGGTAATCCTACAGCACCCCTGAAGACATTCCCAATGGTACTACCGACATTCTGCATGAAACCAGGGTTAGCCATAGCAGCACCGAGCGCGTCACTCATAAGGTTCTGCTGAACCATATTGAGTATAGCCTGCTGCTGCTGATGGGCTGCAGTTATGGAAGTTTGAGCCGCCGTAGCGAGGGTGTTATTCTCCATCGTCACACTGTCAACAGTGGGGAGAAGTGTTGCGTCCACAAACTCGAACTTCAACTTACCATCGTCAGTCTCTACAAGGCTGGCATTCTTCAGAGTCTCCACAGTGGCAAGAGCACTGATTTTGTACATCAAAGCAACTAACACATCTAGATTAGGACCAGCGAACCATCTATCCACAGGTACACTAGTCTGTATGAGAGCAGCCATCACCTCTAAATCGCTCGGAGGAGCCAAAGGTGGCGCCTGTTGATATTGGTATCCCATCCCCCCCATCATCCCTGCGCCCATTGCACCATACGGATTAGCATAAGGGTCAGTCGTCCTATAAGCGGACATTGTCTGTTGTCCTCCAGGTAATCCTAGTGGAGCAGGAGTCTGTGATTGACTGCTTTGCCACCAACTCATTCGACCACCCCTTGCATAGCCTCAGCAGTGTCCATCATTTCCTGCGTAGGGGGTGGCACAGTTGAAGTTTCCGCCTGAGGTGCTGTCTGTGCTAACAGTTCTCCGAGCCCCATAGTAGGTGTACCAGAAGTAGTAGAGCCAGTATTAAGAATAGCCTCATTGATGAGTCTAGAGTTGACCCCCGTCTCGAATTGCCTCATGTCAAAGACAACTACAGTGAGGTCATTGTTCCCATCTGTATTCTGCAGCCTCACCACAGGTATGTTGTCCTGTTTCATCATATTGAAGAATGGTTGATATTTCTGCAGGGGGAGGGGAGTATTATCCTTCCCTATCACTCCACCAGCCATACCAGCCACTGGGACAGTAACCATGGAGACGCCTTTGTTCAACCTAGACTTGAGGGTGCTTGTAGTCCCATCCTCCTCATCCTGTTCTGCAGTCTCCCACTTCAGGAGCAAGTGATAGAGATGAAGGTGCTCAGGACAGTATGTCCCCCTAACTATTCTACCGCTAGTCACACCCTCACGAGCCTGGAAGCCTCTTGACTCCCCACTCACAGGGTCTGTGAAATATAGGTCCCAAAGAGACTTTCCAGTCTCCTCATCCTTAATCATATCATAGACATTACCAGCAGCCCTCATCAGATTATCTACATCACAACCGTCGATGCAGCAGTGGGTGGCATCCCCGGAATACTGGTACTTTCCACCGAACCACCATCTGCGCGGGGATAATAGACTCCGTTTGGTGGGGGTGAGGAGTCTGTAGGCTTGGCGGATATCCGACCTTCGAGCCTTCTTGAGATTACCATGGTTCGATGGGTAGAAATTGACCTTGGGTATCTCGATATGAGTCTGCATTGCTGCTTCCTGCATATAGGTCTGAGCCTGGGCCATCTCTCTCAATTGTGCTAACGGCACCTGTGAGTTACCGGCTATCTGTAGCATCTGCTGGCTGTTGTAAGACCCCAATGGGGGTAATTCTGAGGGTTGTCCAAACGGGTTCATCACCATAATATCACCATGTTAACATGTCCACCAGAGTCTGTTCCACATTCCAGCCTATCTTGGTGGCCATCATGCTCACTCGACAGGGGATGCCTGCCTTCTGGAGTTTCACCATTGCTGGTCGGTAGGGGTTGAATATAGGATGTTCCCTCAATCGCTGAGACTGCCACAGGATATTTGCTTGACTGTCCCACCATGTGTCTGCCTTGTTTGCTACAACCCATATTTGTTTGGGGGCATATTTCTGCCCTTTCCATCGGCTTCTGAGACTTCGATACTTCCATCTCCTGTCGATTAAGGCGTCTACGAGATACTCCAGCCCTCCCACTGCGTCGATTGTATCTGCCCCGTTCCCATTCTGAGCCCTGTCGTCTATCATGAAGATGACCATTTCGACCTGCCTCTCTACCATGTCGTCTATCCAAAGATTCCAGAATCGTTGCTGCCCTCCTAGGTCTGATGAGTGTATTACTCTCTTCTCCCCTTTGTATCGTATCCTCTTGCGAGTAGGTTGAGGTAGAACATGCCCTGAACCTAGGAGTCTCTCTGAGTGGGTAGTCCTGTCCTCCACATCGGCCATTTCTCCTGGAGTTGTCATGAACATATCTAAGGTTGTTTTCCCTACCTGAGTAGGGCCGTATATCCCTAACCGACGAGGTTTCATGTAGTTGTAGAGGTCGTTTCCGAATACTACCGCTGCCATCAGGACTGAACCGCCAATCGCCATGCACGCTTACACCCAACCGCCGACTGTCTCCTGAGCCCATGTGATAAAGGAATCTACTGTGTTCTCCCATATACTGACACCCACATTGCTCTCTACAGCCGAAGTGATGAATACTGCCCCTATAGTGAAGAGCACAGTTCTAAACCACCCCCAACTATACTCATAGTAATTATCGAGTGTGTTCTGCCAATGAAGAGCCTTGAGAGTCGCTTCAGTAGCATCGTCACTGGGAGTCTTGAAAAGCCATCCCATTCAACTACACCTTCTTAGAAGCAAACTGCCCACCAGCACTGCGTGGCTGATTGTTGGACGGCCCCAAGTCAATAGAACCTTTCTCCTCGGAAGGGTGCTGAGGAGGACCAGGGGGTTGAGGGATTAGTAACATATCACCCATGTTTACGATATCAGCCCCAGTGGATTCCATTTCCTGCTGGTGTTCCATCATCTGCATCTGTCGAACGAACTGAGCCTCTTGCATTTTCATCTCTAGTTCCATCTGTCGGTTAGCCATCTGTTGCTGCATTTGCTGCATTCTGCGAGTCCTATCTCTGTCCATGCGTGCGAAGCCCGCCTTATGGTCCATCGAGTCCTGCATCAATAACTTGTACAGAACGAAGGACATCCCTTGTAGGGTGAAGGCAGCCATCGCATATGTGTAAGCATTAGTTTGGGTATCAGCAGCCTTGAGCCAAAGTCCAGAATCAAACACGGCGATAGTTGAGCCCACAAGCAAGGACACAAAGGTGATTAGACCCAAGACCCTTAATTCATCTGCAGTTGTCTCACTAGGTTGTAGGGGGATATTTGGCGATGCCATACTTCTTCCTCACCTGTGCGATAGGACAGAACCTCATATAATCTCCGGTTGTAAGGTTAACCGGGTTATCGTTTTCAATGGTTTATTGCAAGATTCTTGAGAATGTTAGCCCAGGCAACCTCTGCAGGGTCCTCACTCAATTGAAGAGTCTCATCATCTGCCCCCCATTGCTGGGCTTGTACTGCACTTGGACTATCAGCCTGACTAGCCCCGAAAGACATTGGAGGCTGATTTGCCATAGCCGCAGTATCGTCTCGTTCTACATCATAGCGTTCATGGGTCCCCCCATGGCCCATCGGGTCTATTTCAGAATGCCCAGCCATAGAAGCATTTCTGTGTGATTCTATTTCATCCTCATTTTTCATAGGTGTGTCAATATCAGTATCCTTGAATACATGCCCCAATAGTCCCATGTATTGGTCTCCATGTTCCTCTCTCCCTTCAGCATAGGCCTTATGGGCTTCATCGTGAAGTGCTGATGGAGTGAAAAGTGCATTCTTCATCAAAGCACCTTCAGAACGCATTTCGCTGTGAGCAACATGACTACCATCCATTATAGTGCCAAGTTTTGGCCCGCCTACAAAGAATGCTGATTCTGCTCTATTAACTATATCTCGCATAGCATTAGTATACTCCAAACCACCCACACCAAAACTCCCAATTCCTTTCGCAACCCAATGATTGTTATCACCATCTAACATACCGACTATCCCTGCAGCCCTCTCAGCACTAGATGTATTTTCATTACCCATGATAGAGCCTCTGATAATAGTTTCTGGCATATCTATGTCTACACCAGTGAAACCCTCTTTTGGGGCCAACATATAACCTTCAGTGTTTGATTGTGCTTGATTGGCTACTGCTATGGGATTACCAAGTCCTAGTACCCACGCAGGTCTCTTCCCTTCTCCTATGAATTCTTTCAAGAGAAGAGCATCTTCTAACTTTGCTTGGTCTGTCTCACTGATATTCTTCTTCTTCTTTAACTGACGAATGGTTTTCATATTACTCTTCGCCAGTTTCTTGGCTCTAGCACTAGGCACCCAACTCGGAAACTCTCTAGTACCATCATCCAGCGTCTTTCCACCACCTTGACCCGGATTGCCTAACTCAGTAAAATTTCTAACTCCAGCCAATCTGAATAATTCCCTACTCAATAAATCGTGAGATGCAGAATGTAAATGCTCATTTACCTTTGTTTGAACCTTATTTCTACCATCATCATGACCTTTGAATTTAGCCAAAGGAGCGTCACCCTTGCTATTAGCCCATACATTATTGGAAAATAATCCTGGGTTCATAGTAGGAATATGAACTGGACTATGTTTTCCTTCCTTGTCTATCTGCAAGAAAGTCCTAAGATACTGTTCAGCCTCCTCTGCCTTATCTTCATCTACTACTTCTTCTAGAGAATCATCTTCGTCTCCTATTTGCACTTTTCTAAGCCTCTGTTCTACATCTGTACCTAAAATACGACCACTGATTTTGGAACCACCTGCTCCTAATCTCAACACTTTGAGAGCCTGCTTGAATTCCTCTTCATCATTCTCATCTATGGGTTTCCATGAATTTGGGTCTTGTGGATTACCTTTCATCAACCGATAGTTTGGAGTATGTACTTGCATTAAAGCATCTTTGTCTACATCATTGAATACCATATGATTATTCTTACCTAACTCAGATTCCAAATCAGGTATTTGCACACAATGCCCACATTTGACTGGATTACCATGTTCATCTTGTAATATACCATGACCACTACAACGCTTGCATTGAGTCATAGCGGGGTCAAATTCACCATCCTCAGGCTTCATATGCTCTGCTATGTAAGCGGCTCTATTCCTAAGTCGGTCTCTGAGGTATACCTTGACAGCCAAATCAGGATGCTTTGCACTATTGATAAAAGGAGACAAAGCGCCTTGAGGGAATGGAGTACCACTTGCTTGAACTTGTATTGAAGTAGGTACGCCTCTATCACTCATCCCCATCATACTACTATCTATATCATGTTCGCTTGCTAGAGTTTCACCGCAAGTGTCGCATTCACAATTCTCACGCTCTTCCTTACTTATATCACTCCAGCATCTCTTACAGACCTGTTTAGGAATAACAGAGTATAATCCAACTCTCTGACCACCTACAGTTTTCCAATTTGTCTTATGCTGAGGATTATTATCTGGGTCTAAACCGTGTGGAATATAATCAAATATGCTATGGAGATGGTCTTGAGGTATACCTTGACTATCGAAAATATCGAAAGGTGTGAAGACTCTTCCCTTATCCTCGGGGTGTGTAAAGTAAGGTATATGCATGTCTATCTTCTCAATACTATCACGCCAAGCAGCCACTGCATCTCTAGTGACATTGAACCACTCTGTCCGCATCTCCTCCATCTTCTCCTCAAACTCTTCATTACTAAGTGGCTTCATTCCTTCCTCAGTAGTCTTCATCTTCTTCTCATACTCCTCAGGAGTAATTTCACCATTCGCTAGTTTACCCCTTAGTGTATTGTATGCTTTGTTTCGCCCTCTTAGATGTTGAGGTTTTGGAAAAGGCGAACTTGACCCATAGTCAGGGTCATCTGATAGATAAGGGGCAGACCACCCATGTTCATTCAAAACCCTAACGAAATCACTTTTCATGAATTCCTTGTGAGCCTCTGTATCCATATCCTGTCTAACACCGAACCTCTTGCTCCCTTCTAACTTAAACCCTAATTCAAGCATCTTCTCAATAGGTTCACGACCACCCCAATAGTTCTTACTCGGCATGCTAGAATTGAGTACCGCATCTTTGTAATGAGGACTTTTGACTAGTGCAAAGTGATTAGGGGCCTCCTTTTCTGTGGGTCTCATCTCCATGAATTTTCGACCTCCAGCCCCTACACTGATATGGGGGTACATTTCCTCCCCAGTACAGTATTTCTGCCCATATGTGATGTCTTGATTACAACCTGGGAACACACACTTACTAGGTTTCAATGTCGGGTCTGCCAGATTCCTATCTATCATTTCCTGGACAGCCTTAGGGCGTGTCTGAGCACCTGGGTCCCACCGTGCCCCCTCTCTAATATTCTTCGCCCCTTCTGCCAAATCCCATAGTTCAGCCTGCTTTGCAGAGTCAGCATCTTTCTTATCCTCCCTATCATAGAATTCCTCTGGTGATAAGCCTTCAAATAACTGCTCGGCTGTGACCCTTTTCAACTCCCTGTCAAAGGAAGCGAGCGTACCTCTTCCACCTCTATTGGAATGCCAAGGGTCTCTGATTGTATAGTAGTAACCAGTTGACTCCCCCTCATCATCTTCTTCTTCAACCCATAGAATACCACTGCCACCATCATCTGCCTGGTCCTTTCTATCCCCTTCATCTGGTGGTTTCTTACCAGTAGGTGCACCGATATAACCCATCTTGGGTCTCTCATGAGTATAAGGCTCTATCTGAGCACGAGCAGGCACATAGTCCTCCAATACCTCAGCAGGCATATTATTGATTTCTGCAGCGTGAGTGTCGGTCTGCATTTCTACAGGACCATCCTCCATAACAGGCTGTTTCATGAATCTACCAGCCATACCCATCGCCTCCTTGTGAAGCATATTCCTAATATTGCGAACTGCCATCATGATAGGAGATGCGTGGTGACGACCAGTGTGACCATCACAAGAAGGGCAAACATGAGTACCTTTACACCCAGGGCATTGCATCATGACATGTCTTCTCCAATAGGGGTCCTTCTTATCATACTCCTTGTGGTCTACCCAATTAGGATGAGAATATGACCTAGCATGGTCTTTGAAAAATTCGTGAACCTTAGGGTCATTCATTTGATATGCACCATCTACTTTTTCTAGAGGAGTTCCATCAGCACCCAATGGTACATCAGAAAAGTAGCCATCATCGTCGACCATATCTATGAATGCAGGAGCACGCTCTAAGAACTGATGTGCAGTAACTTGTCCTTCTCCTTTGCAACAAGGGCAACCTGTTGGGAAACCCCACTGGTTTAGTTGAGTTCTATTCCTCTGGGTCATGAGTGCTTCTAATGCTTTCTTAGAACCTTCAGGGTCTCTAGAACGCCTTTGTAACATATCTCTAATTCGGAACCAGAGCATTTTAGTAGACTCGTCAGGGTCATTCCCGTCTGCTCTCGCTTGCTCCATCCACTCAACTGACTTAGGGTACTCAAGACTAGTATTTTGGTCTCCTTGACCTGCCGCCCATAGAACACTAGCCAATTCCTGCATCTCTTCCATACTCTTACCCTTGGTATGCATCCAGTCAGGTAATTGCTTATCGTCATGATTAAACCAAGCCTTAGCCACTTCTTCTGGCATATGCTGGTTGTTCAAGAAAAGGCATAGGTCAGGGAAATGTACTGTCGGGGGAACGAACCCATGATGGTCAGGGCTATAATGACCATAATCCATCAACTCCCACCAGTCACGATAATGTCCACGAAGTTCACCAAATACCCTCTGCAAATCGTCCTGATTGAGGAATGGCTGCTTGGAGTCCGTGGTATTGAATATGGAAGTAGGCCACCCTGATTCTTCTACCATCTCTTCTCTAGGAGCCAAGTAGTAATGGCTCCATTCCTTTTCTAATTGTAAAAGAGGCTCTATCATATGCAAATTATGTCTGAACTCTGATTTCATCTCTTCTCCTACCGGATGGTTTCTTTTCACACCCAGAACATTTCTAGCCCATTTCCGCAAGTCCTTCTCACTCTCTCCACCAGTCATATACAATGGGTTAGAGTGTCTATGCCCATAGTAATCAGGTATCAAACAATGTATCGCGAAAAGTCGCTTTAACTCATTCTCATTACTGAATGAGTCGTCCTCAAAATCTAATATACCACTAGAATCCAATTTATCTAGAAAATGCTCACCCTTAGTGAATGCATCAGATGATACTGTAGACCCCAAGTAGTCCGTTTTCTGCAAAGTAGAGACGGGGTCCACTCTAGCCTTATCTTGGGATAAGTAACTAGAGGCTCCTTTGTGAGTTATGCGTTCTTGCGGAGTAGGCTTCCCACTCTTTCTTCTGAGAGCAGCGAATTTATTGAACATATAATCTCCGATAGTCTGTGGTGGTCTAGGGGAATAAGCATCTCTATCCCTTGCCTTCTGAGTCCGTTCCTTGAAAAAGTGCTCAAGTTTCTTACCAGGATTCTTCTCAAACCATTTTCTCTTCTCTTCTGGTGAGGATTTACTCACAACTGGAAATCTATCCCTCAAATCATCTATAACTGGGCCCTTACTCCAACTATCTTCTATCAAATCTAACATATCGTGGTGTTTACCAGGTTCCATTCTTGCAGTATCAGGATTAAACTCCTTCTCCCCAACCCAATGCTTGACTGCAACCATCTGTGAGAATATAGTCGCTCCATCTTCCCTGTGAGAATCACTCGGACATCCTTGGGCTTCTCCCAAGAAACCTGCAGGACTATGATAACCATCCTTATCACCAAGCATTGGAGTTGTACCTGCTAACTTTCCAGGTAGGGGTTCGCCTCTCTTATTGACCTCAGCACAGAATGGGCAAGGGGTCTTTCCAACAGTAGGTTGCCAATCCTTGTCAATTTTCCCATTCGGGAGTCGTCTATCTAACCATGAAACACCATAATCTCTAAACTCCCCATCGCCATACGCACCTCCAATAAAAGCCGCCATGGAACGCCCAGTCTTACCAGACTCTGCCTGAGCCCTTTCAAATCTCATACCGAGTGTCTTTGTCAATAGTGGAGTCTCTTCCTCAATAGCATCATTAAGAGCCTCATATATCTGCATGACTTGATTTTTATTCCCATCATTAGGCTCTTTACTGAATTTTGTCTGAGCGCGTTTTAATTTATTCTCTAAATCAAAGATATGGTCCATAGTCGTCATGGTATCAAAATCATGGTCAATGGGGAAATGATAAACTCGAGTACTCTTCCCAAGCCCTCCTGGAGAATTAATCATTTGACCACTACCATCTTTGCAACAAGGACATTCTGGTACTCCTGTTCTTATCTCAGGCAAATCAAATATTCTACTCACTTTACGATTACCCTTATGAATATAACCAGTAGGAGGTTTTCCTCTTACAGAACATCTAGTGCAAGAAGAACCGTCTATCCAATTATGAGTATGATGGTCCCTTTCCTTCTTAGTGCCTTCACAAGAGGGACATATTTGGTAAGAAGGGCGATGTTCAAACTTGTCAGGATGGTTGATTTCCATAAGGTGTCTTTTCAACTTCGCGCTAGTGACATCAGTAGCCTCACCCAAATGAGGCTTTTCAGATAAGATGTTGAGAAGTTCCTCAAAATAAGGAGAATGGATAGCATCAGCCAGTTTCAAACCATGATAATCATGCTTTCTATCTATGTAACTGAAGACCTTCAGTAACCTATCTGCCAATTCTTGTTTAAGTCGGTGGAAACCTATGTCTGGACTTTCATCTAAAATTTCTTTTCGATGTGCCTCAAGAGCCTTCCTATTCAGAACACCTCCGCCATTTGAGCCGATTTTTTCATGAAGCCTATTCATGTAAAAGAGTGCAGGCACCCCATTGGAAAGTAAGCCATACTTCTCAAGGTCAGACATTCTCTTGTCGTGTAATCTCTCTCTATCCCTATACTTGAGAATACTATGTCTTCTCTCTGCGTCTTTGATAGCAGCGTCCATGGCCTCTTCTGCACTCAGCCCTTGCTCTTGCTTAGTGTATATGTCCTTAAGATAAGGCTCTAGGAAAATATCATTACCATAGCCTTCACACTCAATACACTTCTCAGGTTTACCTTCACTATCTCTTAGAATTTCATCTTCTCCTGAACCTTTACAGCCTTGACATTGCTTGCTGAAACCTGCCTCATGTGCTAAATCTCGGATTGATGGTATGAAAGAGGCTTTTATATCCTCATACTCCTTACGCATATCATGTATAATTTGCTCTTTCTGCTCAGGACTGGCATCCCCTTCACGGTATGCTGTAGTATACCCAGTAGACTCGCCTGTGAAAGGGTCTCTGCATTTACCACAGGGATATAGTCTACCACCTTTACCGCTAGACCTTCTTTTGGATACTCTTGACCCACCACATTTGGTACATTGTATCGTTCGTACTGTTTGACCAGCAGCCTCTCTGTGCTTCTCTGCTCCTTGCAGAAGATTATTGATTGCGGCTCTCCCAACGCCAGAATCCAGTATATGGTCAGGATTTTCCTTCATAAATTTACCATCAGTGAATAATGCATCTTTGAGTTTACCATATCTCTGACCTTCAGGAGTCCTAGAGAAACCTAGAACCTCTAACGCCAAATCCATTGTCTTGGGACTGACACGAAGACCTCGAGACTGACCATCATACAATACTCCCTTCTCATCTATCTCCTTCTGCATATGACCTCTCTTCTCTTCGAGTAAGTCTTCTGCTGCATCCTTATTGAGATTCTCAATACACTCTGCAGCAAAATCATTTTGCCCGATTATATCCTTCATCTCACTCTTAGTCAAATAATCAGGGTGATGGGATTGAAACAAAGGTACTTCTATCTCTTTACCATCTCTCCTTATGTTAACGGTCTCTCCCCCACTTTCAGATAACTTCACTCTCTCTTGCATATCTGCCAACCAGTCGTCTTTCTCTTTTTTTGTCGAAAACCATTGCTGTGTATAAATTTGGAAGGGTGGCTTACGAGACTTACGACCTCCTCTAACTGAACCTGTTTGCGAGGCATACTCAGAACCTACAATATCTTCCTCAGAATAAGGGTCGTCCTCTACTTCGATACCACCCTCACCCTCATGACCAAAATGGGTTTCACCGCCATAACCGGAGTCACCTGCTCCACCCACATCTACATCCTCATAGGTAGTATCACCTAGAGAATCCTCATCTGCGTGTGTATCAGGAGAAGCAAACGATTCATCAGGGCTGAGGTAGTGGAATAAATCATTGGAAGACCAATCTCCTATTATTCCTGGGTCTGTAGAAGCGGCTCTACCTCTGGCTCCAGTTCCCTCTCTCCTCCTTTTAGACTTGGAACCCTCGAAATCAGAAACAAAACGCAAGAAATCTCTCTTATCATCATTATTCATCCACTCACCAAGCAAGTAAGGTAGACTAGGGGAATGCTTTCCCTTGTACTTGATTTCCAATCCCAGTATGACTTTGCGTTGGTCCCAAGGAGTGTTCTTCCACCAATGCTCTAATCTATCCTTCCTACTTCCCCCATCAGTTCTTATTGTACTACTATTGGCCATATTTGAGAATTCACACATAATATGAACCAAATCATTAATGGAAGCAACTACTCCATTTTTCAGATTTTCATTCTCCCAATGTCTAGGATGATGTCTACCACCCATCCTCTGCTCCAAGGTTAGATAATCTGACCTTTGTGAATCTAGAATTGAAGGGCATTCACAATTTGGGAATCCTATCACACCATGCTCGGGGCAAGTACTATGATGTTTCTTGACTCCTTGTAACTCTCCGACAATCTCACTTGCTGCCCTATCACGATAGTGATTCTTGAGAACTCTCATGCGGTGCTGTTTATGCAATACCTCTCTAACATGGTTCTCATATCCCTCTTCTCCCTCACGCCCCCTCATCCTCGCACTAACTGTTTTCTCTGTCTTTTCGGAACGGTCTAGTTCTGATATATGGTCTTCAAGACGAGCCATAACTTCCTTCTTAGCATCATCTGCTGCATCAGGATTCAGTTCAACTAAATCACGAAGTCTATCCGAAAGCATAGCACCGGCTGATTCATCAGGGTGTCTAGAAAGCAACATTATCTCCTTGTTACTCACGAACTTACTAGGAGACATACGCTTGTAGTGGTCACTAGCCATTTTGGATGTGCTTTGAAACAAAGCATCTTCACAGCCTGCTGGCCATAATGCAGAGCCGTCCTCAGTTACAGCCCTGTAAATAGGCTCCTTATCAGACGCAGAAGCCAAATTGAAATCATTATCGTACTTCCGAACAATTTCATTTAGACGCACTAACAGTCTCTCATCATTCTCATGCTGCTTGAGAATAGTTCTAGCATTCTTTCCCTTCTCATGGCAGATATCGTTGATGAGATTTCTCTCCGTCTTATCAGGTGGTTCACCTGCAGAAGCCTTGAGAATGTGACCTTTCAGTATCTCCCATGCGGAGTCTACAGGGCTAACTAGCACATATGACCCCAAGAGGGGTCATCGCATCAACCTATCTCAAGTCTTGAGAGATTCCCAAGCCACATCGAAAGCCTTCTTAGTGGAGTCATGGCTAGGATAGTCTGCTATGTGAAACCGTAAAGCGACTTCCTTAGGAGGGAGTTTCGGTAAAGGCCTCTTTGGTTCCCAACCATGAGATAAAGCAGCCATGAGTTTCTTTTGCTTAGGACTAACTGATGGCATTATTCCCCACCAGGACCACTAAACTCCCTCTCAAATTTTGCCGCAGCATCATTCTTGGGTCCTTTACTGGACCCATTTGGCATAACTCCACGCCCAGCACCAGGGGTATCACCATGCATAGACCTCATATGAGCAATGAGAGAATCTATCTCTTTAGCGGACCTCTCCATAGGTTTGACATCTTTCTTGTAGTTAGGGGAATGAAGTGCTGTACCTGGATTCCACATAGTATTCATCAACTTCTGACGGAACTCTACTGCATCTGGTAGAAGTGATGTGAACCATTCCTGTGTCGCTGGGTTATTCACGCTGATATTATGGTCTGACTCTTTCTCACGCATCTCTTCCTCGGGACTCTTCTTAGGAGCCTCACCAACTGTAGCCCCCTGACCACCACCTTGCTGAGCATCTGGTTTCCATTGTGCGGGAGTCAAATCTGCATCTTTGAGGAATGACCAAGCAGCATTTTGAGGAGGGTTATATCTGAATGACTTTTGCATGGTCCCAGTACCATTACAAATACCACAAGGAACTTGAAATCTCCTAGGATGCATAACCCCAGAACCACCACAAGCAGGACATCTACCCCCTTTCGCCTTCAACATCATCTGACACCCACCTTACCCATATTCTTGTTATCCTGTCTACGACTTAACTCATTGTGTATCAGTTGTATCATTTGCTCCAACTGAGGCCTTGTATAACGCATTATTGCATCTGGAGTCATATCTCCAGGACCTACACGCTCTGGAGTAGTTTGAGGTGATGGGCCCGGTGGGTCCCGCGCCTCCATTGGATTATTCAAATTATCCCAGTCTTGTTGTGTTACATCTCGTTGACTAGATGGGTCAAGCGCTTGTTCCCATGATATGTAATCATTAGGGCTTGGTATCCCATGTTTATTTTCATTAGGGGGTTGAATATTGAATATATCCCTAGGAGTAGGGTTTAATCCCCGCCCCTCCAGACTCTGAACTCGTCTTCTCTCACCAGGAGGCATAGTTTTGATAATACTCCAAGAAACATCTAACGGATTCATATTACTATCACCTTCCCACCAGTCATTGGGGGTCGGTCACCACTTACATAGATGTCCATATCTTGAGGGTTTAGATTGTAATCTTGGCCACTCCCCCAATTCAACATACCTTGTTCACCCTGAGAGGTGTGTTGCCGACATGAACGACAAAGTCTTTCATTTTGAGGTACCTCTCGAAAAGCATCAAACATCGCTCCCTCCCCACTCTTGGTTGCTTGAACGGGAACTATATCACTCAATGGGAATGGTTGTTCGCAACCATTGCAAAAAATCTTCCCCGCATCAGGATTAGGTTGTGGAATGTCAGGGGCTCTACCTTCAATACCAGTGAAAGGCTGTGGTTGTTGAATCACTTTGATGATGGAATCGAACGCCCCTTCCAATGGTGATGTATTGGCTCTTCTGATAGTAGGGTCGACATCCTTGTTAGCCTCCATTACATCTTCGATTGGCATTCTCTTATTGGGAGGGGGTATATGCGGGGATGGCTCTTTTGGCTGATTTATAGTGTCTAAAGCAGAAAGCCCCAAACCACCCCTCTTCTGAGTAGGGGGTTGAATTGCACCTGGACCTGCTGGCTGAACCTCCCCTCTGTCTTGGTCTATAGCCCTACCAGTAGGAAGTAATGGTGGCACTAATTTTCCATCATCAGTTGTTACCCCATGTTGCTGTCTGAATTTATTTCGCTCAAGCAGAGACGATGTTGTGTCACTCATCCCACCATCAAATGTGCCGGGTTCTTGCATAGAAGGGTGTGGAGGTCCCTCCTTGAGATACTGGCTCAACTTCAGAGTCTCATTGGCTCTGTTCTTCCACCATTTCTTGGGCAACTGCTCATGCTTAGGTGCCCACTTCAAATTACTGAAATGCCAGAAGTTAGGCATCATCTGTTTGATATCCTTCGCTTTCAATCGAGGGTCTTCCCACCAATGTTTCATAGCATGTAATTCATTTTCTATTAACCCACTCAATCGTGGGTGTATATCAGTCATATTCACATTAGGGTTGCTAACAGTACCTTCAGGGGGGCCACCCATCATTTCATTCTGCATTACCTTCTGCGACGCATCCCTGCTGCTCCAGTATTGTTTCTCGAATCTCTTCTTGGTAGCCTTTTCAGGGTCTATAGCCTCCAATTTGCTCTCTTTGGAGAGAATACTATTTCTATGGAAGGGATTCATTAGATTCAGATAATCTATGTAATGATTCTGATACATCTTACTAGACTTGTCCTTACCATCTTGTTTTACATTGACTGGCCCTTGTGCACGACGACCTGTACTATGTAGAGCATATTTTCGTGCACGCATAGTATGTGGGTCTTGCGAACCTTCGTCTATTTCCCATTTCTTATCTCGTCCAGCAATTGTATTTGGCCAAGACTCCTGCCTAGCATGGTCGTGACTACCCACAGGGATGTAGAAGACATGGTCATCCTTAGGGCCGAATACCTGGTCTCCTTTCTTATCTGGTTCTGAAGGCATCTTGACAAATATGTGTCCTCGGACCCTACCGGCTTCTAATCCCAAATCTTGAAGGTGTTGCAAAGCCTGCCGCCCCAGCATCTCCTTGTTATCATGTTTCAACCCATACTTATGAGTATCATTCTGTAAAGGCTTGGCTCTCGCCTTCCAATTTGTAACTTTGAGCCCTGTTTCTTTATTTTGAGTCTCTACCTTCTCCATCTTACCAGAAAGGATATCTTCTAACTTCTTTCTAGCACGATGTGATGCTGGATTTGGATAATCCGACAGGTCCATTATGTTGGAAAACTTAGATGGTTCCCAATGATGCTGAAAATTTCTGTCTTGCAAACTACCCTGACCACCATCCTCATCCCGCTCGTAAGGTTTGTCTATTCTGTAGAAAGGATTGATTAGTTTCCCATCCGCGTCCTTATGACCGCCTCCAGGCTTGTCTATGTACTCAGAAAATTCTTTTTTCGGGTCTACGAGTCTTGCTCTATGTGCAGCATCTCTTTCTCGAGAACCTAGACGACTAGCCTTGAGAACACCCCATCCTTTCTCAAATGCTATCATGGGTATCCTTCCAAGCCCTCACCAGTAGTTGAAATTGGAGTATGTGTGGTAATGTGACCAGTCCCCTTACAATCAGGACATGCCTGTGCCATTTCTACACCTTGTCTACCAACGAGAATGTATCCTTGCCCTTCACACTGACCACATTCTTGTTCTGTAGTCTGAGGACCTAATTCTGTTAAGGGGTCGACTGTTTCAGAATGTATTCTTTTCTCTATCTCATCCTCACCAGCCTTCAATAAATTCCAAGCCTCAGTAAGGGGGTCTCTGGTAGATATCATAGTGAACCCTTTTAGATATTCTAAGTCCTTGATACTCATCATTTGAAATCAACCCACTATAGTGCATACACTGCACTCATACCCAGTCGGATAGGGTATGCGCGTATCATACTTGCGATTCCTCCTGCCTTTTCATTTCTTGCCCTAGTGAGTATTTCGGCCTAGGAAAAGTAGGTAAAACTGCAGGAGTACCCCTCAAATTTCTATTGAGTCTCCGTCCCCTCTTTTCTTGTGCAACTATTTGTTTATAATTGGGAATTCGCTTCATCCGCGCCATCTCCTCCGCTATTGCTGTGTCCGTCTGTGGTCTTCTGGTAGAGCCTAAACGAGACCTCACCCAATCTGCTCTTAGTTTGTCCATCCCCTCCTTACCACCCAACCTATCTTGGATAATCGCTTCTTCTTTCGGGAAAAACCGTCTAGCCTGCCTTTGATGACCTCTAGTATCTCTTTCCCAATTGACTGGGGAAGTAGTAAAGGCGTCTGGAGTCAGTTTTCTACCCAGTTTCTCCTCTAATTCGTGAATTGTCCACATCTGATGTGGGCCATCATGGCTTTCACCCGCTCTGGCCCCCCCTGCTTCTTGCCATATTTCTGGATACACATGATATGTGCTGTGTTGAGGTTGTTCCCCATACTGATTAGGCGGCATTTTCAGCAAGATACTATCTTTGAGTGTTCGCCATGCCTGGTCTAGGTACGCTTCATGGGTTCTGAAGGCTAAATTCACCTACTCACCACCATTTGTGCTTTGCAACTCGTTAAACAGGTAATCGGCATGATGGCTTATCTGTATGTCATCTCTGTCAAACATTTGCTGTGGGTCCATCCACGCATACTTGTCATGTTCTTGCACACCAGTCTCTGGATTCCTAGGGAGTGTCACTGCACTATGCTCAGCAACACCGTGGAACCCATGATACACCTTCTGCATGTCATGGTCGATATGTTGTCCCCAATGTTGAACATTTGAGACAGGGAGTCCACATTCTTCCATAACTTCTTCTTCTGCAGTGTGTTGTGGGTCTCTATGCTTACTTTCGACTTTTCCGCCAGGTAGTTCCCACAAACCATGCATAGTATCTTCTTCCGGTGACCTTCTTAGCCACAAGACGAGATTCTTGTGCATAGGGTGACGAATTGCCATACCTGCAGCATGGCGGTATCCTTGCATCTTGAGAAAATCCCACGCTACACCTAGCGCCATATGCTACGCGCATACGGTATTCCATATTGAGATTATTGGTCTCTGACACCGAAACCAGGTGCAGCATGGTCAGGATAGTTCTCTCGGGGTCCTACTGCTGAGGGGCGCGCTGCTCCAAGCCCCTCGGGCATGTTCTCTTGGTGATGAACTCCACCTGGGTTGAAGGATTGCTCCATTTCACCATGGTCCATGTTACCGAATATGTCATGCAAAGGCTCACCCCGGTCAAACAAACCTCCCGTTGGTGATTCAAAACCATGTGTGCGGGGGCTGTTGAAGTGCTTAGGTTGGTAGAACCACTTGTCGCTGTGTAGACAGGGATGGTCAAGATTATTTGCATTTATCGCGTGCATACGCATCTGAGCCCTCATCATTGCATGCTCCATGTGCTCTTGCACATCCATGTGGTTCCCTGAGAGTGCATTGTGCTTCCAATCTACAGCCCCAAAGTCCTTTGAGAGCATATCACCAACCTTCTTCTGAGCATCGGCTTTCATCTTGTAGAATGCTTGGTGGAAATACGAGCCTATACCTAACTTCTCTTCGTCCAGATTCTTGGTAGCCCTGTCAATGAACGACTTTTGGCCTCCAGTGTACTCTTTGTCCTTGAGAACTCCCCAAGCATCCTCTAGAGCCATGTCACGCGGGAGGGGTATTACGATTTGACACTTGCTATGGAGCAATATAAAAAAATTTCCAGAAAAAATTTCTCTAGTTCGCATGCTGGTAGAAGGGCAACTTCGGGGTGCAACACGCCGTTTCTCCGGCTAACAGTGGCATCATTTGGTCAGGACGGTGTGGAAACTGCACCGCCGTAGTCGCTCGGTTCCCGACCATATGGTCATAAGTCTTATGGTCATGCTCGATTGGCCACTACACCCTGCCTCTATTGATATACATGAGTCAGCAATTAGCGGCCCAGAACAAAGAGGCATTAGCCGACACACAGCGTCAGTCCATAAATGGACTTACGCAGAGTGTATTGATGGATGACAAACTTGTCATCC